TTAGCAATACATTCTCAGATGAATTAGTTTTAGGTAAAAACAAAAACCCTGGCATTTCTAGGTTATAGATATTTTTAGTAAGATATAATAAAAGCGCATTTCTAAATTCTGGTAGGACTGCTTCAAAATAAGTTGACTCTTGGTTAAAGCTATTTACCGGAGTTAAAGGGTAGTTAGATGTAGAAATGGTTGAAATTATTTTTGAATTCATTTCTCCCAATGTTTTTTCTGTTGCCCCACTAGGATCTACAATAAAGTTTTCATCGATAAGTTTAGTAAATTCTTTTTCGTCAATAATATTATTATTCTCAAGCATAGTTATAACAGAGTTAACTATAGAATAATGTCTTGTGTCATCTTTTGATTCATCACCTAAAACTACATAGTTATGTAATATACCACCTGCTCCCTGTTCTACGAGGCTAAGTGTATCTTCTAATGCAGATCCAGAATAGCTTTTTAGTGCAGAAGATATTGCCGCAAAGTTATTTAAAGGAGCATTCGTCTGCCCTTGAGAATATACGAATGGCAAGCTTTCGTTAAACGACTGCCTTGTTAATATGGACTCAAGGTCTGCCAATATAAGTTTATCTGAATATAAAGAAGAATAAAGAAAATATGGACAACCAGTAGTAGTAGTCATTTTACTTAAAACTGTCAAACATGCCTGCATAGGAGAAAGGTATGGCACTACGTATTTAAAAGCAGATTGATGTGAAGGTTTACTAAAGTTAGTATCCAATTCTATTCCAAGATTATCTTGTAGAATAGACTGGATTATTTGCTCACCTGTACCGGTATATCCTTTGCTTATCTTTTGAACTTTATCATAATAACCTATGTCTTCAATTAAATCGAACACGAAAACGTTAGTAAAGTCGTTATAAGTTTCAGCAGAAGCAATAGATCTAATAATAAATGTCTTTGTTATATTTTTAATATACGATGCTGGATATCCAAATTCAATAACTATTTTTTCTGAGCCTTTAATGCCAGGAAAATCAAGCAAGCCGAAGTCATCAACAAGTACTAATTTACCTGTGAGGTACGGCATTGAGATGTGCTCAAACATACTAAGTTCGACTGACGTTTGAATAATATCAATCTCATCAGTAACAGTGCCTGAATTTATTTTAAAATTATAGCCAGGTATTTTTAACGAGAGCTTTGTTAAATCAAAGGTTTCTGGCGTAAAGTTGGTGTTTGGATTCATTGAACAAGAAGCCTCTGGTATTCGTCTTGAATTCGCCTTGCAACCTCTGGCGTAAATATTTTAATTTGTGACAGATTATCATTGTTTTCTATAAAGAGTTGTTGTATAGTTTTACCAGTATATCCAAGATTATTTAAAGTAAAGGGGAGATTATCTACGCCTCCATCAATTTGCCTTGGAAGATCTACTATATTACCATTAGCGTCTTCATAATGATGCACGCTTTCATACTGCGCAAATGATTGTTGAGCCACAATCCCAAAACTATCCGGATCTGCGGCGGGAGAACCTGTCCAAAGTCCTATGTCTTTTTCGCCCTTTTGAGACCAAAGTTCTTGAGAGCCTCCTGGCAATCCGTAGCTAGATAGAGTGACAATACCAGTGGCTCTAACTCCTCGTGCTAATTCAGGAGCAGAGAAAGTTATAGTAGGAGCAGATTTATAATCATCTCCGCCATCAATAACTGCTACGCCTGACACTTCTCCATCTTCATTTAACTCTGGCACCGCTACAGCTCCACCGCCGCCTCCACCCGAAAATGAAATAGTAGGAATATCTGTATAACCAGATCCTCCATTAGTAATAGCTATAGAAGCAACTTCAACAATAGGCTTAACAATAAGATGCCCAAGGTCTAAGTCCTTTTTAATAATTTTACCCTTGAAAGGTGGATTATCAAATGTCCCATCAATATCTTTTTTTGCAATAAGATCATTAACAAAAAACTCTGACTGAAGATTCGAATTTGTTTTAATTGTAGTATTAGGATAATATAACTTAAGATAATCATATACTTCAGATGGAGTAAACGGCCAACCTTGCGTTCTTAATTTTTCATTTAATAAATAGAACTGCCAATAATAATCGGTAGTTCCATATAAGTTTTGAGATAATACATCGGGTCTCTCGCCGTTCGGAATAACTATTTCGGTATATACCCCTATTTGATCAGACAGTTGATCTATAATATCAATATAAGTCGTTAAATTTTGAAACGCTGCTTGCGAATTCTCGTTACCGAAATTATAAGCAACAAGTGGAAAGTTCGTAAAAAAAGTCATTATCCAGCTCCTGCACCTGTTAAGTAATCATTATAATCGTGACCATCATTTTCAACATCGTTTCTATTAAGAGTTCTTTCTTCAACAAAATTTAGACTAATATCTACTTCTTGAGGATTTCCATCTGTATGAAATGCCATTGCATTAGGGTTATAAACTGCATCAAAGCCTTGAAGAAAACATGGCAACAAACCAGTTGCTACTTGCTTAGTTTCTCCTGGTATCCCAGCATTTAAAAAGTTTCCATATTCCATTGTTATATTAAATTTAGATGGATATTTTAAAGTAAGACTTGTTCCTTGAGCCTGGCTTATCGGCACGCCTATGTCTGGGTACATTGCAACTCTAAACCATTTTATCATTTTTTTAATAACTTCTGACTCTTTTGCTGAAGTAGGAATTAATTTAAATTGAAACCTAAACGTTCTAAGCCCCACACCGTTTAAAATATTTCTATTATTTGGATTGATGGTCACTCCAGTAGAAGTAGCAATCGCCCCTGCTATTTGAGGCGCACCAAATCTTTTAGCTGTTCTTTGCACCGCCGCGGCAGCGCCGGCGTCACCTAGATCACCAAATGCCGCTGCTGCAATATCACTCATGATACTTTTAAGAGCTTCTCCACCTAAAGCAACGGCACCAGTCCCGGCAGCAACACCTTGCATAGCAGTAGCACCAATTGCACCTAATTCTAAAGAACCGTACTGAATATTATCCTGAACTTGAATTGATTGCGGTAGATAGAGAATAGCCTCACCTTTATTAATAGTTTTATTGGATTTTCCTTTTACGGTTTGATGTTCACTTCCAGTAAGACCAGATGTTAATATATCTTGTATAGAATTAAATTCATCTGCTGCAGCAATTCCCGCAATAGGAGCCGCGTCTACTCCTAAGGAAGCTAGGCCCTGATTAGCAAGACTCGACAAACTCTGATAGTCTTCATCAAAGGCTTCGAACCGAATAAAACCTCTATAATCATCTTTATTTTCTAGAGGAAAAACAAATTGTGGACTATATGTATTGATAGTAAATGGATATGGATCATTGGGCATATTTGCAAGCCTATAAATAGAATTTTATGAGATTATTTATATGGCTTATTCAGGTAAATACATAGTAAAACATAGAACTAAATATAAGGGTGATCCAGACAAGGTAACCTTTAGATCCATGTGGGAAAGATATTGTTTTGTATGGTGCGATAATAATCCTAACATAAAAAATTGGTCTTCAGAAGAAGTAGTTGTACCATATTTATGGGAAGTAGATAAAAAATACCATCGCTATTTTACTGATTTAAAAATAACCTTTAAAGACAATAGGACTATACTTGTAGAAATAAAGCCAGATAAAGAAACGAAACCACCTAAGCGGCCTGATAAATCAAAACGCTATATAGGTGAGGCAATGACTTACGTTAAAAATATGAACAAGTGGAAAGCAGCAAATGAGTATGCCAAAGATCGTGGATGGGAATTCCAAATATGGACTGAAAAGACTCTTACTGAAATGGGTATCATGCCTTCGCAGAGTAAAAAAGGTGCGTTGAAGCCCCTTAGGCCGATAAAGCCTATCAGTAGAAAAAAAGTCTTAAAAAAGAGATAAATAAGCTACATGAGCAACTTATTTCAAAAAATAGAACAAGACGCCTTTAGGGCAGGTATTACGCCACGCACAAGTCAGTCGCGTGACTGGTTTCGTCGTAAGGTACAAGGTATCAGACGAATCAATAGAAATCAATTAATGAAAGATGAGCAACTATCTCTCGGCAGCAGACGTCTTATTGGATCAATGCAGATGTTTTTCTATGATCCTAAGCATAAAGATAAACTCCCGTTCTATGATAGCTTTCCGCTTACTATTGTATTAAGCCCTGCACCAAAAGGATTTATGGGACTTAATTTGCATTATATACCACCTACGCTGAGAGCAAAGTTTTTAGACTCTTTATTGGATATTACAAATAATAATAAGTATGACGAGACAACTAAATTTAACGTTACATATAATACATTAAAGAGAGCATCTAAGTTTAAATATTTTAAGCCGTGTATCAAACATTATCTTGCGGGAAACGTGAGAAGTAGATTTGCTGAAGTACACGCGCCCGAGTGGGAGATCGCAGCGTTTCTTCCAACCGCTGATTGGCAAAAAACAAGTGCTGCAGCTGTTTATTCTTCTTCAAGGAAAATGATCTAATGATAGATAAATTTAAAGGGCTTATATCTAAAAGAGATGGCATGGCTAGGTCAAGTGTATTCCAGGTCATACTTCCTTCTATCAACGGAGTAAGAGGAGAAGAAGTAAACCTCTTATGCAAAGATGTACAGTTACCAGGCAGACAGATACTAACTAGTGAGCGCCGGATCGGCATGCAAGTTGAGAAAGTTCCGTACGGGTATGCAATAACAGATACAAGTATGACATTCCACGTGATGAATGACTATGGTATTAGAAAGTATTTTGAGACATGGCAAAACTTGGCAGTTAATCAAGAAACAAAGGAAGTAGGATACCAAAGAGGGAAAGAGGGTTATGCCAAACCTGTTCTAATTAAGCAACTTAAAAAGGGATTTGGTCTTCCAGTGTATTCTACACCACTTGGGCTACCAAAACTGCCGGCAGAAATTCAAAGCCGATTGCCTAAAATCGGACCATTTGATTTTGCACAAGGTGAACTTGATTTAGATTTTGTTACAAAAGATCAAGTCGTTTATAGTTGCAGACTCATAGATGCTTTCCCGACATCAATGAATGCTATACAATTAAATAACGAGTTAGACGGTTTAGTTGAGCTTAACGTTCAGTTATCTTATACTAACTGGGAACCAGTAGAATTTGGCGTTCAAAATGCCACTGAGAAATTTATTAAAACACAAATAGGGACCGCACTTAGCAGAGCATTTTCGTAAAGGATGAAATGAATGGCACTACCCAAATTAAATGATGTACCAAAGTATGAAATCACTATTCCATCAACAGACAAAAAGGTATATTTTAGACCGTTTTTAGTTAAAGAACAAAAGGTTCTGCTAATAGCATTAGAGTCTCAAGATGAAAAACAGATATTACAGGCAGTAGTAGATACTATTAAGGCCTGTATATATGAAGATATTGAAATCGATAAGTTAGCAATATTTGATCTTGAATATATTTTTCTACAAATCAGGGGAAAAAGTGTAGGTGAGAGCGCTGATCTTATAATGAAGTGCAGAGAATGCGACCACGAAAATAAAGTTAAAGTAGATCTAGAAGATATAAAAATTAAAAAGGGACCTGACAAAAAATTTGTTCTTAATGACCAGTTTACTATAGAAATGAAATATCCATCCTATGAGATTATTTTAAGAGAAGATATGAATACAGATTCGGCTGTAGAAAATATTTACAATACTGTTTTGTTATGCATGAGTTGTCTCTATACGGAAGATGATATTATTAGGTTTGAGGAATATACTGATGAAGATAAAAAGGAATTTATGGAAAGTCTTACGTCTGAACAATTTGATAAAATTGTAACATTTGTTAGTAATCTTCCTGCAATAACATATGATTTAGAGTATGACTGTGAATCGTGCGAACATAGTAATAAAGAAATATTAAGAGGAATACAAGATTTTTTATCCTAGGCCTCTCTCATGATAGTTTAATAAACTATTTCAGGGTAAACTATCAGTTAATACAAAATCATAAGTATTCATTAACTGACGTAGACCAAATGATACCGTGGGAGAGGGAGATTTATGTTAGTATGCTTATTGATGATATTAAAAAAATGAATGAAGAAAACCAAAGACAAAATATGCAGAGGTAACTATGGCAAATTTAAAAGCAGTAGTAGAACAATTAAAAGAGCAAAACGGTGTTCTCACTAGTGTAAATGAGAACATTTCTGCTATGCTTAAAGGCCAGATTCAAGAATCTTTGGATAACCAAAGAAAAGCCGGCGATGAAGAAGAAGAAAAAAGAGAAGCTCGCAAAAGTAGGATTAAAGATAGGGATAAGCCAACTCCAAAATCGTTTAGCGGAGGGTTTGTTGCAGGAGCTGGATTAGGAGGCTTATTAGACGGGTTTAAAAATGCGCTGGGCGGTACCGCCGGCGGCTTGGGCATAGGGGCTTTACTGGGCATGGGAGCAGGGAGATTGTTTATGCCTGCTTTAGGCGCTTTACTCGGAGTTAAATATCTAGATAAATGGGTTGATCCCATTATTGATAAGATCACTGGTGATGATGCAACTTGGTCAATGTTTGGCAAGCAAATAGATGCATCTAAAATTGTATCAGGATTTGCTGGAGGTCTGGCTCTTATTTTCGGCCCTAAGTTAATTAGTACAGCTGTTAGTAGTTTACTGTCAGGAGGGGGAAGAGGTCCTAACAGTAATGGCCCAGGATTAAGAAAAACATTTTTAAGTAGATTAGGAATCGGAGGCATAGCTATAGCTGTAGCAGATTCTGTAGGAGACTTTGCAAAAACTTTAACCGGGTCAAAAGATTTTGCTGACACCGTATCTAATGCGATGGCGGCTACAGGGGTAGGGTTTATGGTCGGAGGGCCAGTTGGTGCTCTTGTGGCCGCCGGAGCTTATATAGCTTACGAGTCAGTGTCAGCTATCGCCGCTTGGATGAAAGGCAAAGGCGATAGAATGAAGCAAAAGCAACTTGAAGAATTAGATAAGTTGCAATTAGATGTCGACAGGCTTATTCAAGAAGGTAAAGATGAAGCTGCAGGCGAAGTAGCAAAGTCCATGATTGCAAGTCAACGCTCTTTCATGTCTGGAATATTTCAAGGCCAACTAGCAGCAGATGAAGCATCGTATTTTGCTGATAAATCTAGAACAGCATTTGAAGGCGCGAAGGCTGCAGGAGATACTTCTGCGATGGCCGCCGCGACTGAACTAGAAGCAGATGTATTGGGTAGAAGCGATGTTGGTTATGATGAAGGATTAGATCAATTTCGTAGATTAACTAATCAGCTTATTGAATCAGGAGCAGATGCTACAGCTGCAGCAACTCAAATTGCTGTTTCGGCTTCATCTATAGGAGGAGCCTTTACTGATGCCGCGGAGGCAGCTAATGATTTAGCTGCTAAAAATATTATATTAGAAGGTGAAAGAACTCATCGTATACAACAGGCAGGAAGAAGAATTGGCAGATCTAGATTTGGAGATGCTGAAGCCAGAGTAGGAACCACTCAAGAAGTCTTTTTAAGGGATTTATTAAGAAGAGCTAGTACTGAAGCAAATGCAGAACGGTTAGCTGGCATAGTATCTCCTATGGATAGTCCGTTTGGAGCTGCAGTAACGCTATCAGATGCTGCGGCTATGTTTGCAGCTGAATATAAAAAGATATCTAATGAACAAGCCCTAGAAAATTATTACAAAAATAATCCAGAAGCCGCTGAAAAGTCTGTTCTTAATTTATTCTCAGGCATTTTAAATAATATGGGATTAAGAGCGTATAAAAATAGCCAAGATAGTTCACCAAATCTTATGCCGGCAACGGACAGTAGAGAAACTAATTTTGATATACTTGACTCATTTGGTGCTCTAGCAGCAGCCGGTAAGTCTGCGCCAATTGTTGTAAATGAAGGTGACATTATTACAAATAACAATAATGCTGGAACTAGTATGCCAAAACCTGCTCCTAAGTCTGCAGTTGATGCTGTTGCAACGACTAAGCAAATGATCAGAGGTTTTGCCGGTGCTCATAATAAGTGGATGATGGATTAGGGGCGACGCTAGCCGCCCCCAATATATTAGTCTTCTGCTGCTAGTTTAGCAAAATACGACATGGTGTCATCATCATCCATAGATGAACTTTCTGCCGTAGCTGCAGGTGCTGATGGCATTGCAGGCTCAGGAGCGGCTGTTACCGGAGAACTATAAGACTCTGTAGTATCTAATGATACCTGCTCGCGGACAGTTCGTGGTACAGACTCTCCAAGGACTAGAGCAAGACGTGACTTAAGTTCGTCATATGTCTTATAGCTTTTTGGATCAGTCCATTCAGTCATTTCATGTTGTTTTTCATAAATGACTTCTTTTTTCTCATCGTCTCCGGCAAGTAATTCCGAAGCTGACTTAAACGAAGAAGCATCATAGTTTGGATAACCTTCGACCTTACGAATCTTAAGCGTAAAGTCTGCACCTTCCCACATATCAAATGGATTAACCGGAGCTTCATCAGGAAACTGAGGCTGCATGCTATCCATAATCTTGTCAAAGATTTTCTTGCCGAAGCGATAAAGTTTAACTTGACCTTCGTTCTCTGGATTTGCAGGATCTGAAATAACTAGTACGTTTGCAATATATCGTAAGTTACGTTTGCGCTCACGTACAGTACGTTTGGCTTCGTCAGAGCCATCTTCATTCCACAGCTTACTGTTACTTTCAGCTAATGGATCTGGTTGACCAATAGATGTAAGAGACTTCTCTACATACCATTGACCTGTTGGGCCTTTGAAGAAGTGATCCCAGTACCGAACCCATGGTGTTGGGGCTTCTGCGTCTCCTGGTAGGAAACGGATTACAGCGTAACCATTGCCAGCCTTATCTCGTGTTGGTGTCCAGAAGCGTGGATCTTCTGATTGACGTTGAGATTGTTGACCTGTGTTTTCTTGAGCCTGATTAATCAAGCTATTAAGATCAGTACGATTACGTTTTAGTGCTGCAAAACTCATATATATTTTCCTTGTATGTTACAATATGTTTTAATGTTTATAGTATGAACATTATATATCAATTTACTCAAAAGGTAAACTGTTTTGTCGAGGCAGAAAATTTAAATTCATTGCTTCTGCCTCCAACTTCGTTTTGATGATCGGTGATATAAACTTTTTTACATCCTCCAATTCAACGTTATTATCTTCACACAACCAGATGATTGCGTCCATATAAGATGATCTATGCGACTTAACAGTCTTTTCAATTAACTTTGCGAACTCGCTTTTTGTTAGAAATTTTTCTTTGTCTTGCATAGTCTTCAGCTGCCATTTCGTTTGTATACTCTCCGCCGATATCAGCATAAAATACTCCTGGAGTTCTTTTAACTGTACCATCAGGATAGTATGCCATTACTGTACAGCTATGTTTAATTTTACTTTGCTTCTCGGCACCATACCGAAAATCACGATAGACACCATCAGTCAGATAGCGCTGCAGATTAAATACGTATGTTTCAGTATCATAATACTGTTTACGCATTGCAGAATCTTTACTATCTTTCTGATGTTTTAAGGCTTTCAGCATTTCTTTCTGCTGCTTAAGCCATTCTTTTACTTTCTTTGGGGAAAGCAAATGATCGTCAGGCAAGTTACGAATCGACTCGTCAATTGACATATGCTTAGCCGGTCCTCTAGCTTCTCTTGCCTTTGCCATACGTTCAACTAATACAGCCTTTTGTTCGGGCGTTAATACTCGTTTTTTACGTGGTTTTTTAACAGGCTTTACAGTAGATGTTTTTGCCAATTCTTCACGAATCTGATTGAGTTTAGACTTACGAGCCATGATGATCTCCATTCATAATATAATACTATTCTATCACAGTTTTGCTGTAATGTACATAAAAACTTTTTATTAGAAATCAATCAGTTATAATTTTTTTTCGTCATACTCATATAGTTCATATTCACCATCAACTAATTTAGCTCTTACAAATCGCTTTTTGATTAGCGCCACAATTGTGGCTTCAATAACTTCTTCTGTCTCATGGCGTGACATGTCGCGACCAAATAAAAAACCGACTATAGCTACACCACCAAGAAGAAGCCACTGAATAATAGAAAGTGTAGTAAACATATGGTTTCCTTAATTATGAATGACTATTTATACTATGTGAAAGAGATGACATTTGCAACGCGAAAAGAACGAAAACCGCCCTTTAATGTATCAAATGCTACGATTGTTTCTTCATTAATATCACGAACCTTTTTTTGCGTAATAGGTTCATTCTTCTTAGCGTCAGGCAGAACATCTTCAATTAGCGTGCACATCATATCACGCTCTTCACCATTTACTTTTTTAAAAATGACACGGCAGACACGTTTCTGCAATTCATTAATCATATATTCGCGAGAGCTTGAGTCAATCATTTATAGGGATCCTTTACTTTGTAAGTTAAATCGATATTCGGGTTCTGGTTCTTTTTTAATTCTTTTACGCCAAGTGTGTGCATAAAAGTAGGATCAGCCATTAGTATGTCAATGACCTTTTCCCAATCTTGAATTTTACCTTCTAGATATTGCACACGTCGATCGAGATGTGCAACCTGATAGTCTGACATATTATCTCCTCATCGATGCAGCATCTATCGCTGCTTGTTTGTTATCTTTACGAACTGGCATTAGATTTGATTTATGTGTAACTACAATACCAGCGATTTCATCACCTGTATAGCGACTACGTTCTTTTGCAAGACCATTGCCTGCTATACGATCACTCGTCATACGAGGACCACAATTATAGTCAGGTAAGTCAGGCCTATAACTTGACTTACCTGAAACAAGTTTATCTAGAAACTTTTGATGTTCGGCTTCCGCCTTTAATAATTTATTCGATTTTCGTTTCGCCTTACGGCGTTTCCCTACACCATGGACTTGAACTCCTCTAATCATATGCATAGACATTAAGCTGCCTCCTTATAATGTTGATCGAATGTGCCATAGATACGTAACTTAACATTACGAATATGGTTACATGGTTTACGTGGCGCTTTTTTACAAGAACAACTGAAACCCTCAGGATGCATGGTGACAGTACCTTTGGCATAAATCCATTCAGTACCGACCATCCAATGGTCCTGAGTATCAATGAGACTAGTACTAAAAATCAATCTGTGTACCTCCTATCAACTGCAGATGCATCCCATACATACTTGTGCATTCTAGGATCACCTACTATAACAACATCACTATCACCAACTTCGCTATAGACTCTAGCGTCCATATGTTTGTGATAGTAGGCAGGACCACCGAAGACCCTGCGGGCTGCCTCATAACGAGCCTCACTCATACCAACATAGTGTACAGTTCTCATAATAAACTCCTTTCCTCATACGCCCCTAGTATATCCAATCACTTCCGCACGGCCTTATTGACGTTGCCGCTCTAGTTTGATTGAAACTAATATCTCCACGTTTTCACGACACTGATATTTCACAGGCGAATTATTCTCGCGAGATTGTGTTTTCAGGTGGCCTGCCCTCTGCACGGACGTATGAGGAAAAGAGTCTAAGACTCAATCCCAATCGTTGTCGTAACGAGTTGTTTCAAACATTGTTTCGCCATAGTATTCTTTGGCGTATTTAGATGCATCAGTCCAGTGATACATGTTAGACTCTTTAGGAATGTCAAGATCTTTTTTCTTACGAGAAACAGGCTTGGCGCGAGAGATAACTGATGCAGACTGTTTACGGATCTTAGACATTTTTTTCTTACGCTCAGCGATTTCTTTGATGAGAGCAAGACGATCAGATTGAGTAGTTGCAGTTTTCATAGTATTCTCCATAATTAATAAAACCATTCTACACTATTAAAAACGGTTTGTACACCTTTTTGTTTTGTTTAAAATCAATAACTTATCATTTTTTTTCTAAAATAAATGCACCTTCCGGTGAAGTCCATGCTGACATTAATTTTAGATACATCATATCAGTCAAAGCTATAACTTGAAATCTGTCATCCTTTTCATTCCACTGGCGAATATAAACTACATCGTCATAAAGAAAAACCGAAACGTCATCGTATTTTCCTTTATCGTCTAAGATTGTAATGAGTGTTTCGTCCTCATCAAATTCAACTGTATACATTCCACACCACTGCTATATAGTGAGCATCAAGGTGATCTCGATACTCAATTGCTTTGTAAAGACAATCAAAGATTTTATCGTTAACCTTTATCATCCCCAATCTTTTCTATCTTCTTCGTTATCATAACCATACATGTAGGCTTCGATCTCACCGACAGTCATGTTATCTTTTCCAACACGTTCAGATTGATATGTAGAACCAACATAATAATGAGGATCTTCTGGCCGGCCGTAATAGGCATCTGCACTACCACGATCTTGAGGTGAACCGTGACGAGGAAGTTTATTCCAACCTTTTACAATTACATCTAGATCATACATTATGCTGCCTCCTTATAATCGACAACGGCAGCTAAATCTTTAACTAGCTGTTTACCATATTGAGTAAACAAAATACCTTGTTCCCACACAAAGTGTTCAACATCTTGAATGTGATAGAAGGTTTCAGTACTAGTCATCCACAAAAGAGCGTTGGTACGATTACCGGCACCAAGCTCGATAACATCTTTAAGACGAGCTTCGAACTTTTCGATAGCAACTACTTCAGCCGATTGCTCGGCTTTAGTATTTTCTTCAAGTTGCTCACACAGAGCATCCCAAAGATTTTGCTTTGTTTCATCATCAAACGCTAGAAGGTTTTTCATGAAAATTGCAGAAGGACGGAAGCCATGAACATCTTTATGAAGGTCTGACCAAAGATCATCTGAGTAAGTAAATTCCATTGTGTTTCTCCTTATCATATATACATCCTACACTATTACGAATCGTTTGTACATAAAAAAATGCGGAAAATCAAAACTTTGTTTTCAATGAAATCAACTAGTTAGCATTTTCTCAGAAAACCATTCCGGAACATCACGCTTAGACCATACCATTTTAAACCGATCTTGCTTTGTTTGATAGTATTCTTTATAGGATCTAACAGGATCATCTTTATGAATACACTGTGGTTCATGCTGCATGGCAAGAGCAAATGGAGTATAGAGATTTGACCATGTTGTGCCACTCGGCGGTTTTCGTAATGTTTTTCGAAGCAGAATATCAGTGGCATGAACTTTACCATAGCGATATTTGTACTCATCGCATAAAGCTACGAAGTGTTTGTAATGCCATTCATAGTTAGCATTTGTCTGCATAGTCCATACCGTACACGGGTGCCCGTGGTGTACAGCTTTATATAGGGTATTTTCCAGTGATAATTTAGGATGCACCCAATATTTGACCATGCGCTTGCCTGACTTAGATGGACGTAACTCCATATAACCATCGAGCATCCTGTGCGCTGTGGATAGCATCTGTGCCGATTCTACAATCATTTTGACTACATGCTTGTCGCATTGTAGTACTGCGGCTTCTACGGGGTCTGTTGACAATATAAAAATATTCATAAAATTATTCTACACTATTTTTTTATTATTGTACATATTAAAATGTCTTGCGCAAGCTAAATTAGTTTGCTTATCAGACCAATTAAAAAACTTAGATACCTCAGATAGTATCTTCTTTTTGCTTGGTTCTTTCCCGTTCCACTTTGAAATCTTTTCCCATAGTATCTTGTCTATGTCTATCCAGTTCATTTCTTTCACGTTCTTCTTTGAGTTTCCTCTTGATATATTCATGATATCTCTCCTGCATAATGTCTCTTTCTTATAAATACAAATGAAAAGGAATGGGGGATAATATGGCTAAAGCTAAAATGATGGAAGCAGATTCCATCTACGCACATCTAGACACCGACGGTGATGGAATTATTACTGACGAAGAAATGGCTCGCGCAAAAGAAATTGCAGAGTGGGAACATAAAAAGAAAATGCAAGAGAACGAAGATGCTAAGGAAGACCAAATAAGGTCTATGGCTTGGTTTGCTTTATGGGGCATGCTTCTTTATCCTGTGCTTATTCTACTTACTAGTATATTAGGTGTCGACAGTGCTGCTAAAATAGTAGGTGATATTGCTCCTACATACTTTGTAGCAATTGCCGGTCTTGTAGCTGCGTTCTTTGGAGCCCAAGCCTATTCAAAAGGAAAAGGCCCCAAAGAAGATAAGAAGTAATTACTTTTTCTTTTTATCCATTTTAGCCTGAGCAGCATCAACATCGGCCTGAGAGATTACGCCTTCAGCTATAAGGCGTGCTCTATTCACCATATGAGCTGCTTGGGTTTCTTCTTTACTGCCACCGAAGTATGGCACGCAATGGCCTTCTAATTCCATAATCTCTGTCACGCGTTTCATTTCACCGTGGTAGTCTACTTCAAAATCTCCAAGAATGCGGCCAAACTTACCCTTCATGTCTTCGCCATGCTTATCTTCCGTCGTGATAAGTTTTCCGCCGTGCTTCATAAGCTCCTTTAAACGTGCTTTAGCAGCTTCACCAAATAAGTCTTCAACTTTATCAGACGTACGAGACTCAGGCGTATCAATACCCATTACTCTCACGCGCTCATCTTTTAAGCAAATACCAAAACCTAGATCAATATCCACATCAACGGTATCACCATCAACAACTTTTATTACAGTTACATCGTACTTATTCTGATTCATTTTCATAGTTTAACCTATCTTTATTATTATGATTAAACTATATTTATCAAAAAGGGGGCTTCTGCAGAGCCCCCCTTCCTATCTGCATTTAACGTATGCAGCAACCGTCTGGGTTTCCTGGTACCAGATCGTATACCAACCTAAACACCGCTCGAGCGTTTAACGTGAATAGGGTTTAGTTGAGTACGTTTGCGATATTGCAGGCTTTCCTCATTCGCCTTCCAGCAGTTGGATTCTCTCTTGGAGACTCTCCTGCTGAACTACTTGACGAGCTCTGAATGCAGCATAAGCTACTGCTAGATCTACATGCTGCTCGTCTATTCTATTCATTTCCTCATCGACACGGGCGATATATGCACCAAGAGCTTTGTTGTGGCTATCCACTTTCTTGATGTACTCACCCATACCGTACATAGACAAAAACCAAATTATTGCTACTTCCATTTAGTTTCTCCTTATTGGCGAACACGGAAGGATTCGAACCCTCGACCTAGTGCTTAGAAGGCACTTGCTCTATCCAGCTGAGCTACGTGTCCATTATATTATTCAGTTGGCTTTACGAGCTGCCAACAAACATTACCATCTCCATCTACAAGAGCTAGAGTTCCTTCACCAGGAGGACGACAATTTGGATTAATCATCTCCCACTGATAACCTTCTTGTTGCTGCTGATGAGAAAGAGCAAAGAACTCTTGGTTATCATGAGCAAACAACGCTAAAATTATTACAATCATTTTCTACCTTACCTTTCAAACGGCACTACATATCGTTTGCCGTCAATATAAAATCTTATAGTCGAGTGACTATATACACTTACATTAGAATTCTGATACACGACAACATCACTACATTGTCTTTGAAGTTCATATCCAGTTACCTTAGCACCTTTAGCCGATTCGTTGGCTACGATAGCACCACCAAGAGCACCAATCGCAGCACCACTGTCTTTACCAGATGCAGTACCACCAATAAGACCACCTAAGATTGCGCCAAGTAATACATCACCCCCAGAGGCTTGACCGCCTTGCTGATAAATAGGAACTTGCACATCTTGGCATCGCCGTTCAGATACAGGAACGGATTGCGTTACAGTTTTTTTATGGTCAAAGACTTTAATATTAGTTACTTCTGCAGAAACAGAAGTAGCAGCTAAAACCGCTGCAGCAGTAATTAAATATTTCATCTATTATATTCCTCATTAAGAGATGTTACAAGTTCAATTGCCACATCTACGTCAGTTGAATTAAGAGCAGGTAAATCGCCCGCATACAGTTGAACAGTAAGACATTCATGAATATCTTCGGCAGTGATATGCTGCTTATCATACAACGAAGCAAATATTTGCATAGCTATCTCAGATGGTCTCATCTGCAATCTCCATTCCAGTAAATCCTTCTTGAGTCCAGCCACGATGCCTAGCATGTGCATCAACGATATGCGTATATTGTGACATAGGCCACATACCTTCTTTTTGAGCCCATTGCTTCATGTCTCTTTGAACCATGCAAGACTGATCACCTTGAACAGGTGAGGCTTCAAGGCGATTGATTTCTTCTTCGGCAATATCAAAGCCATTACGAGTTGATTGAATCATTACACTGCCCTCTTAGCTGCAAGAAATTGATCTGCCATATCGTCAAAGAACGAATTAAAGTTTTCACCTAATTTTTCTATCCAGCCATCCAAAGCTAAATCAGACTCAACATAGTTCCATATAACCGTTCCGTCTTCAGTCTGGTTAACATAGTTATTACATGCTTTTTCAAAGGCGGTTACAAATTCAGAATCAAACATTATAAGATAGCTCCTATTGCAAAGAAAAGACCGGCAATGGTCATGCCATTAAGAAGTGTATTGAGGCTAAACATTAAGCCGCCTCACATACGTTGTTCATGATACGGTTAAAAAGCTTTTTAGCTCCATCGTCATCAGCGAAACCTTCATCAGATGCAAAATCCATATCTGAAGAAAAATAACAATCAGAAGCAATACCGTAACGCTCTACCAAATATACACCATCAGCAGTATCATCTGCACGACGTTCGATTTCACCTTCAGCGGTTTGAATACGAAAGCTAAGACCAGCGTTACAAGCATTTACAAAGTTGATTCCGAATTTTGACATTGTTTTTCTCCATTTGATATAACCATACTACACTATTCCAAATCATTTGTACACAGTTAATTTAGCTTTTTTCAAACTTTGTTTCGTTTGTTTTCAATAACTTATCCGTGCTCAAAACGGGCATATGAAAGTGGTACAATCTCTTTTTTATTTTTTTCCTTTTTAGTGTTGGAGTTATCGCTTTTAATCCATCCAGTCAAGCTTGCTGCTTCAATGCCATCACAAGGATCGTCGCTATCTGCCATCTTTACCTCTTAAATCCGCTAATGCATATTTAACCCGGCTGGGATACTCTCCTAAAAAAGTGCCTGCTTCTAACATATCTTTACTTATAAGCTCTTTATGCATATGTTCTACTTTATCCCAATCTTTTAGCATTTTATTTGCCAGTCTGTCAAAATAGCTATCTGATAATATAGGACGATCTTGTTCATAATATGCATATGCAGCCATAAGGTACCATGGTACTGTCATATTAATATTATCGTCAATTAGATCTCCACAATGTTTATCAAATATTTCATTCTTTTTACGTGCGGCCATAGTAAGCCTCCGTTAGTTGTTTCTCCTTCGCAAGCGCTTCAATTTCATGTGGTCTTTCATCATATGGCAAATCATAGTACATCTCTTCTTTATGAAGATATTGTTTGACATGAACGAGTTCATGTAAAAGTGTTGCTACGATTTCATTTTGGGGAAGGGTTGTATCAAAGCGAATCGTAAAGTCACGATCATCTTCATACATGCAGTCGCCATATACTCCTCTATTGCGCATTGCAATAATATTTATATAAACGTGCTTATGACGAGGAAATAATTTTTTTCGACCGAACTCTAGTACGTCACAGATTAGATCCTGAAATTTTACGGATTTTATATTTTGGAATTCAACTATCATCATAGGCATAATTCTACACTACCTAACAATATTTGTACACCATTATTTTGTTACAATCTCAACATTTTCGCCTTTAGGAAATTTAAGTTTATCATGATTGTGGTGAAGTACAAATTGCGTGTCCTTAAATTCTTCAAAGATTTTTTGCCAAATAGGCCTCCAGTTATCATTGAGCCGCACGTTATTTGTAGTGCCGCGGTCTGATCCAAGATAAAAGTCCGTACAGCTTCTTAGATTCATATCAAATAACGAATCGAACCCATATAGATGTATCTCTTTTGCCTGTAGTCTGTTTGCCGTGTAATGCGCTGCGAAATGCCCGCAATTAAGATTAGTGTAATTACCTGCATATTTTGGTAATACGGTATAAAACTCTTTTATGTGATGCCCAAACCTCATACGAAAATTATCTTTATTTTTGTCATACCAAATCTTAGGTCTAAACCCAAGCACCCAATCGCCAGGTACGGTAACAGAACCGTCAGTGATAGCCATGCACATTTTAAAATCTACTATGCAAGTTGTATAGCAGTTTTCCTACCGTAAATGGAGGAAGATTGCACGTAATTTTAAGGCCCTTGGCTGGTTTGTACATAGGAGCATTATCACCGTTACCAATAATATGAGCAACTCTAGTCATCTAATTGTCTCTCTAATTATTTTTTTAATTTCTTCATTACCCTTAGCGCCTGTCCAGTGCATAACTTTTATTTTGTCTGGAGTAGTGCCATCTAAAACATCTAATCTTAATACATTAAACGCTCTAGGTAGGTCTTTTATATATCTCATTCTATTAAGAGCTTGTCCAACTATAGTGTGAAGTACTTCCTGATCTCCTACTATAGGCTTATATGCTACTTCTGTTGCCCATTTGCCTAAAATTGATGGCGTACCTTGAAAAGCTATTACTCCGGAGTTATGCCAGGTTTCACCACGCCTTTTAGACCACGGAATATCTTCTACCATGCATAGCTTTTCTGGTTCAGTAAAGTTAAATATATTTTCAATGTTTTCTTGAACGTGGCAGTCAGTATCCAACCAACAAACCTTGTTAGCTGCTAAAGCTGCTTTCATCATAGCAGATGGTTTTTTAAACCACCCTCGATCATTACTATTAAGATGCACACTTAATTCCGGATATGGATTATTTTTCATGCCGAAATCATATATCATTAACTCAGCATTTGGATTATGCATTTTAAAATTATTTACAAACCATGGCAATTGCCATTCAGTGATGTGATCACACCCTGTAATAAAAAGATTAGACGATTTTGTAGCTACCATTATAATTATGCTTTGCTAGGCATCCCTCTGTTTTTTGTATAGTTGTAAATGTATCCCTTGCTTCTACAGGCCAAGGATAATACTCTTCTAGCCACGGAAATACGTCAAGATGTAAAAACACATCTGTTGGCTTTGCTTTTCGCTTAGATTCATCAATAAGTCGCTGTGCACCCCACGGGCTCACACGGTAGGCGTGGGCACCAGGGAAATATCTTTTAGATACTAATTTATTTTTACCGAGGAGAGGTGGAACATTAAATCTGCCATAAGAAGGCTTTCCAAAATTTATGCACCCATTAAAAGGCATATTAGGGATATAATCAACCAATACTGCATCATGCTCAAATATAGTAACTTCTTCTTTTATTTCTGTACAATGCTTCCATAACGACCAATGCGAGTGAAAAGCAGCCATGCAGTTATCTAAACGCGAATATTTTTCTTTAAATCCTTCTGGTTCAATACCTGCATCAAAAAGAAATCCATATAGAAGTTCATTAGGAGTTGTAGCTTCCCAATTTTGTATTTCAAAGCCATATCTTTTTCCAGATGTAATACACCGTGCCGCCGCCTCAACAGACTTTGGCATTTGGGACATAGTAATAACATAATTTTTCATTGAGTCGTGGTACTCTTTAAATTTTGAATAGTAGTATAGAATTTACGGGTGACATATAAGTCAGGAAATAATTGTCTGCACATTATGGCATCGTTTGGCCAAAGGCCAAATTCCTCTACAAGCTTAAGCATTCTAATTGCGCCGCTTGGTTTAATTATATATGCACTATTTCCAGCTAACCCCTGTGGAACATTTTCATTATCTACCTTAGGAGCTAATTGAAACATGTTTTGGCTGTCAATTACTTTCTGATAAAACACTCTAGCCTTACGTGTACAGCCAAGTGGATTATTAATTCCAATAATATTTCCTTTACATTCACTCGGATTAATATTTAGTTTATAAGTAAAACAGGCATCGTGTTCTAATATTAATATTGTTTCGTTGCTTGTGGCGGCTTCAAGCCACAGTGAATAGTGGCTCAGCGCGGCTGCAACCCTAGCCTTAGGTCTTGCCGTTACATACGCGCGTTTAATTAAGCCTGACGCAAAATCAGTAACTTCTCCGGTCCATGGATAATTCCATTGTAACTTAAATTTTGAAAGAAGTACATCAGTATTTTCAGGTACTATAGCATTGAATCGATTTATTTCAAAATCGTTCTTGACCCTAAAAGAACTAGTCACCAGGTTTTTATACCCGTGCTCAGATATATCGTGGTCTCTAATTACTATAGCATAGGCTTTCATGATACTCTTTCTAGTAAAGTATATCCTTCTGCGACTTCATTACGTTCAATGACTTTAAACGGATACTGATCACAAAACCTAACTAAAGTTTCATACAAAGAACTATTCTGACGACCATTAATAATACTAGTGTCGTGTGCCAAAATATATTTTTTAATATTAACTTGATGTGTCATAAGTTCTCTTGACATGTGTTGAGGATGATGATAGCTATCAATTAAAAGAAAATCCACAGGGCCACCAGAAGATTTTAGATGTGTAGAATCTTGTTCAATTTCTTTTAAAATGATTTTATGTTTCAAGCAAAACTCTTCTGCAATAGGCTGTAAGAATTTTCTATATCTTGACATATCGTTATCGACTAATACGATTTTCTTTGGTTTAGTAAGTAGGGCCGCAGAAGCCGTACCACCTTGGTGTGTACCTAGCTCCATATAAGAATCGCACTCTTTCATTCTTTCTTTAATAACCTCATGGTGATCACAATAATGTTCGCCATGTGCTTCTGTCTGCTGTCTTACAATTTCCTTATGAAACTGCTTTAGAGTTTTTACGTGCCCTAGTTCAGAATTTATCATTTTATACCTCGTATTTTATAGCGTCAATGCACATATCTTCTAATGATTTATTTTGTTTAAAATATTTAGATTTGGTAGGAACAGTTGATATGGCAATATCACCGGCTCTGCGAGGCCCTTCAACTACTTCAAAATTAACTCTCGAAACATTGGCCATTGCATCTACAACTTCTTTTACTGAATGCCCTTCAGGAGAACCTAAACAATCGATTTCATTTGTAGGTTCGTTCTCGGTTATTCTCATTAAGGAATCGACTATATCTTTGACATGCGTATAGTTTCTGACACACGTACCGTCTCTTGTTTCAAAGTCAGTTCCATGAATATACAGCTTATCAAATTTACCATTAACTACAGCAGCTGCTCTTCTAATGAGATGGCTATATTCATCATCATATTTTGCCATACCATCATTGCCACTTACATTATAGAATCTCACAATACTGCATTTGGGTTTAAATTGTTTTGCTATTAATTCACCTGCGTGTTTTGATCCTGCATATGGATTACTTTGTGGTTCGAAAGCACTGCCAGTTGAACAATAAACAAAATGATCGCATGCTGCAGCATCGATTACATTCTTAGTTCCGATGACATTAGTCATATAATAGTTATAAGGATCTTTTACTGAATTAGGAACTTTTGTTTGCGCAGCAATATGAATTACTTTATCATATGTATCATTATTATTCAGCAGTTTATTTCGAATATCCCAAGGATAAAATTTGTGACAGTACTTAAAAATATCATTCTGTTTAGTATTAAAATCTGCAGCTGAAATTGTATGTCCAGCCTCTGCAGCGGTTTTTACAAAATGAGCACCTATATAACCCGTGGCGCCTGTCACAAATAATCTCATAGTTTATCCTTCATTAGGCCAGTTTTTATTTACTGGCAAATTCCATTCATTAACAGGACTATTAGTAATCTGCCATAGAGCTTCTTCTGGCCAGTCATCGGCTGTGCGGAACATAATATGTACTAGCTTTGCATTATCTGGCCTGTTATCACCAATTTTGGCCACAGGATGAGACCCTACTTTGTGCATATAACAATTCCATTCGTTAGGCATACGCATTAACTTAAAATTAGGAAGATGAATAAAGGCTGAAAAGTAATCTTGAAAGAGCCTATAGAACCTAGGAAATTGACCCATTTTATCTACGTAGTCTTGAAATGACGGCCAATCCTTTTTCATCTTTTGCAATCCAGCTTTTGATATTACTACTACGCCAGTATTAAATACTTCTGGTCTACCTTCTTTATCATAAGAATATTTTATGCCCCAAGTGTCTTCGCAGGTTCTAGCCCATACTTTATCTACTGCGCTTGTAATTCCACCAGAATTATAAATTGTTCTAAAGAAAGGTTGCTTAGGTTCAGTGCAAATACCCGCGTCTTCGCCATTAAGCATAAACAAATTATCTGATAATCCTTCTACAGGAAACACATCAATATCTATTAATGCCACATTATCATACTGATCAAATTCAGCGCTCACTAATGGATTAGCAGGTTCATAATATATTGGTACATTTACTACTTTACTGGCGATAGTAACATTATGGTCAAACTTATATGCAGCTCCAATTTTATCTGCATATGCTTTCATTAGTTTAGTACTAGCTAATACCCCAGGTTTTAAAGGTCCTTGCCAATATTGGTAAATCATGTTTTTCATTTTTTATCCTTAAATCGTTTTGCTATAGCCAATGAAGAATTTATAGCTTGATGCATATCTAAGTATGCATATAATCCACAGCGACCTATAAATGTCATATTCTTAGATTGAAGTTTTTTATATTTTTCGTAAATCTTTTTATTTTTATTATCAGCATCTTTTACTGGATAATATCTTTCTAAATTATTTTCAAGATAATCACATGGCTCTTCAAACGTAAGCGTTGTCATATACTTATTGTCACCATGACATGGTATATTTTTCCATTCTGTAACTCTGGTCTTAGGTCCGTGATGAGTAAAATTGACAACTGCAGTTGGTAATGCTTTTGGTATAGGTAGACTTATTGTCTCAAATTTAATAGAACGATAAGGTAGCTTTCCATATTTAAATTCATAATACTCATCTATGGGCATAGAGTTAAACACATGATCATATTCTTTCTCTAATGATTTATTAAAATGCACTTTAAGATCAACTGTGATATTATGGTGATAAAGAATATTCTTAACCATTTCTGTATAGCCAAGCCGAGGCATATACTGTATTTTATCATCTGGAAAGTATAATTCGTTGTCGTCATCTCTTATAGGTACACGATTAATAATATTCGGATTAAGTTTATCTAACTCTACTCCCCACATCTTTTTAGTATAAGGTCTGAAGAATACATCTAAGACGTTTTCTTCACCTACTATATCTTTTGTTTCTTTATTAACAGGCAACGTTACGTATTGGCCGTCTGCTAATTGGGCCTTTACTTTGTGTCTATATTCAACCCAATCGGTAAATCTAGACAGCCATTCAAAAACTGTTTTATTATTAGTATGAAATAGGTGTGGACCGTACTTATGAACTCTTATACCGTGTTCGTTATTGTAATCATAAGGCGTTGCCGGCAACGTGATCACGGCGGTCAATTACGTGAACACTGTGGCCGCTATCAGCCAGTTCTCTAGCTATAGTAACTCCAGATAATCCAGCACCTACCACTAATATTTTCATAATATACCTTTGTCAACCAGTGCCTGATAATTTTCTATTTTCTCGCGTTTTGGCCCCTGGGGCGTAATCTTAGTTCTTACATGAATAAACCCTGCGGTTTGAGGGCTAGGAAGGAAACTGCACTGACACCATCTTCTGTGAAGATAAGGTTTCTTTGGAGTAAAGCCAGACTTAACGGCTAAAGTGTGAATGATGCCTTCATCTTCATAATTATAAAGTTTATTATATGGATGCATCCAAGCTTCATTGCCGCCTAATTCAGATCTAAGCTTAACTCTCATATCCTTTGAAAATTTGTAAATAGCTCCACCCCAATAAGGATATAAAAGACTAGCGTACATGGGATATGAAGCAGCCAGTCTATGGTGTAGCCTATGCTGCACCTCTTCATATAGGCCAATACCAGATTCTTCAAATATATTAGTAGTCATATTCTTCGGGGCAAACATATCAATGTCAAGCATTAGCACATCATCATAGTCATCAAACTCTTCATGAAGCATATGAACTTTTTGACAAGGTGATGTAAGATGCTTTCGAAAAGGTTTACCTGTGATTAGTTTATAATCTGCATTTACTAGCTTAGCATATTCCTGAATATTAGCCATAGACAGTTTATCGAGCTCTCTTAACTCACCGTCAAAATGCTGTAGAATAATATTTACCATGGTTTTGAAGCTTCTACTACTGCAGAATGAAATGCTCTAACTGTACCAGGCGTGTCGATATTATTAAATGGAGCTAATCCACTTTTTTGATATAGACATTCCTTAACGTTAATGTATCCTAGTTCTTTTAAAGATTCAATAAGTTCGGTCTTACGCCAAATGTGTTTATGTTCACCATTTTGCCACATAATACCTTCTGCGCACTGATCTTGTATGCGCATGCTCCGTGTATTTTTAGGTGCAAAGTTATGTTTGACAACATAGAAGTTATAATAGTGTTGAACCCAAGAATGATTTTCTAAACTATTTTCTTGTCTTAGCCATTCTACAAATTCCATAGGTGGCCAGATAGATCTAATAATTCCACCTGGTTTCATTATACGAAACATTTCTTTGAAGTAATTTATGCCTTCTTCTTTTGTGAGATGTTCAATAAAGTGTTCGCTATAAACGCCATTATACGTATTATCTGAAATACCTCTCATAGGCAGATCTGTTAGATCATATTTTTCTACACCATTAGCAGGATCTGCAACGTCTCTAACTGCATCCCAATTTAAATCACGTTTACGACTAGCAGCAATTTCTAAAAATCTCATACTATATCCCTACTAATTTTGCTAGTTCTTCAATGTTCTCGCCTTCCATAGGCAGAACAGTTTTATGAAAGAAGTGAATAAAGTGCGCTTCATGGAGTTTATCGTTAGGAACAGCATTATACAGTCCGTTCCATTTCCAATCTAAATTCTTGGTACGCATTTTTTCTTCTTTAATCCATGTATTAAGAAGAGTCTGGTCTGTTGACCATTTCCATGCGCCGATTCCATCGATGAACGGCTTAAATCGTGGTCGTCTTAAAAACTGTGCAGGTGTTTCTCCGTTTAGATATTTACCCATAGATTTATTCATGAGCATCATTCCCATATTGTAGAATTCAGCACCTTTGTTATTCCATTTCCAATCTACGTTTTTAATATTACCATACTGCATACGAGAATAATTAGTTATTTTAGAAACATAACGATCATTAAGAGGCATTTCTCTTTCAACAACGCCGGCAAAATCATAGTCATTATTAATTTCATTAAAAATATCAGGCGCTGAATCCCTAATAAAAATATCGCCATCAATTAATGCTATTTTGTCATACGATTTAAAATATGCAAATGCGTTTTCTTTCTCATAAATGGGAAGAAAGCCGCCATATTTCATATATGATTCATTTGATCTATTTGTTTGAAAAACATCTGGCTTAATCATGAGTATAGGTTGCCGCTGCACAATATAATCAGCGCCAATTCTATCAGCATATTTTTTTACTGAAGCAGTACAAAAATCATATAATTTTTTACGTTTGCCGGTATACACCTGGTAAATTAGTTTTTTCATTTTCATAACTCTCTAAAATCTTTTTAGCTAGATCCATAGCTTCATCAAATCGTTTTCTAAATCGATTCTTTTTAGCACTATGATTCACAAAATAATATAAACTATCTATATCACCAGTATATGTGGGTAAATCATAGGTCTTCCTAAAACCTACTATTTCTTCATACTGGTATCGATTGGAAAGAAGTTCAGCCAACGATGTATTCATATAGATCACTCCAGCTAGCCATTAAAGGGAATTTACTATTTGTCATATTATGACCGTGTTCAATCAAAACACTTTCTAAACCAAGCGTATCGCCGAGTTCAGCGTTTTCAACTTTGTCTTCTATCCACAAAAGACCAGAAGCTCTGTAAGGTTCTAGAACCTCGTCTTTATCAGCTCCAGTATCACAGAAGATAAACTTTTCGAATGCAGTTTCACCGAATAGCTTTTTAGTATTTTGAATACGAAGAGCTTGAGCGTTATGATCAAGCGATAGAGAAGTAATCATATGAAAGACATAACCATGCTTACGATGTAGCAGGTCAACATAATGCATAGCATCACGTAATGGAGGAAGAAATCCAATAGCAGCTGATTCATTAAAAAACTTAACTAGTCTTTTCTTTTCAGCATTAGTTAGTCCGTAACGATCACCCATATCATAATGGCCTGGACCGCTTGCAGTCATTTCATAGCCATGAGCTTGCATCCACGTATTAAATGCATATTCCCAATTCATAAGTACTCCGTCACAATCTGTGAGGATTACTTTATTCAAATTATCAATCATATATTTCTCCTTAATTATAGTATTATTCTACACTATAATTAAGGAAATGTACATCTTTTTGTTTGCAATAAAAACAATAACTTAGCCATTTAATTGTTGAGGCTCGTCATCAATATAATCGTCTTCATATAAAACTTCGCGCAATAGTACTTGCGAATCGTCCATTTGATCAGTTTCACGGATTCTGTTATCTTTATTAAGCGAATGCTTTTTATTACGATCTTTCTTTTTATTGCGAGGATCGTATCTCCCAAATTTAGCCATTAGAAACCTCCTTGGCCATATTCTCTACTGTTTTCAATTGCAGTGATTAAATCACTATAACCACCAATGTGTTTACCATTCCACCAAATTTGAGGAACAGTCTTAATAGCAACATTATCTTTTATTGCTAATTCTTGTAATTCTGCATAGGCATCCTGGCCAGAAAATCTATCGTCAAGGCTTTTGTAAATATACGCTAATTCATACTGAGTGCATACTTCTACGGCTCTGTCGCACCAGTTGCAAAATTCTTTTCCATATATTACTACGCTCATTTAATATCCTAACATTTCTTTTGTCATTATATAGTCTCGCACAAAGTCACTTCTGACAATGTCTTCCCAGCCAAAGTTTACCATAGTAAAATTTTTGAGTTGTTCTACAATATTTAAAAAACTCATGATGCCATCACGCTCATCTTGAAATTTAAAGTCCGATTGTTTATAATCACCGCAAAATATAATCTTGCTATTTTTTCCAACCCTTGTTATGATAGAGTCTAATTCATGAAAAGTCAAGTTTTGCATTTCATCCACAAGCATAATACAATTATCAAACGTTGAGCCTCTAATAAACGAGGTTGACATAAATTCTATTTGTTTACCTGTAACCATTTTGTTATATGATGCCACATCACCAAAGAACTCATTTGCGATTGCTTTATATGGTAGTATGTATGATTGTTCTTTTTCCTCTTTAGACCCCGGTAGAAATCCCATGTCTCTGGTCGGCACCATAGATCTTATAATAAACAATTTATCGTATTCTGTTTCTTTATCTAACACATCTTCTAGAGCCAGATACATTCCAATAAAAGTTTTACCGGTGCCGGCAGATCCAGATAATACTAAATTATCCCCTTCATCCCACGCCTGATATGCGATTTCTTGGTTCTTGGTTACCGGCTCAAATTGGAGAAGATCGTCCAAGCGAACCGTCATGGAATTATTTCCAGATTTGCTGCGAGCTCTCATTATACGTTAATAGTATTACTTTTTGCAGACCCGGCTTTAACCCTCCTAAGAGTATCTTTCCAGCCGTCGTCCGTTTTACTCAACGTACTTCCTGACTGTGATACAATTCTTGGAGTAATAAGTTTTTGTTTATGTTTACCGTCTTTAAGAAATTCATCTCTTTCAGACAGGCTCATAACAGAAGTAGTTTCTTCTTCTGTTTCTACATTAATAAAGGTATATGTTGGCATGGTATATTTGGGGGGACACAGTCCCCCCGATCCTTTCTACGAAGCTGCTTGTAATCTTGATTCTAAAAATTGTTGTTTACGTTTGAGTTTTGATACGAGGTCTATATTACCCTTCTTTTTAACTTTATTAATATAATTTGTCAGTTCTGCCAAATCGTTACGAAGTCTATCAAATTGGATTTTACTCAAATCGTTCTCCTTATATTTTATTTACTCACAATCAAATCAGGAAATGCCGCCTCCACTGTTTTCTTGGTGACACCCTTAATGCTTGTCTTGTTAATCATTCCAAGCATTAACTCTGCATCTTTTGGATGCACGGTTTCTATAATATCTAAAAAGATTTTTTCTCGTTTAACTGCAGGTAATTGATCTCCTTGAAGACCTTTTACAAAGTACATAAACTTTTTATTGTGCTGGGTTAAACTGGTTGGATGTGTTTCTTCATCTGCAGGATCATAAGGAGGTTTTCCTTTTGGTAAATTCCATTGTATGACGTCATCATAGGTACCTCTTAAAATATCTCTAAGAGCCCAGTTGTTTTTATGCTGCTTGAGAATTTGTATCTTCTCATTTTGTTTTTTGGCTGCAGCAGTCTTTTCAATGATTTCATACACCATTAACGTAACTTGGTTTACCATATTAAATAAAATCCTTTACATCTTCTAATAATCTACGACAGCGTTTGTCGACAAGATATGGAAATACTTTTCCTTTATTGCCTGCTTTATTTTGGCCGTCATAACTATATATAATTTTTTCTCTTAGAGCTGCCGGAGTTGACTCAAGATCTATAAGTTTTCTATTACGTTGTATATTACGTAACACTGTTTCTCCCTGCGATGAGGGGTCATGCATTAACGCTTCAATAATAGGCTTACGTAATGGAGTCTGCCGTCCGCCATTCACAAAAACATTATCATCGCTTAAAACATTAGGTACTCCATCAGCGGTATCGCCTTTTAGTACAAGTTCTAATAGCTGCTTTCGTGGATGATCTTCTTTAATAAACTTTTTAGTCATAGGAGAAAACTGAGAAACATTTTTGTATTTCTGAAGCTGTGCAAAATCTTTGTCCGCAGAAATAATTATTACTGGCTCATGCTGGCCAAATTCTTGTGTTTGTTCTACAAGAACACCGATGACATCGTCTGCTTCACAGCCATCAATTTTAATAGTCTTATAAGGAAAGTGTTCGCCTAGTTCTTCCCATACTAAATTAATAATACGGAATGCTTCTTTCCAATCCATCTTAGACTCCTTGCGAGTCTTTTTACGAGCAGCCTTATATTGAGGAAATTCATTATAACGCCAGTTGTTACCAGCATCACCTGCCATAACGACCTCACCAAACTTATCTCTAAACCTAGAACGGTACATACGAATAGAATTAAGAATCATATGTCTGATCATATCCTCTTGTATGTCAAGTCTTTGTGTCACGATATTGCTAACTGCGATTGCCGAATAGTCAATAATAATCATAATAATCTCCTAATTGTTAGGTTTATTCTAACACACTTTCATCATCATGTACACCTAAAATATGCTTTCTATGTATTTTTCCGCCAATAAAAGCATTATAATATTCTTCAGGCTTTAGCAGTACATCATACTCAAATTGAAATTTCATTTCATAATATGAGCATTGCCCTTTGGTTTTACATAATTTTAAGATTTCTCTATAGTAATTATCTTCACCCTTTTCTTCAACTAGCTGTTGCACTTCTTTACTAGATCCAAAATAAGTACGCCAGTCAGAATCCACTCTTGTTCTGACCCGGCGCTTTCTTTTTGAGTTTTTTGGTAGGACCTTAGGCTTCCAGAAAAATTTCTTGCCAATGTATTTCATACCCGTATCTTTTTCGGTTATGCGATATACAAATCCTTGATATTCTTCTGGTGTCTCATCAAATTCATTTTTGTTATAATACCACATAATAAACAGCTTCTTTATGATTAATAAAAAGCTATTTATTAATCGTCTTCAAGCGCCTCGAATTCCATAGGAGAACCACACATAGGGCAGTACTGGGGAGTTTCCTCACTATCGACTACCATTACTTGTGATTCAGTATCACACGCTACACACTCTGTCCAGTATTCTTCTTCCATTTATGCCTCGCACGATGCACAAGACATGATATCTCTTACGAGCTCTTGTGCTGGGTTTGCTGATCGTTGATAATAAAATGTTTTGACACCTAATCTCCAGCCTTCAATTAATAATGCATTCACATCCTTTGTAGATACTTCTGGATGAATCATAAGGTTAAGAGACTGTGCCTGATCTATATATTTCTGTCTTGAAGCCGCTTGTTGCACAATAGACAGCGGAGTTATTTCACTGAACGTTTTAAATACTGATTTTTCTTCATCAGACAAAAAGTCTAAATGCTGCACTGAGCCACCACGAATAAGAATAGTCTCCCATGTTTCAAAGTCATCTTTGGCTTTATCAGCTAATAGCTGCTTTAAGAATGGATTTTTATACGTAAACTTACCTTTGGCTAAATCCTTTGTAAAGTAGTTAGAGGCAAGAGGTTCAATTGATGGAGACACTTGACCGAGAATAAATGACGATGATGTAGTCGGAGCAACAGCAGAACGAGTAAGATTACGCTCTCCATATCCTAACATTCCGACTGGTTCACCATATTCTTCTGCCAGTTCTTTTGTAGCAGCAAGTGACTTATCATCAATAAATTTAGCAAGCTTAATTGTTTCCATCTGAGCCTGTAGACCCTCGAACGGAATCATTTTAGATTGTAGATATGAATGCCAACCAAGAATACCAAGACCAAGAGCTCTCCACGTCTTAGCAAAATTATGTGATGATTCCATAAATTGGATTCCAGATGTTTTGTCAATGTACTCTTCCATGACAGCATCTAAGAAATAAATCATAGTTTCTACTGCATCAGTATGCTGCCATTCATCAAATGTTAGTGCATTCATCGATGCAAGATTGCACACAAATGATTCGTCTGATGATGACGGAAGGGCGATTTCAGAACACAGATTTGATGCCCAGATGCGTTTACCAGTCTCGCGCAGAGCGCGTGGTGCATTGTTATTTACAGTATCGCTAAAAAAGATATACGGGTAACCAGACTCGCGCCTCTTGCGCAAAACCCTGGCCCATACTTCTCTTTTTGCTGTATCACCTTCAATCATTTCCGACATAAATTTATCTGAGACACAGACGCCCAATGATAAATTATGAATAGAAGATCCTTCTTCACGGCATTCTAAGAATTCCATAACATCAGGTGATTCAATATCCAAGTAGACCGCCATTGATCCGCGACGTACGTTGCCCTGTGATATGATATCAACGGTTGTTTCAAACATATTGGCATAGTGCACAGGGCCGTCAGCAGATCCGCCTGATTTAATTTCGGTTCCACGTGGGCGTATGGATCCAAGATAAGCAGATGTACCAGCGCCCATCTTAGTTTGCATTCCTACTTCACCAACTTTAGTGAGAATAGAATTAATTGAGTCTTCAATATAAACTCCATTACAAGAAATTGGCAAACCTTTTTTTGTACCAAAGTTTGACCAAACAGGTGAAGACAATGAATAATATCCTCGACTCATATAGCCATAAAACTTATCAGAGAACCCTTCAATGTCAAGAATATTTTCTGCAGATTTTGCAATCTCACGTACTCTTTCTTCAAGAGTCATATTGCCATCAATATATCCGCGGCTTAAAAATAAGCGCGAGTCTTCATTTGCCCACCACCAGTTCTGTGTTGTATCAATCATTCTTTATCCTCCTAAAACAAATCGTCAGCTGTAATACCTTTTCCTTTTGCGTATTCAACTGGCCGCTTTTGGAAGAAGTCTGTCATGTTAGCACCAAGTAGTTCTTCATCAAACCAATAAGTCTGATCGATGTGGTGCTGGTTATAGTAGATCTCGCTTGAATCAAATCCTATTTGATCAAGTGAGTCTTTCATGCGTTTCGCGATAAACGATTTAAGGATATTAGCGTCCAATCCTTCAACGGAATATTCGCCCATGATCCAATCAATCACGGCGCTTTCAGCTTTTAATGAGTCTACACATTCTTCACGAATACGAGATTCCATTTCATCGTCAAATAAATCTGGATATTCTTCACGCATTGTGTTAATAAGCTTGATGCCAACTTGTGCATGCAGCATTTCTTCGTTGCGTGTATATTGCACTTGCTGAGCACAATCTTTAAGTACAGCTTTATTACGGTTAAAATGCATAATAATATAGAACTGGCTGAATAAGCTTACATTCTCTACGAAGAGCGTGAACAAGATAATAGAATAAATGTACTGTTTCTTTTCATCTTTATATTCACGCTTTAAATATTTACGTAGATAGTCCACACGGCCTTTGATTACCTTCTCTTCAAGGTTCTTTTCAAAGACGTCAGTCAAATGTAAAATATCCAGTAGTTTTTCGTATGCCAAATTATGAATGACTTCTGAATTAGCCATAGCATATCCAAGATCACGAATAGATGGGTGTGGCATCTTGTCGCCAATGTTTGCCCAGAACGTTTTCACTGCGACCTCAATTTGGCCAATAGCCGAAAGTGCACGGACAACTACTTCTTGTTCCTCTTCTGTTAAATCGCTTTTAAACTGCGAATAGTCTGATCTAAAATTAAATTCATCAGGCGTCCAGAAGCCTTGCCAAATGGCGTCGACAAACTGTTTTGTCCATGGGTATAAATCGGGTTTACGTGAGATTTGTTCTTCGAATAGCATGCATTACTCCATATGCGTATAAAAGGCATAGCTCTAAATCGGATTATTTAGAGACTAGATTTTAGGTTGTTGTGATTGTTTAGTTGGTGCTATTATATATCAAATACACGAAATTGAAAACAGTTAAATGCGCTGTTTTAAAAATAATATTTTGTTTTTAGGGGTTTACAAATATTAAATATCGATGTATAATAAGAAGAGCTATTCTGAGGGAGGTGATACATCTGTAGGAGTTAAAGCTTCTTCATAATATCCTATGATAGCCTGTGTATCTTTTATGTACCTACGCATCTCAGCAATACCTAACGCTAGATTTTCATATCCTTTTGGAGTAATTGCAAAGAATACTACGTTACCAGTTTTAGCTTCGAGTTCTGCAATCTTTTCATCTAGATTTTCTTCAGTTACTACATACCAATCGACAGGAGGAAATTGTACTGCCTTAGGTCTCTCTTGAAGAGGAACATTTTGTTTAGCGTATTCGGTTGAAACAACTACTTCTGTTTCGGGCGCTCTATTGCCCAGACACGCTGTCAGTAGAAGCAGGCTCATCACTGGGAGGAGTAGTTTCGGCTTCAATTTTTTGGAGTAATTTGCCAACGGCGTTGTCAACCCTATCTTCAAGTCCTTGTGCATTTGTTAATGCCTCCATAGTCAAATCTATCTTAGCAAATACACCTCTAAGCTTGTCAAGGTGTTGCTGTGATTGTTGCAATCTTTTTGTTAAATCTTTATTCAGCTGTTCATTCTTTTTTTGATCAGCTTGAATCTGTTCAATAGTAGCCTGTAAAGTTTCGGCTGTAGTTTTAAGCTTTACGTTATTTTCTCTAAGAGTATTTATAGTAGCTTCAGACCAGATATAATACTGGTATCCGCCATACCCCACTCCACTGAGTAAGCTTACTACGATTAATATTAAATATAATTTAGCCATTATCTTCCATATGCCTTCTAAATCTTTTTAGCAAAACAGGCAGTTTATTTTTTTTACGTCTACGGTCTGTTACATGTATTTCTTTAGCTCTTGGGCCCATGTTAGCAGTATCTTGAGGAATTCCGGCGTCAGCAGTAGTAGTCACTTCTTCTAGTGATTCAAACTGAAATGTTTTAGAATAATCTGCCACTTTCTTACCTCTCTTATCATATTGACCAGCATCCATGGCCTGTTGTTTAGCATAAGCTTTAGGGCTGTAAGTATCACCCCATTCCCAATCTTTATATCGTGGATCCCATTCTAAAACTTTCCACTCACTGTTTTTGTGCCGCTCGTATTCATCTAGCTGCTTCTCAATCTTAAAACGTCGGCCAGTAGGAAACTTAATTTCTAACTCGCCACTAGGGCCAGCTTTTTTCCATCTAGGTATCATCTAGACAGCTCGCTTATTGCAACGTAAATATTTTTATTTGTTTTACTATGGGTTACTTCATAAATGTTTAATCCAAATATTTCACCGATTGGATAACAATCTTCTGAAACTATAACTTTATCTCTTGGTTTAACAACCTCGTCGAATGTGTCATTAATAAGTTTTTCACTTAATACCTTATATGATCCTGGAGATAATTTATTATTTTCTAATACAAACCATTCTGTTTGTTCAGACATAAAATCAAGCGGATCAATATTAAGTGATTTTTTTATTTCTTTATCGCTGACACCAAACTTTTCTTTTAGTAAGAATAGCGCTGCAGCGTAAGAAGCTATTCTAGACCCACCACCAGGCACCTTTGCCATAATTTTTTTGATATTAAATACCAGCCTATGAAAAGGGGTATAATAATTTTTATACGTATCCCTATTATCCATAGTATTAAGATCAAATGTTTTTAATTTTTTACCGTCTTTATCGATGATACCTTTTTTGTAGGCTTCGGTATCTTCAAAACTTGTAGTAAGAAGCCTTAAGAATCTAAACGTATAGACAAGATCACCAGCTCGTTTGACCAATCCCATTATATTTTCCTTAATTTGTCTACTACATTCTGATCCATTGTTATATCAGTATACTGATCATTTTTAATATAATTTAAGAAGATAAGAAACGGTTTTAAAGCTGACCAATATCTATCTTCTATTTGATACTCTAGCATTCTCAATGTCGGTTGTACATCAAATACGTTAAACAATACTATAAGATGATTAAGTATTAATCTTTCAGGCACACTACCATTATTAGCATAACGAAAAAATAAACGTTTAAGATACATAAATCTTTTCATGTCATTATAAAATTCTTCAGCATCTATGCAATTAGGCTTATAGTATTGCTGCATTGCATAAAGCATAAAGTTATCTTCTGACAACTTATCAAATAATTTCATAACACACCTAATTAGTTTTTATATACTAAATTATATATAAACTATTTACTAAGTACTGTTTTCATTGCTTGTACTAAAGACTTTTTAGACTTTCTACGGTCAAGCTCAACGCCATTTTCACGCCCGAGCTCTTCAAGTTCAACTTTAGACATGTCTTCTAGTTCCATGTCCATCATAGCAGACTGAATCTTTCCTTCAGTAATCATATCTTGTACATCTTCTTGTGTTGCTTCTTGCACTATAGGAGCCGCCGCAGGAGTCACGTTGCCATGAAATGCATCGACTTCTGCTTGAGTAAATCTAGAAGACTTATATAATTCCCCAGACTTAGGATCTACCCAACCTTTATTTTTATCTGGAACTGCGTGTGCACACCACGCCGGTGGTTTAATTGCCATAATATTATGCCTTTGTTGCTGATGGAATAACTTTACTGTCGCCTGCCTTATTGTCGTTGGTTCTAGCTTTTTTACTGGGTCCAGCATTAGCTGCCTTTTTAACATCATCACCTGAAGCTTCAGGGTTATCTTTAACGTCCTTTGTAGTATTTAACATATCCTGAGCACCTTTAGATGATTTAGATGCATCATTAGGTTCTTGTGCGGCTGCAGCACTTTTGTAATGCTCTCCGCGCTTTTCCATGATCCGCGTATATACTGGCCATACAGTTGATTCAACTGCAGAAACCTCGTTATCACCCATTTTAGCTTTCTTGGTTTCTTTTTTAGGATTAACTACTACTTCGTCCTCTTCGTTCTTAGACGCCTTAGGAATATCAAAAGGAGCTTTCTTCAAAGTAACGGCTTTCTTACCCTTTTCTGACGAGGCTGAAGCCTTTGCTAACTTTTTAGCTAGTGCCATGTTTTTACTCTCTTCAACTTCTTCTTTCATAGATTTTTTATATAGATCCAATGCCTTTGCGTACTTTGGATTCTTCATCATACGTTTTGATTCACCGTGATCTGGATCATCGTGAGCCATACGAACAGTAGGTTCATCTAAGTTATGAGTTTTCATATGCTTTTTATATGCATCAAACTTTTTAGGATCAACAGTTTTGCCAAAACTTTTACTCATAGGTCTCATGCTGCGAGAAATTTCATCCAAACTTGCTTCTTTTACGTCATCAGCAATTGCCTTAGCCGTATCTTTTTTCATAGTAACAGGATATTTTTTACCTGCAAAATTAAAGTGTGATTTACCAGCTTTATGTGCTCCAGCCGCTGCGCCGTGGAACGCGGTGCGCTCTGCTGCTTGAATAGTTTCTGGGATCTCAAATTCGTTGAGTTTATTTTCTGCGACCTGTTGCAGTGCGGCCGCCATTTTACTAATTGATTCTTGATTCATTTTATTTCCTTACATCCAAATTTGGGCTGCGATTGCACTGGCGCCAACAGCAATGGCAATCCAGAATAATTTATTGATGACGTTAACGGTATGGGCGTTTTCATCACATTTTTTTTCAATGATATCAAGTTTTTCTGAAAACTTGTTCATTCTAGTCCAGGAGTCATCCCTATACTTATTGTATGAATCCATCTTCTCTTCAAATCTTGCAAGTGTGACTAATGCGTCTGCCATTTTGTCCATCTTATCTTCGATCCGGTCGAGTCGGGCTTCCCAGTTAACTTCTACCATCAATAGTTTCCATTTAATTTATTAGTGTTATTTATAATATAAATTATTTACTGACACCTAACAATTCCAGCGCCTACGTGCTGCTTTACCTCTTTCACCAGTCCAACTTTTTGATCTTGCACAAAACGATTTCCTACGACCAGCCGCCTTAGATCCTTTTTTTAGTTTACTGGGTTTAGTTGTAACTGCAGTTTGTAGTTTACTACCTGGATTCGCCCGTTTAAATGCATCGACGCCTTTCTGAGTCATACCAGCACCCTTGTCGGCTGAACGAAAGTGTCCTTTAGAATCTTTTTCTAAAAATGTTTTAAACTTATCCACCGAACTCGTGCCCCGCTACCCTACGCATTTGCTTGTTAAATTCAGATTGTGATGGCTTAGATTTATATAGTTTAATAGAAATCTCAGGGCGTTCTTTACCTTTGATTCTCCAGTTATGGCCTTTTTCTTTATGATCAGCACTAGTAGTTTTAACAACACGACGTTTGTATCCGGCCTCCCAGGACTCAGACTTTTTTTCTACCATAAACTGCTTAAAACTAATCATTTGTTTTCTCTTTATTCAGCATTTTACGCAGCTTAAGAAGCTTCTCTTTATTGCTATCTGATACCTTTGCTACTTTAGTTGTAGCTTCTGATTTCATAGCATTTTTTACATGCCGCAGTTTTTGTTGATACTTAGCAATCTCTTGGTCAATAGACGGATTTTTTGCACCTTTTAATTTTTTAGTTTGAAGATCACCGATTTGTCTGCTAAAACTAGCATGCTTATCTTTTAATTTATTTTCCGGATGTTTAAGATAAGGATTCATGTCTTCTTCAACTGCCTCACCATAAGGTTTTTTAGTAACTGCTTTGCGAAACTGCTTGGCTCTCACGTTTGTAGCCATGTCCATACCTTTTTCGCGCCGGCGAATAACATCTTTTTCTTTTGAGATGTCTTTATTGCCTCTTACAATCTTTGCAGTTGCAGAGTTACGCGCACGATCACTTTGTGCTTTAGCTTTATTATGATACCTATCCATTGCTCCTGGAGTATCTAATACTTCATCAACTGATTCTTTTTTTCTTTTTATTCCTACAGCGTGTATAGCACCCTTTAAACGGTTATTTGCTTTTCTTGTACCGCTGAAAGCATCATCACCCTTTGTTTTATCTAAATAAGATTGGGCGGTTTTTTTAGAAATTTCGTTAACTTCTTCTTTCATATCTTTAACTTTACCATTCTTTAAATGGCGCTTAATAGTTTTACCAGCTTTTGTTTGCATAGTTACAATATGACCACCATCTGGGTGAGGCTTACTATTGATGATTTTCATTTTGTCACGCTGCCCGGCATAAGTATTAGCTTCATTTTTCTTTTGAGCTGCAATATATTCTTTTCTACTGCACCAATTTTCTCCGGCCATGTCATAAGCGTCATACATGCAGCTTTCGTTTGTGGGCTTACCATACGTATCACCGCATGATTTACACACTTTTTCTTTCATAGAATAAGATTCATTCTTTGGAACACAATTAGGTACCATTTTGTTTCCCTTTTTCTTCATTCCAACTTGCTTATGGCTATCCCAACAAGCTTCATCTGTTTTTTTCTTAAAGGTTTCAAGACCTTTTTTACTACCAGCAGCCATTCTGTCAGCTTTATTAGCCTGAGTAGTTGCAATGCGCTTCATACCGCCTTCGTTCTTAACTACTTCTTTATCTACAGGAACCATACGAATTTTAGGTTTTCCATCAGGTCCTACATATTTTTCAGGTTTTCTGTCTGCTGATTTTGTCATTTTAGCCTCTTACTTTCGCTGCCAGATCTTTGTCTGCTTTTCCCCATGTACCAGATGATTTGGTAACAAATGAATTTACTCTTGCATGTCCCCATTGTGATGGAGTAGTACCCGGCCGATGACCGGTTTTCCACGCGGCTACACCTCTATTATAAACCTGACGAAGAACGCCTAATGGCATGCCAGTTTTTTCTGCTTTCTTTTTTAAAGAAGCTGTCGCATCTTCTGCAATATATGCTTTAAAATTAATCATCGCCATACATCTTTCTATATTTTATGGTGTGTTTAGATAATCTTGTTTTTGCTTTTGCATCACCAGGCGCAGGCTTATATGCCTTTGGATCACTATCAGACATTTTTGCCTGTTTTTTAAACTGCCTATCTCTTGCAATTTTCTGTGCTTTCTTTAGGCCTCTATGATAATTAGCCGGCTGAGAACCTGGCCTATCTTTAATGTCACTATCTTGTGCTTCTGTTGTTTCACCTGGAGTTATTTTCTTAGCTTTTCTAGTTGATTCGGGCGTACCCCAATCAGGTTTATCCGCATACATTGATGCTTCATTAGTAATATCTGAATCTATCTTAGACACATCATCAAGCCAGCATCTCCACGTTTCATTTTTTGACTCTACTATAAGATAGTTTGTGCCAAGGTATTTTATATTGCCTACAATACCCTTTTTAGTTAGTACAACTTTTTCACCTTCTTCAAAAATATTATCTTTAAGATAAGCCTCACGCAGGTCAGAGACGGGCTCTAATTGAATATGATTTTTAAATTGTTTTTCTTCTTTTAGCCCTAGCCCAGACCTTACATCATTAAATAATCGTTTTGCGTTTGAATTTGACATATTGGATGGAAGGCTTCTGGCAAACCCAGTAAAATCATTGGCTACGGCATATTCCCTCTGTTTAGTTCCGGATGCGCCTTCTGCTCCATCAGCATCGGGGTCTCTTTCACCTGCAGATATAATTTTTATGCCGCCTTCAAAATTATAAAATCCATGATCACCTTTTTTTCCATTATATTTATTTAAACGCACATCATATTGAGTAACGCGATCTGATCCTGCAACCATAACTACCTTCTTATAACCTTGATCATATAAAAATGATAAAGCATGAAAAGGTGTTTTAATTTTATTATTTAAAATAATAGACCGTGCGTGCTTCGGAAACATTTTTCTAATATGTTTTACTTTATCTTTATATTGCAACGGATTTTTTTTCTTGTCATTAGATTGTGACAAGAATATTCTATATGGAAATCTCCGTGCTTTTTTAGATAAAGTATCTAGTAACTTACCATGACCAATAGTAGGTGGATTCATTCTACCAAAGGTAAAATAAACTACATTTTCTTCTTCAACAAGAAACTGACTAAAACGATTTATCATATTACCCGCGTTTTCTACCTAATTCTGTTTGACGTATTTTAGGAAGCATTTTTTTGGCCAACCTAGTTATTCTAGGGGCCATTTTATCTAAACGCTTTTCAATCTCTTGTTTCCGGGCCGGAGTAAGATCTGCCTTTGAAATACCCTTAGTAAGCTTTTTAGCTATCGCATTACGAGCAGCCTTACGAGATCTTTTAGCAAGAACCTTAGGGTTAGCAACTTTAGCTGCTGCCTTTTTACGGCCAACTGCTAACCTAGCCTGATACTTTTTCATTGATCTTGCTTTAGCTCTTCTCTGGGTCATAGTAAGAGCCTCATCAGTAGGTTCTACTGATTCACCGGTATTTCCGGTAGGCGAATATTGTTTACGTTTTTTAGCTGCTTGCTTAATCAGGTCATCTTCACCTGGCATGTAATCAACAGCCATAAAGTCTTTAAAATTTAAATTCTTTGCCATTTAGTTCCTCGTTGGCTTATCCCATCCCTTTAATATATCTGGTGAAAAATTATTGTATGAAAATTCCATACGATCAATAATTTTTACCGCATCACCACCAAGTTTATCAATTGCTACATAACCTTCTTCACCGGTTACTTTATAACCGTTACGAGTTTTAACGAAAGTATTGATTTTACTCAATTTATTAAGGTTATTTATAAGTTTTAATTTTGCTAAAACTATAACCTTTTGTAAATCAAACATATACTTTAGGCTATCTTTATTACCTTGTGAGAAAAAACTAAGTATTTCATTTAGTTTTTTCTGTTGTGCCGACTTACCCTTTTCACTTTTACGTTTATCTATTTCTTTCTGATACTTCTGACTAATCCACTTGATAAGTGCGGTGACATGTCTGTTGGTATCTCCAATGATTTGCCCTTGTCTGACATAGGAGTTATTGAATTGCTCCACAAGCCTGGCAAGCTCTGTATTGGATTCCAGTTGTCGTAGAGTTGATCCGGCGATTTTATTGAATATAAACCCAGCTTGCGAAAGATAGTCGCTAACAATTTCGGTATCCTTTTTGCTCATAGTAACATTAGTTAAGTCTCTTAGCATTGCATCTTGAGACCATACACTTTTAACTGATTTTAGTTTTGAAACATCAACACCGTAAGAAGCTTTCATAGATTCAAAAGTATTACCCTTATAGGTTGTATGCCAGACAATACCAATTTTTGCAGATTTAACTGCTTCAGCTCCAGCCGATTTACTTGGCAATGCATAAACAATAGTATTCGGATGAAATGTTACATAAGATTCACTTTTTATCTTTTTCGTCTTGACATCTCCAGGGCCAAATAAAAAGTCTCCTTGTATTACACCTTTAATCCCTAAGGCTGGAAGGTGCTTAAGAGCCAGCTTAAGTTTAACTGCAAGATCACCAGAAGTGTCAGCGTCCACGTCAGCATTAGACTTATATACCTTAGGATTTTTATTGAAAATTCCTTTCTTAGCAACAAAGAAATTACCATCGCGGGGATCAGTGCCAGCAAAGATGGCAGGTGCTCCGTCCCACTTAACACTGACAGATCCATCATGCACTCCTCTTAACATATCTCTCAATTCACGCAAAGCTAGAATAGCCTGCCTTGTACCCTTAACGCCGCCATAGATAACTTTATCCTCTATGTGCGTCATATGAGTATTTTTACTTTCTTTTATATATGATGTAAAGTTTTCCATTATTTTTAACCAATTTTTATTTTAGGTTTAATTGTCCCTTGAGTAATAACATCTAAGTGGACATCACTTAATTTTGGTTTACCGACCATTACTACTTCTCCTATTTGAGAAGCCGGTGTTTTATTGACCATTAAGATAAGAGGGTTTTTAGCAAGATAGCCATGTGCTGCTTTTACATAAGGTGCTTCTACGTCTTTTTTCCACATAGGTGCCAGCTCATTGTCGCTTAAAATAGCTTTTATCTGGCTACCTGACACCCCGGCCTTTTCAGTTGCCAGCTTTTTAATTTCAGGTTTCATGTCGCGTAATCTAAGACCAGCGGAAACCATTTTATCGATAGGAACAGTACCGCCTAATTTAAAGTTCTTAAAAAATCCTTGACTTATATCACCAGCCTTTACTTCGTAAGGTTTATTACCAATCACGATATCCGCGCCGGCAGATGCCCCACCACCTAGATGCGCGTCGTCTAATATAAAATATAGTGTAGCCTCTCCTGGACCAACGCCCTTTAGATTATAGCTGTGAAGAATTTTAAACTTATTTAAATTTTCTTTTTTTAGCATGCCTATAACATTGTTTAGCTTGCTAATGGTAGGTGTACCCTTTAAGGTTTTATCCAAGTCAAACTTAGGAAAGAAATGCATGCGAAACAAATATTGTATTTCAGCCTTATGCTTTAAATTAGTAAAATCATTAGGTGTTAAATTAAACGATGTTATCTTCTGAGCGCGTTTTAAAAAATCAGTATCTAAATCTGCTACACTAACCATAGACATCTCCTGTAATGTATAATAATTTTTAAAGCGCCGCATAGTAGCTCCTATTATTTTGGTACTATTTATACAATAAAAAAAGAGGCCTAAGCCTCTTTAATTAAATTACATGCGATCTATGTACAACTTATCCTTCTTTTTTACAACTTTATACTCATATTGGTTATAACCAGAGTCTATAAGATCTTGATTAAGATTGCTTACCCACTTTTCATATTCATCAACACGATCACCAGGTTCAAGAACCCCCAACAATGAGGGGTTCTTTTCATCATTTATAATTTTCATGCTGCTGTTGCAAACTCTACCGCCTTGTTAGCGGCGTTAATCTTACGCCCTTGATTGTAACCAAACCACTGGTTATTCAACCGACTCTCTGAGCTACGACCTTGAATGTGGTCAGTCATATATGTTACAGAGTTAAATGCCTGCCACCAAGTTCCTTGACCGAACTCTGCACCAGGCTGAGTCTCAAGATTAGAAGCTGCTAGTTGAGCTGTGCGTGAGAGGTCCTCAAACGCCGACACAGTACGCTGCTCACGGTGTGGGAATACTTCATTGTAATACTGCATTAAAGATTCAGTATTAAAGCGACGAGTTGACAAGAATTCTGCCATCTCTTTGTACTGAGCAAACTTTTCAGAAGCAAGGCCCATTTGCTCTTTAACCATATCAGCATCGAATGTAGAGCGATGGCCAACTTTTACAAAGTTTTTAGACTTTGAGTTTAGAGAAAATGTGAGCGTGTTATTGCATACAACACGAATGGGAGTAAAGCGAATATCAACAGCTTTACCATATTGGTGAGGATTGCTAAACAGTAAATAGGAGTCAACTTGGTCTTCGCCGAGAATAGTGAAAGACTCTTTGACTTTTGCGAGAGCGAATACATTTTTTCCATCCTTTAAAGATCCTGCTACATTCATTTCCATATCACCGGCCATTACGAAATCTGAAAAGAATTCGAAAGCTTGTGTATTTTGTACTGGATTCCAGTCGTCACCGACCATATCTAAAACTGAACCGTCAGAAGAACGAACCAAAGCTTTTTTACCAGGAATTTTTACACCTGATACTGTTTGTACTTCTTCTTTTTCGACTTCCCAATCAAGACCAGCTTTTTGCATCATCTGTTCGGGAGTCATGTCATTGCGTACTTCTACGCCAAGACCGTGCCAAGGTACATCGCCAACATACGCGAGTTGAGCTTGACCGTTAATCATTTCTACTTCGTGTGCCATAATATAATTCCTTCATTTCACCATTTGATATGTATATACTAACATATTACAAGCGGTTTGTACACAGTTAATTTAGCATTTAGCTAACTTTTTTTAGTTAATTTCCATCCGCCTATTTCAGTTTCTTCCCAGATAATTGTATCGCCCACAGATAAATCTAATTTATCCATAATTTCATCTGGGATCTCAAACCCTAGTTCGCCGTCACCAGTATCTACAATAGGCACATTCCAAATTTTATTCATTATATTTCCTTTTTTTCATTTTGTTAGCACTAACATTTTATACATAGGTTTATTCAACATAGGAGTCTGCTACATGTGTTCACCTTTCGTGCGAAAAGAAGCTAATCGTTTAAACTGGCTAATAAAAGGTCATCTTATTAATATAAATGAAAGTGATAAGACAGTCGAAAGGATTTATAATAGCTACATAGAAAGATTATGGAACAACACCGAAAGAAACGAGTACGGACTAATTGGATTTGAGGCAGCCTATAAAAGGCGAGAAGCTGAAATTTATTCTTCTATGACATAGGTGGTATCAGTACCGCTTTGAGTAATTACTGAGCTAAATTCAGCCGCTGCCCATGTCATAACTAAAATACCTACAAGCCCGATAGCTACCCATTTCATTTTCATATCATCGACAATCATTTTGATGCCAATCATTTCATTTCCTAAAACACGAAATTGCAATTCCATTTTACCTTCTGGCGTATCTTCGTCTCTAATTGCATGAGGTGCTTTAACTTTAACTTTTTCTTCTTCGGCCATTGTTGTCTCCTAGTTGTTTAAAGGATTATCGAGAGCTTCTTGTAACGTCTCTCTTATGTCGTCGTCTAGTTTATCCATTTTAGCGTCAAGGTCTTTGATCGTCTCTTTCATTACATTACGAACATCTTTCTCAGATGCTCTTACAGTGGCTTCAACTTCTCGAATAGAAGAGGTTACATCTTTACTTTGTTCATTTAAATCTTTACGCACTCCGGCAAGCGTTGATTCGATAGATGCCTGAGTATCTTTCATTCTATTCTCAGCATCATCAACCTTATCTTCCATTCTTTCAATATTTTCTTCGAGCTTAAAGATATCATCTTTTAATCCCGATTTAATATCTCTTGTATATTCAATAGCTTCATCTAGCTTAGTCTCAATCACATCATTACGGGCAGCGATTGCATCAGTATCGATGTTCTGAATAATCTCTTTCATATCCATATAGTCTTTATAGATTTCAAACCCACCCCAAGCTGCGCCGCCTAATGTCGACAGTGCAGTAAGAAGCGCGACCATCTTACCGCCAGAAAATTTTAATCCACCAAATTCTACTTCAGCCATTTTTAATCCTCAAACTGTAATTCCCTAAGCTGCTGCAATTCTTTTTCTAGCTTGCGAACTTCTAGTTGCTTCTTTCTTAATTCTAACTCGTATAATCTATTACAATCAATGCGTGATTTGACTCTTTTGCCTAGCGGAATAGTTATTCTTGCATAAACACCTACATCTGTTTCTGTATCAGTATTATAGTCATAAACCGGATCGTACTCACCCTTGTCTATTAATCCTGTTACACCAAACTCTAAATTAGTAGCAGAGCCAATGGCATTAGAACAATCTAAATCGCCTGTACGAAACTTATCAGACTGGTAATTACCAGGAACACTAGGCAAGGCAAGATTTAATGAAGTAGACTCAGCAAAAGCCGTGCCACATATTACCGTTAACATTAGTGGTAGAAATCTCATAGTTCATCTCACTTTACCTTCGAACAGATCCTTGATTTAATACCTGTTGACTGTACATCTTGTTTTAATTGTTTAGATGTGGTACATATATATTTTATTCTATTCAAATCACTATCTCTGACGTAAAGATCGAATGTTGTTCTACCCAAGTATGCTATTTGTAATATTTTATTTTCAGACGCAAAAGCTACTGGTTTCCATTCTTCATCAAATACTCCGATTTCATAATATAATACATCCTCTCTTCTATTCCACATCTTCATTTGAGTCACAGAGACGTCTTCTATATACGAAGGTCTCATCTTTGGATAAGTTGGCGTTAATTCGTGAGCAGTAGCATTTGTATAAATCAATGCTACTGCAATTGCATAATATATATATTTCATTATTTTGCGACACACTCCGCTACAACACTAGCTTTGTACTCACCGCCAGGCAGTGCTTTAGCTGACCCATACTTAGCTTCTGACTCAATTTTAAACCAGGTTGATCCTGCAAGTGTTAAACCAAATTCTGTATGGTTTTCATACTCAACCTTAGCCGCTTCGTAAGCTGACATTCCTGATACAGAATGGCTAGCCACTGTTGTCTCCCCATCCCAATTTACTGCATCCGAAAGACTAGGTGATGACGTAAATGAATTCGGCCATGAAATCTTTGCTTTGTATTTGTCTGCGACCGTAACATCATAGCGGACGATAGGATCCACGCCACCATCAGCCGCCTTTGTACTTAATTCGTCTGGTGTAGGGTTACCATAAACACCTGGCGTATCCGTAAAAATTGAACACTTGGATGATATATTACCGGTAATAGGTGTCTCATTGGCAAAGGCCGCTGTCGACATCAAACCTATAGCACCCAAGGTAAAGATTGATTTGAACATTAACTTCTCCTACTGTTCTCTGTCGTATTGCGAGCGTACCATTTTTCTATGGTTAGCGTCAGATGCTAGATTTCTCATCGCTCTAGGGTTATCAGGTAAAGTTGTATCTTCAAGTTTTAATGCATCTTTATATTCACCACCTGGTATATCTATTATATAATAATTCTCTATTTTCGGTGTTTGTGCTAGTGCAGCTAGCATTCTTGTCTGCGCTTCTACATCAACAAGATCACCTATACTATTTTCTCCTCCAAGATCTTTCTCAAAATTTGAAAGATTCTCTTCTGGCTCTTCTGCTTGTTCTTCCTGCTCAGCCTGATCAGCCTCATCGTTAATAGATAAGTTCGCCTGAATCCATTCATCATAAAATGGATCGCCTGGTAAAAGATCACTAAGACTTGCAAGATACTTTGCCAGTGCTTCTTTAAACCCCGGACAAGAAGGGTCAGCGAGAGGAGATGCCGCGCATAGCATTAGCTGCTCATCAATATCCATCTTGTAATTATATGTAACCGACTGATTAACTACTTGGCCATCGCCTTCTACGTCAATTGATCCATTTCCCCATTTAGTAGAATCAGTGTACGGAAATCTAAAAAACTTTGTTATATTTCCACCAGGAATTCCAGACCAATCATCTTTCTCTTCAAATACATATCCCCCATCAGGATTAACGTTTCTTACATAGACCACTGCATCCGTTTCAGGATCTTTAATCATGGTATATCTATAGTTTAGACCGTTTACCTGTACTGTAATATATGAAGAAGTAGCGTCTGGTAGCACGGGTCCCATGCTCCAGGTCAATCCAGCTATAGCCGCATTCGGTGTCACTCCATAGGTAGTATCAGAGTAACAGCAAGAGGAGAAGGCCACCGACAGCAGCGCCGCCAATGGTAGTTGATTTCTCATCGTCATCCATATCCTTTAGTGGGTTGAAAGATCCAGTATCTTCATCTGGCTGTTTCTCTTCATTTGCCAACCATGCGGCTTTTGCCTCAGGGCCAATCATTCCATCATAAGGACAGGGTGTGCCGGCATCCATCATTGCGTCAAATACTCTTTCGTCTTGACACATGACTGATACTGCAGCCACTTTCATTCCCATATCGTAGAGAACTTTTGCGTTCTTTAATTTTTCACAATTCATATCACGAACCGTTTTACCAGCTGACATGCCAAGAATTTGAGTTTGAACTGCGCCAGATACTCCTACTGTACATAAATCTGAGTTAGAAGAATTTATTGATGGCGCAATTGCAGAAGGGGGCGGTGATTCTACTTTTGTGGTAGAATTAGATTGACTAGATACTGTGCTATCGGTTTCATTTTTTGTGCACACATATCCATCAGGACAGTCAGCATCTTCAGAAAAAGACATAGTGCCAATAAATATGACAACTATTGCCGCTACAAGCAGTTCCACTATTTTTTTGTACATACTATACCCCATAATGTGAATCAGCTGTATTTATAATAATTAAGTTTTTACGCAAATTGCTTGTTGACCGTTAAGAAAATGACCAGACACACCGCTTAATTCAGCCCCAAGATTTTCTCTGGCTTTAAAACATTCTACCATGTCTTTATGTACACTGTGCTTTTCTACATAAGGATGTGTGTCATACATATAAACAAACAATAATATCCACATTACAAGTCTTCTTTCTTTTCATCCCATGGTTGACGGCCCGCATAAGGTACCCACTCAGCACCAGCAATAATCAGGCATGACATTGGAGGTTTGTCTTCATTTGGAAAAGATAAAACAAAGGCTAGCGTGCCAGTGTCTTGGTTTAAAAATATTTGAGCGGCTGACGTAAAGGTTCTTCCATCTTTAGAAGCAATCGTTCCGGTACCTTGGAGAAGTAATGCATTCTTATATTGCAGCATTATTCTCATTACTTCAGGAGCCGGATCGCACGGTACATTTATCTGTAACATGTCTGCATGCGCAGATGTACTAGTAACTAGCCCTAAGGCTAATAATAATTTTTTCATAGTATATCCCTTCTTAATAAAAAAAAGGGGCTAACCATGGCCCCCTGCGCACTTATTAAGTAGTGACCCTTGTAGGTATTTATCAGAAGTTAAAAGTAGCACCTACTTTTGAGCTTATTGCGTCTTCTGCATCGATATCCCAGGTTGTTTCACCAAACAACTCAAGCCCGCCAAACAACTCATATGTTGCACCAAGATTGATCTTTGGATTATCAAATGCTTTATCTAATTTAAACTCTTCGTTGTTATATACCGGCAAATCCATGTCTGCAGTGAGACCTACACCAAACATTGTGTATCCGACTTCAGGCGTTACCTTTACGCCAAAATCTTCTACGTCGGCGCCGGTCGCGTCATTGATTGTGTACGCTGCTTCTGTTTCTACACCCCAAGTAATACCCGTTGCTCCAATCTCGTTTGCTGAGACTGATGTTGCCGTTACAAGAGCGGCCGCTGCGATTGCTGCAAATTTCATTTTTTTTAGTTCCCTTTTAAAATTATCATGATAAGCTGCCACGTTTTCTGTTGCTAGGTAAGTGGCCAACCCCCTGTGTTATGCAGCTAGTGCGTAACCAGATGGTGCAAAATTATCGTTTGCATTTGTGTTTTGTAAACTAGAATACATGTCGATCCTAAATTTCTGCCCCATCAGAAATACATCTTATGTACTTGTGGTGGAGCAGCGCGGTACTGCCCCGCGGTCCATACATCCGTTATTAACGCTTACAACTTATATATTAACATGTGTTTTAAATACTGTACATGCTCCATCACAATCTTTCTTGAGTGTGATATAATTAGCACATAGCCATCCGGATCGTATGCAATCCATTTATATTTCTTCTTCGCTATCGTGAATGTAGAGTTGGATGAGGGCATAGTGGAGAACTTTCATTAAATCCTTTCGAGCATCAGCCCGAGTGCCTTTTTTACCATAACGATTCGAATACTTATCAACATTTCCCATACAAAAGCCTGTACCATGGCCTCTTGCAATAATTACTTCTGTTGATTGGAACTTATTAGTTGCATAATGCCCATCATATGTAGCATCAATATAATTTTTAAATTCTGCTATCAATTCACCTTCATTAAATTTATAATTAATCATTTATTCGTCCCAAACTCCATCCCATGTATAAAATACGTGTTTATCAATTACCTTGCTTACTTCCATCTGATCAGCCCAAGACGGATTTACATACGTTGCGTGATAAAAAGTAGCACCTTCAGAAGGATCATCTACGTTTCCTATCATCACGTCGCGCGCAATGACTTTAGCCTGACCCCATGCTTTTTTTTCAGAAGGAGTTTGATCTTTAATCATAAACGTCCAGCTAAATTGCTTAGGCTGATATACGACGTCACAAATATTATTCGGCCATTGTGCGTGTTCCACGCGATTTAGTGTAACATGCGCAACTGCGATCTGGCCTTCTACGACTTCACCCCGAGCCTCGTGATAAATGTTCATAGCCAAGCATTCATGGCTTTTAGCATCTATCTCGGGGTGCATCATAGTCAGAGTTACTGCTACTGCTGCTAGTCCTGACATGGTTAATAATCCACTTGCTATATTGACTGCTCTTGACATTGGATATTTATAAACCTAATACTCTATATGATTTACCTTTATGCAGCATTAGCGGATTCCTCCATTTTAATTTCAGTCATCCAAATATCGTGTTCAACTTCCATATCAGCTTCTATACGCTCAATATTTTGCTGAAGATCATCTACAATGTCAAGCAGTTCAATTAAAACAGTGGCACGGCTATGACCAAAATTATGAGAACGACGAACGATGCTCATCAATTTCTTTCTCATCATTATTGCATCTTGAATATCATTTACCATAATCATTACGCTACTTCCTCCATTTTGTAAATTAAATTAGCTGCTGACATTTCAGGCTTAAATCCGATTGCAACAAAACCATAGTTAGCTACAACCATTACATTACCTTCTACATCAACGATGATATCACCGACTGAAAGTGAAGACATACGTGAGAAACGTGTAATCGCTGACTCAGGGCCAATGTTCCCGATTTCAAAGCAATGCTCAGGAGTTTCAGCACGAATATCAGAAACATGAGTATAAAGGCCATCTGTGAGAGCTTGATCAGCAATACCAGAAATGTTATTACCGCTGAAATCAAAGTTCATCTCAGTTTTAGCTTCGCGCTTAGCATTAGTTTCGCCAGCGTTGATAGCTTCGATATCTGTGTCAGAGTATTGAATTTGCCAAACTGTAAAAATCATGTCATTATCTCCTTATGATATAACCATACTACACTGTTCCAAATCGTTTGTACACAGTTAATTGCGGCCCAACCGCATTTTGTTTTTATTTAAAAACAATAACTTATAAATATCGTTAATATGGAGGAATGAAATGATAGATCCGATCACGGCAATTAGTGCTGCGACGGCTGCTTTCAATGGTGTGAAGAAACTCGTGGCTGCTGGCCGGGATATAGAAGATGTTGTTGGTCAATTAGGAAAGTGGTATGGCGCCGCAGCAGATTTAAGTAGAGCTGAACAGCAGAGGAAAAATCCTCCAATGTTTAGCAGATTATTCATGAGTGGTTCAGTCGAAGAAGAGGCGCTGGCCATTATAGTTCAAAAAAAGAAATTAGAAGAGCAAGAGAAAACTTTACAAGAGTTATTAAACCATAGATTTGGTTATGGCACTTGGAAAGAAATGGTAGAATTACGTCGAAAGATTAGAAAAGAGCGTGAAGAAACCGTATATAAACAGCAAGAAAAACGTCAGGCATTTCAAGAAGGATTACTCTTAATTTTTTTAGTCGCCGCCGGCTTTGCTATTGTAGGCGGTACTACTTTTATGGTAGGTTTGGGAGCCGGATGGTGGTAGCTACATCATAAAGGCTTCTAACGATTGTTGTGCTACTGGAGGATTTCCTTGCCTTTGTTCCCAGCCAGATTCCCACCCGGATGCATTAGCTAGTGTTGAAGGAATATGATCAAACGTGCCGTTGCCACGTGGGACATAGTTTTGCCCAAATCTGACAAAGTCACACATCACATCTTCTAAATCTTTTGGTTTGCCGCCAGTTCTTTCACGAAGTAAATCCATAAAGTTATCAGCTTTCCAACCACCAGATAGTTTTTTCATGCAGCGTACTGCATTATTTCCTAAATATGTGTGTGAATCAACGTCACCATGTTCAGGGAAATAGTCAGAACAATCCATAGAAAAGGCCGCATATTGAAAGTTAAATTTTCTATGGCCGTTCGCCGCATTATGTGTATTAAGAAAGTCAACTATTTCTTTATGTCCACGCTTTTCTTTTAAGAAGAAATCAGTAAATCTGTTCATAAGATCAGGTAATTCTTTTACCATAAAGTCTACATTAGACGTTCCTTTTTTTGGTGCAGGAGGCTGATTACCTATTGATGTAAACAGCGGTTTACCTGATGCCTTTGTTTGCACTAGGTCTTCTGACATATCTTGAACATCACGGTGTTTTCCCCAATGCTGTACTATATTATTACGATAACCATGATCGTTTTCAAATGATGCACCAGACCCTGTAATTCTGTGACACATAAAAACATATAACCACGTTTTAATACCCCACTGAATATTATCATTCGCTGCTGATAATTTTCTTCTATCCTTTTTCTGCCAGCGCCACTTCGGAGTCTTAGAACCAAATCTTAAGTCCTGTAGTACATTTGAAAAGCCAGCAGCATTTCGTGTTTTACAGTCGTAGATATCAATCTTCTGCATCAGAGGATCGTTAACAATTTTATTTGCCTCTGGACCTTCATAATCAAGCTCTCCCCAGTTTACATTATCTTGAAGCCAGCCAGCTTTTGGATAATAATAATTGACAAGAACATCGATTGCTTCTTCATTAAGCCACATTCTTAACCCAGTCTCTATAGGAATCAATACTATCAGGAAGATTTTTATTTTGCAGTACAGGCTCTTTACCTACGTTCCACATTAATATATTCTTGCCTGAATTTTTTGGAATGTATTTCCATACTTTGCCATCATATGTATCTATAGTCGGAAATGGTGGCAAGTTTTCTTTTTTCTCTGTAGCTGTAAATGCCAAAGGCTCTGACACAGCTTTGGCTGTACCCAGTTCCCCTGCCTTCATATTACGAGATACACAAACAGATGTAAACTTGGCATTTGGCCAAGCTATTTGTAATGCACGAGTAAGAACACCGGTGGATGTTGCAACATATACCTCATCGGGCGGATCAATTGCCATAGCACTTTTTACAATACCAGCGGTTACCATTTCGTGTTTTAAGCCCAATGGAACAAAATAAGCGTCTTTGTTTTTACTGGCCCATTTTTGTGCAATCAAGTTTAAATTAGGCATTGCTGCTATTCGGTGAAATTCTGCAGAAGCTCCTCGCTCAATGCAACAGGCTTGGTGATCGGAAATGCGTTTGGAGGAAGGCATAAACAGCTTAACATTTTTTCCGTGTCTTTTGGCCACATCAAGTATACTAACACCAGCAAGACCAGTGCGAGGCTGAACATATACGATAGTACGGATATGATCAGGGAGAGAAGATATGAGACAATCCCCGCCACGAACCTTACTGCCAGTAATATAATCATCGCGAACAACACGTATACCAGAGTGTTCAGTGACAATAGGTTCTCCATATGGATCCTCCCAATCTTTTGCAAGTTCTAAATAGTATTCTTTTGGATCGCCGTATAATGCCGGAATATCTTTATTAATGCCATCAATTACATGATTATTATGTGCCATTACATAAAACTTTCTAATGTATTTTCTGAAATGCCCCAGTTCATACGACGATAGTACATCGGATTAAGATGGACTGACTGAGGTTTTTCCATTCTTTCTGCAGCATAACGCTCTTCATCCATGTCATACCACGCTTGAGGTGCTTTTACTAATTTCATTCCATAGATTTTCATACAGCCTTCCATATTCCAAGCTGCTAACATTCTTTCGCCTCTATCTCCCCAAAATGGTTTGCCTTTATAGTAACCAGTTTTAGGCAGCTTGCGGCCTTCGAATTCAATAGGCCATGGTACGGCATATTCTACTTCAATGCCAAGACTTCTGCCAAAATCAGAATAAGCTTCGACCATTTTATAGATGCTGCTTTCAACCCTGCACAAATGGTGACGCACATCAATATTACCAAGAGATATAGTAACACCTTTATGATGTGGTTTGATATGAGATCTGATATAAGCAAAGTCTTCTTTTATCTGACCAAACAATGTAGTCCCATCTTGTTTGACTACACTACTATTCTTCGGTGCGTATGCACACACGTGGCTATCACCAATCGCTAACCATTCGTGTGGTAAATCGCTACCTACAAGAGACTTAGCTTCAGAAAGCTTCTCAGTTATAGCATCACACCATACTTTATCTATAACGTCTTTTCGCTTCTTTAACTGAGCGCCATAGTCAACTGGAGGACCGTCAAGCACTGTTATTGTTTCTGATGCAAGTAAGTTATCAATCCAATCCTTAATAACTTCAGTAAAACCTCCCATAAGATTAATGCTTCCGCCAAAGTTAGCACCAGGCAAAAGATATACATCTTTATGCTTTCCATTCGTGTGGTCAATAGGTACGCCAAGATTTTCTGACCAAGTCCTGGCATAACCATAGCTATGGCTCGATTCTTTCTTTGGTATTTTACTAAAGGTTCCGACTATCATTCTACAAACTCATATGTTATACCTGCTTCGTTAAACAGTATTTCTGAGTGGCCCCAAGATTTTTTCCAATTTTCTTTTATTTCCTGCTTCGGCATAACAACGCGCTTAATACCTACTTGAATCACGCCTTTTGCACACTCAGAGCACACAGGCAAACCAGTGACATATATTGTGGATTGATCTAAAGACACGCCGTTATATGTGGCGTTATAGATCAAGTTTTGTTCGGCATGTACGATATATTGGTACTTAAGTTCTCTATCATTTAAGCGCGCGGCGCCATCAAATATGCCTCGAGGGAATCCATTATATCCTTGTGCTAAAACCTGACCTTTAGATCCTACGGCTACCGCGCCAATTTGCGACGATGGATCTTTAGACCAGGTTCCTACTGTTCTAGCAAGCTCTAAGTAACGAAGATCCCATTTATTACTCATCGCACTAACTCAAAGTGCCGCTCATACACATGAAGATTTTGAACCTGCCAGATCATCATACCAGGCTCAATGGCTGTACCATTTCCATTTGAAGTACGTTCAAAGCGTCTGAAATTATAATCATCACACAATTTTTGTACTACGTGCATTTGCCATGCATTATCATTCTTATATCCGAAGACCACATCATTAGATCTCATTTGCACAACAGAATGTAGTAGGCCGTCACGAACATAATACGTGACTGCATTAGTACAAATAAAATCATTCTTGCCATTATCTTTATAGTCTACCCAGATATTAGGGCGGTTGTAGACCATAGTGGCGCGTCTACCATCAGGATGTTCTAAAAGCTCTGTCAGTACATTATCATATTGATTGTGATATGAGTCACTAAAAATAAGTTTGCCATAGTTAGAATTAATTTCACCATGATGGTTGGCAGCATACTTCCATGCATCAGGCGGACCTCGATGCTCACCATAAATGTCATTAATATTAGTTGACATATTATGATACCATAATAATTCTTGGTTAATATATCCTTGATTTGGCTGTCCGAAGATTGAAGGTTCAGTTGCAACAAATGATGCGCCGATCAATTCAATAGTCTTAGCGCCGGTTTTATCTATAGTGAATGCTTCATCATTGAGCTCACCTATAAAAAACCGGCGGATATCTTCTACGCTATCCATTCTCATTATTCATCTCCTGTTATATAGCGATCATCCATATGATGATGCCCATCTGATATGTGCTGCATTAGTATCATTAATTGTGTGGTGGCGTGTGCAAGATGACTATAGCCTGATTCAGGATCTAGATCTTCACCATTCCAGAATGAATTAAGGTGGCGTTGAATAGACGAATATGTACGAGACCATTCTGTACAATGTCCGTCATCACGCCAGTTATTAGTACCATATTTATTAGCGCCAAAGCCAAGTACTTCTGCAACTTGGGTCAGCGAATCAATGGGTACTAGTGCGTGCGGGGCTTTTCCATTATCATATTTCATAATTATATTCTATCATATTCTAGTGGATATGTAAACCTATTATTTTTATTAATATGTTTTAGTGCATCTTTTGCATCAATATAATCTAAGATTTTATACTCGACTACTTGGTTTTCTTCAAGAGGACCAGGCCATGGTCTAGACCACATCCAAATTCCAAGTTTATCAATGCGGCCATTGCGTATTTGTTTTTGAATATATTCTGATACATGAACACCAGACTTAGAATACATCTTATAGTCAATGGATCCAAGCATCTGATGATATGTATCATATTCATAGCCATCATACAAAGTCTGAAACTGATCAACCTTTGCTTGATGGAATTCTACGAATTCAGAATCCCACCGAAAATAAGGGTTCGGTCGATTATCTTCGTTGATTTTTTCGTCACGCTGAATAATAAAAGCTTTGTCGACCTTAGCTTTAAAGTGTGTCATATTACTCCATTTTCCATAAGTTGAAAGATTTCAGTTGCAGTTGCATCAAACTCCTCTTGCGAAGATTGAGAGAAGTCAAAGCCAAGACCACCCATATTATCAAAGATTTTTTCTGCATGATCTAATGTGCAGTTAAACATTTTTTCAATTTCACGAATATACAACATTTATTTTTCTCCATTTGATATAACTATACTACACTATTACAAATAGTTTGTACATAAAAAAATGCGCCAAAGCGCATTTTAGTTTTGTTTGTAATCAATAACTTAGAATTTTTATCCAAATCTAGCTAAATATTGTCCTATTCGACCTACAAAAGGTAGAAGCATAAGAGCCATAAGTAAGTTCATTCCCGTATGAGCCATAGCAATTCGTAGCGTATCACCTTTTGGCATTCCATCAGAAACAAATAAACCAGCTAACCATATTGTACCTGTCGTACCGATGTTAGCTCCGAGCACACAAGCAATAGCGGCGGGTAGAGGTAAAGCACCAGAAGCGACTAGTGCAATAATAGCAGTAGTAGATAGTGAAGACGATTGCCATAGCAATGTCATGATGATTCCACCGAAGAACATATAGATCGGACTACCTAGAAACCAGTTAAGGTGTTCCATATTCCCCATAGATTTCATTCCACCTGAGAATGTCTTAAGTCCAATATAAAAAATGACCAGCCCAACAAGGGCTGTTATCATCGGGTTTCCTAGGTCCATTTTCTTTACCTTTTTCCAAAGTTTTTTACCTTCATTTTTCATTAGACGATGCTCGGCAGATCGCCATGATTGCCTTCATGGGACGGCGGTGTCCAACCGCCTGGCTTTAATAAATCAGGTAAACCAAAACGATTAGGCCGACCAGGTTTTACGCCAGGTTCTTTTGCCATATTGGCATCATAGATCTTATTCCATGCCTCATTAGCATCTACGCCCATTACATCAAGAGTGCCAATAGCAAATACACACATATCAATTAGGCCGTCAACAACTTCTTCTGCATCAGAATTATTAATAGCAGACAGCGTCTCTTGGTACTCTTCACCAATCATAAGCATACGAAACATAAGATATTTCTGCATCAAAGTTTTGTCGCCACGATTAGCTTGAAACCAATCGTGTACACCAAACTTGTCGTGCATGTTTTTAATATCATTTACCCAATTGTCACTCATTTAATTCTCCTTGTATCATATAGCATATTCTATCATATTTGTGAAATATTGTAAACATCTAATTTACGGCTTATACGTTTTACTTTTACCATTATGCTCATTACATGTCACACTTACAACACTGCACCTATCACCTGTTACATTTGCGGCAGTCTTACTAATTTCTTTATATGCCATATATGCAAAATGTTCTGTACTAACTATAGGAACAATTTTGATTTGAGCCAGTCCTCTGCCTTCTAATAATTTAAATGTTTTAAGCTGAGGATCAGATTCTAATAAAATAACCTTATACGCAAAATTATTTTCTAACCATTTGTTAAATGGTTTCAGCGCATTAAAATCTATTACTACCCCATTTGAATCTAGCTCATCACATGTAAAATCTACGCTAAACGTTAATGAATAGCCATGTAAAAATTGATCGTACAGAGTTGAATTTAAATGTCTAAGGCACCCTTGTAATTCATTATTATACCCATAAGTTTTTGTACTATAGTAAGCCAAGTTGTCCCTTCTCTAATTTTTTAATACCTAGAGCCCAGTTTTCAGCTGCCGATTCTACATACGATAAAGCTTTGCCAGGAAATTCTTCTTCAAACTTTAAAACATCATTTAGGCCGTTAAAGTATTTTATATAAAACATTTCATTCTTTGCGTCTATTTTTACTTCGCAATAGTCATCAGTGTCTGATTCGTCTTTGTAATACGTAGAGATTAATCGGCCCATTTTTATTCTCCTATAAAGTTTTGAATACTTGGATAAATTTGTCCTATAGCTTCAGCAACAGACAAGGCTAAGTCCATATGTTCTTTTTGTGTACCATTAGCAGATCTTAATTCAATATAATGAATCCATGACCTAATAGTACCATTTACATACACCCTTGAAACAGTATTTCCTTCGGGCAATACGGCCCTTGCCTGCTCTTTTGCGATACCATTATCTATAGCCCAACTATAGGCCATTTTAGCAGTTTCAATAACTGCCATCTGTTTATTCGCCCATTCATCTTCAAGAGCCATATCATTATTTTCGACGCTGTTCTGGCGATTCTTAGGATCTTGTAACCTTGCATCTCTTAAGACGAAATCTGTATCTAAGTCTCTGATATCAGCATATCGCTGAGAGAATTCTTGAAACGAAAAGGATCTATGCCTTAGTAATTGTCTAGCAATATCACGTGTTGTTTCAATCTCAATGCACGCAGACGCCATTTCAAATGGGCTCCAATGCCGATGCTTAATTAAATAATCTAAAAGCTTAGCAGTTGTTTTAGTATTCGCCTGATTTGATGGATTAGAAACTCTTGCACAATATGCAACTAAATCTTGAATATTTTCAAGCCCCATAATCCCAGGTTCACCTGAGTGAACATGCTTTACCGGCTGGCTATATGATATAAGACGGGTTTTCATTATTTGCCCTGTCCCCTATACTTTTTATATCCACGTTTTTTATGTTTATTCATCGATGCCATCTTAACGTTTCTGCGGCCGATGCACGTCTTCTTTGAATTAGTAAAACCTTTTGCCATTATCTATTCCTTACTGTATTTTAAAATCTTTAAAGCGTTCATTCATGTGGGACTTATCAAAAGCCGGAACATCATCCATGACACCATCAGTCGCATTCTCTGCATCATAAAGTCTCATCCTTGACCGGTCAATACCTATAACAAATCTTTTATTTGCATTAGGATCGTTATATCTATTCTTAAGTTGTTTGACCATTATTTGGCCTTCTGTCTCAAGCTCTTCTGATGATATAAGGGCGAACATGAGATCTGCGGTAGCGGGTAATCCAAAAGACTCGGACGTATCTTCAAGCCCAGGATCCGAGCTAGTATAACCACTACGAGTCGTTTGTGTTGCAGATACGATCGGAACGTCAAACTCCACCGCAAGACCTCGTAGCTCTTCAGCAATTGCTTTAATGTAGGTGTATGAATTGATTGCACCACCCATTCCTTTCATACGAGAAGAAGAACATATATTAAGATAATCAATAAAAATCATATCTGGCACAAAGTTCTTTTTTAGTTTAAGTTCATTGAGCAAAGCTCGGAAGTGTCCGGTATGAGCAGAGCCAGTTGGATACTCTTTAATAATAAGCTTGCCATTTGTCTTTGCCGCAACCTGATCAACTTTAGAAGTCAGCATATCTTTCGTGATGTGCTGTAACTGATCTAACGGAATATTTAATAGATTAGCATCAATGCGTTCTGCAATACGTTCTTCTGCCATTTCCATGGTAATGTAAAGTACGTTTTTTCCTTGAGTAAGGACATTACCTGCCATATGACACATAAACAACGATTTGCCTACACCTGTGCCAGCAAGAGCGATATTAAGAGTTTTATTAGGTAATCCGCCTTTGGTAATCTTGTTAAAATAATCTAAGTCAAACGGAATACGCTCTTCATCTTCGTGATAAAACTCATAACGTTTTTCAACATCTTCAATATAGTCATGACCTACAGACGGATCAAATGTTACAGATAAGGCTTTTGATAGCAAGTCAGGCATAGCGGTTTTAGTAAGTGTCTGATGCTTGCCGTCAATAATACTAATGCTTTCCATTACTGCATTATGAATAGCTCTGTCCTGACACCATTTTTCAGTAGTATCTATAAGCCATTCTTCATCAGCCTTCTCACTCTTATCAAACACATTCGGTAAAATTTCCATAGCCGCAGTGTATTGATCATCATTAAATTTATCAGACTGATCTATTTCTATTTTAAAAGAATCAATGGTAGGAAGTTTATTATACTTAGCAACAAACTTTGCTACCTCTTTGAACAGCTGATTGTACACTCCCTGAAAATATTCAGGTTTAATAAAAGGAAGAACCTTACGAGTGTAAGGCTCATCAATCAATAGATGTTTAAGTATTGTCTGTTCAACGTTACTCATTATTTTCCATTTCGTTTAAGTTATTAACTAGTATGCTTTCTAATATTTTTCCGGCGTATTTTTGAAAGTCGACATTGTCAACCGACAATTCGTTATCAGGAGAAAAATGCATGTTAAAATCGAATTTCATTTCAGCACTATTGTCATCGAATTTAATATTACCAAAGCTAATTACCGACTCAATGAATTCGCCGTTTTTGATACGAATATGCCAGTATTCCTCATCGCCGGGTATTAACTCATAATCAATATTTTCTTCTAGCATATTAGGAATTTTAACCATTAGCATCCTCCACGATATCATCCATATCTACTAAAGATTGATGACCAATACTATATTGCTTCTTTAAGAAATCTTTAAAATCTGTTTCAGCAAAGATTGGATCCCAGAAGGATTTATCAAGAGTGGCATCATGCCGAACCTTAGATCCAATTTCTCCAGATGTCTGATCAACAGCAGCATACCAGCCATTAGAAGGCTTAGTGACATAACCACCAGCAAGAGCGCAATCGAGCAACCCAGAGTACTTACGGACACCACCGTCCCAGGAAACAGTAATAGGAATTTTAGACTTTTCTTTAACATAACGACTTTTCTCCACGTTAATTACAAAGTGATAACCTTGAATCTCAGTGCCTTTCTTATCTTGTTGCCGGCCGAGGATCCAGATATTATCTGCGCTGTAGTATATACCAGTACCTCCACCAACAATAGCCTTTGGAAATAATCCAATTTCCATATACGTGTGATTGACAGCAATAAGTGGAATATTCTTCATTGTAAGATACGGTGTAGACATGCGGAACAAACCTTTTAAGGCTTTGGCGCGAGACATATCTGCAACGGACTTTTCATTGATAGCATCTTCTAATTCTTTTTTTGATGCTAAGTTGCCAATAGAGTCAATAACAATAATGACTTTATCATTTCTATCAATCTGTTCTAGTTGCCCAATAAGATCAAACTTGAGTTCTTCTACGTTAGCAATAGGAGTATGTAGAATGCGGGATGTGTCAATGCCAAACTGCTCAAAATAACTTTGAGGTGAACCAAACTCTGAGTCATAGAATAGCATAACAGCGTCTGCATGTTTCTTGAGATAGGCGCCCGCCATCAACAATGCAAAAGAAGTCTTAAAGTGTTTAGACGGTCCGGCTAGAACCGTAAGCCCGGGCGCTAGCCCGCCGTCAACTGATCCCGACAATGCCACATTAACCATAGGCACATCGGTCGGAGTCATATCTTTCTCTGTAAAAAACTTAGAGTCTGCTAGGACTTCAGCCGTTTTGATTTTACTGTTTTTCTTCAGTTTGTCCATAATCGACATTTTGTTCTCTTTCTCTTTCGTCTAATTCATACATAGCTCTGTATTCATTATTAATTCTAACACATTCTCCAAGCAATGTAAACCCTTTATCGTGATTAAATAATGCACTTGTATCTTTTGGAAAGCATGCTCCACCATATCCACGTTTATTGTCAAGACCTGGCACCGCAGTATGAGATTGTCCAATACGTGGGTCGGATATAATAGCGTTTACTATTTTATTATAAGAACCCTTGTTATTTTCTATCACATCGTAAAACTGATTAAAGAATAACACTTTCATAGCTAAGAAAGAATTGATCCCATACTTGACATAGCTGGCATCTACTGCTGACATGCGATGAACCGGACAAGGCCGGCAAAGACTATGCTCTTTATAGTAGAATTCTAAGTCATCAATAATACCGTTTTCACCACCAAAAATATGCATACCTGGATTGATGAAGTCGTCAACAGCATTTTTTTCTGTAAGAAACTCAGGGTTATATATGATTCTATTTCCGCCTGATCCTTTTATAAGACTTTTTATAATATCAGGAGTAACAGTCGACTTAATGACAATAATACCTGACATTCGTTTTTTAAGTTGTTTGACGGTGTCTACTAAGATACTAGAATCAATAACTCCGTTTTTTCCCATTGGCGTTGGCACACATACAAATGCTATATTTTCTTGTAATTTAATATCTTTAAGACTTACATTGTATTTAGGATCTACTAATTGTATTCTTACACCCGGAGTTTTAAAACCATATTCTACGGCCTTACCGACAAAACCATGGCCTACAATAGTAATTTTCATTCTTTTATCCTATATTTGATAGACGAGTTCTTAATTCCGATGACGAAAATCTATGATCTCTTTTATTATAATACAATTCAATGTTTCTGGCAGAACAAATAGATCTGCCCTGTAAACGTATCTCTTTTATATTCTTCACCTAAAATTCTTACGTCGAAATGAAACATCTGCAGAATGTCTTCTAGATCTTGCTCCGTTTGATATGGAATTATTTCATCTACATATTTTACGCCTTGAAGCTGAGTCCATCTTTCTACTAAAGATTGAACCGGTGAATTCTTATTTGACCGATCTACACTCGGATCTACTTGCAAACCGCATATCAGATAATCACAAACTGTTTTAGCTTCTCGTAACATTGATATATGACCTGCATGTAGCAGATCAAACGTCGAAGCAGTAAATCCTATTTTCATGGGTTTGAACTATCGTCATCAAAGTCATCATCCATATGATATCCTACAGTTTCACGTTCAATATCGTTATGATTAAACTCGGCCCAATATAATTCATAAGCTATGCCTTCTTTAAGACATTCAAATTGATGATAGAGACCAGGTTTTACTTTATGATACTCTCCTTCATCTAGAACAGTGACATCACATAAATCATAGTCACGCTGCCATGTGCGGATAAGCATTTTACCAGATTCAACATAGAAGCCATTCCATTTATAACGATGCAAATGTTTTGAGCAAACTCCACCTTCTTCCATTTCAATACGATGAAACTCTAAAGCACCATTGGCTTCAATCAGTTCTGTCGTGCCCCATATTTTACCGGCTTTCATACTCTATCTCCATTAATTGTGCAATTCTTTTATATGCATTCTGTACTTCATCTTGTAATTGATGTACATTATTTTCAAGTAAATCTATTTTATTAGCTTGAGCGATAATGATCTTTCTATTTTTCTCAGCTTCCATCTCATCTGGCATCATAGCATAACTCCATTTTTATATGCGTATTCTAGTGCATTATTAGCTTCGGTTTCTAACGGCCGGTTTTCATATATATTAGCTGTATCTTTATCGATTTGTTTAATAAGATCTACGATTTGCACTGCAGTAATAGGATATTTTTTTTCAATAGCATTACCGGCAATAGATATCATCATTCTATAGATCATGCGATATCTACCAGTTCCATCAATATTAGCAATACTCATATATTCTTGTAATAATTTTTTATTTACAAATGGGCAATCTGCGTAACTAGACCAAACATAATCAGTATTATCAAGTTTAGATTTGCGGTAATCGATTATCTGTTCACGCCATGCGTCGGGCAGCCTGTCAAGAAAGTTCTTACTATTCTGTTTTTCGCTATATTCCCATTTGGCCATTAGCTCATCGGGATTAATTACCTTACCACTATTATTAGAAAATACAAAGTTATAAGCATTACTGTAATCTGCAGGAACATAATACATACGAGATAAATCTTTAGTTTGTTTATCTCCAAGCGAATCAATCTCGGTATTGAGGGCGAACCAGAAGTGCTTGATTCTATCAGCTTCAACCGTTGACGTAAGCGGAAAAACAATTCTGAACTTAGGTAAATTATGAGTGCTGCTGGCAGTAGAATAAACAATATATTTTGAATGGCCAAAGCGGTTTCTAAGATCATCTTCTAGCCCGCCTTTAGGTAAGTAATCATCAACATCAACAGCAGCCCAAGCTCCCCAATAAGCCACATTTTTGTTTGCCCGAGTAGTCCCATCAAAATAAGTAGCCGGTGATATAAGTTCAGCATCTAATTTCCCTTCAAGTTTTCTTTCCGACAGTTTATATATGAATTTTTCAAACTTGTCCCAAGACTCAAAGTCCATGCGCCTATGAGTTTTATTATCATATCTGCTCTTAAAAACAGTAAGTGAATACATTACATAAAATCTTCTAATGTGGCTACAGGTTCTGGTTTCCAATTGACGGCATCAAGTATAGGCTGCAGCGGTTCAATAAAGGTCTTCTCAAACATTATACCATAGTCTACATATGTTTGTAAACCTATTTCTTTAGGTAATATGCCAGGAAATGAAATAACATTCTCTTTGATAGGATTCGGTATCTTAAGATAAAGGAATTTTACTTTCTCACCGTTCTTGATAGTTTCATATTTTCTACCAAGATTGTTTTGGTTTATTAGATGATTATACAAGAGAGACCCACGTACGTGGATGGGTGTGCCTTTACCATAAATAGTCTTGCGATCTTTCCACTTATTTACACTTGTTACACCACGTGGAAAGGCAATGCTTTCTGCCGGCAAATTATTAAACTCATGCTTAAAGTCGGCTATAAACTTTTGCGTATCTTTCTCGGTACTATTAATAATAACTTTAAAGATCTGTTTAAACTTGTCACGAACAACTTCAGGCGTCGAGGACTTAATGGCTTCAATACCCATCATCTTTAGCTTGGGCTCTGCGAATTGTACACCTTCTGAATTATGCACATTTAAGATATATCTTTTCTTAGCGGTCCATATACCTCGATCAGCAATAACCTCGCGGGCCATTTCCATCCGAGGCATATATCCGTTCATGACAGAGAAGAATTCATCATACGATTTTGCCATTGATTTTTCAAAATGCTCTGAGCATATTTTATCAAGAAACTTGACAGGATCTTTAGGGGCGAACTGTTTAACCAATGGACCCATATTCACATAGATTGAATCAGTATCAATAGCAACAATGTAATCTTTGTTTGCTTTAGTAATATCGTTCATAGCCTTATTCATACACTGCTCGGCCCACTTAATAACAGTCTGACCCGTGAGTGTGACAGACTCTGCTAGTGCGTTATCAAAATACTTAAAGTACTTATTAGCCAGTGCGCCATACAAAGAGTTGAGTAGAATCTTAATTGCCATCTGGTTGTTTTCAAGCTGGTTAATTTTAGACTCTAGTGATTTATCTTTTGTCTTCTCATATTCCGATTGAGCAGCAAGCATTTGTTTTTTAATAGTACTTCTTTCAGCATAGTAGTCGACAATCAATTCTGGAATAATACCTTGCTTGGACCGCTCAAAGGGTACACCAGAGGCGCACACAGCATAGTGTGTGTCTACAGGCTTAGATCTATCATGTTGTGAAAGATAGTAATCGACGCCCTGAGGGAAACGAATATTATGATCGCGGCATAGGGTTTCAGGTGAAATATTCTGTTGCACAATGATATTTGGATATAGTGAATTAAGATCAAAAGATACAACCCAGTCGTGCGCGCCTACTTGAGGATTTTTAACAAAACCGCCGGCTATTGCATGCGCCTTGCCGGTTTGTCTAGCCTCTGAGCCTGGGTTGCTCTTTGAGGTTTCCGTTGCGCCGTATATGGCATATGGAACTTTTTGTATTTGAGTTATCGGTGATATGATATTATTACCTAATAGTCTACGATATATAATCGATTCCCATATATTTGTAGTGCCAAATGTATCACTCACATTTACGCCACCACGATACGCCATAGTCAGCGCTAGCGATATAAGCCCCATCTTTTTATCGATATTGTTGACAAGCTGTACATCTTTAATATTATAGTCAATAAACTTTTGGTGGTCTTCTTTGTATAGTGTATAAAGATTACCATGTTCTTCGTAAGACAGCTTCTTTTCACCTAATACAGTATAGGCAATATGATCAAGTTTATATGATTCTTGATTACCATATGAATATCCGAACTTCTTGAACAGCTCCAAGTAATCAGCCTGCTGTATTCCTACTAGTTCAAAAGCCAACAGATCGCGCTGCATAGATCTAACTTTACGTTCGTTTATAAGATTCCATGGTGACAGACGCTTCATAGCAGACTCAGTACCTAGCATAGCTATACGATTCACAAGATAAGGAATATCAAAGAAACGGATATTCCAACCTGTTATAACGTCAGGATAATTTTTAGTCCAGTATCCTAAAAATTTACCGAGCAGTTCTTCTTCTGATTTACAGTGATGATATTGAACTAGATCGCCGCCAAGATCAATTGATATCTTAGAAGGATCATACTCATCTAGACCCCATACTTGATAGACCGAGGACTTACTAGACTTTAGTGCAATAGAGATAATAGGATATGCTGCTTCTTCAGGAGTAGGGAATCCGTTATCAGATGCAACCTCAATATCAAAGTTAACTACATTCACATGATTAATGTCAAATTTTACATCATTAGGAAACTTTTCAGTAATAAACTGATGGATATAGTTTGTGGTGCCATGGACCGTAAAGCTTTCAATACCATCGTATTTCTCAACAAATTCTTTGGCGTCCCTCATCGATGCGAGCTTAATTGGCTTAAGCTGTTTACCAAATAAGGAACGGTACTTCGAAGGGTCTTTCGATTCAATGTATAAAGAAGGTTCAAATTTATATTTCTGGGCTATGCTACTTCCATTGTCAGAATAGCCGCGGTATAGTATTGAATTACCGTATCGGTTTACGGATGTATAAAAAGCCATGTGTTCTCCTATCAACAGCACCATTCTAACACAAAAAAGGGGAGTTGTACACCCCCCTTTTTAAATATTTTTTCCGTCAGGCGTATGAGTGCCTGAATTATGTAATGCCCATCGAAAGCTGTCCCACATGTCCCAGCCTTCTGATCTAAGTTGGGCATACCATTGTTTAAATCGTTTATATCGTTGGATTATATTGCTCTCCATTGTAACCGGGATATGACTGGCCTTTATGAACACCAGAGTTACAACCTACAACCACCACAAGTAGAAAGATGATTGACCACAATGTGACTCTCTTAGACCACACAATAAATTGCTCAAACGTTTTTTCTGCTTCTTTCTGCGCGGCAGCTCTTACTTCTTCATCGGTCATTAAGATCTCGTTCTGTAATATGATCTATAAATTTCACGTAGCTCAACGCTATCAGTGGATTCTTGCACTATATAGTCAGTTTTATCAACTCTAGCTGCATCGGCCATACCAATAGCATCTTCTTCTCTACTAGCAATAGCAATAATTTCACCATCTTTTTTTCTTATTATAAACATTAGTTAAGCCCAAAACAAGGAAGGATATTAAGGTTGCAGTACCTTCCATAATCTTCAAGACCTACCATTGCCATTAGTAGCAGGACGGGAACAACTGCAATCATAAATACAATAACCGCAAATGCTTTTCCAAGGTCTTTAGTTGTACAATATTCAGTGTGCTCACTCATATTAACGCTCCGCTAACACTATAGTAGTTTGAGAATCGTGGTAATCTCCATTTTCATAATAATCCCTAAAAGCTTCTTCTTTTACCATTACACCGTCTTTTACACGATATGTTACAATTTCTCGTCGAATAACATCTGTAGTGTCTGCATCAAATGCTGATTTAAACGGCCCCTCATCACCCATTTTCAACCAATCCCCTGCTGTAGTAAATTTCAAGTCTTGCATTTCATTATTCATGTTCGCCGCCCGGTCCTCTTCCGCTATAAAATCCATATGGCTTACGCTTAGCCAGTTCAAATGTAGCAACCGTAATAGCAACTGCGCCGAGTAATAATGAATGAGCGATCATACTATAAAGACCTGCCCACATACTACCCGCTATGAAACCAAATACAATACACCACATCCAAGCCAACACTTGCATTATCATATGCCGAGTGTTTAAATCAGGAATATTACTTAATGGATTAAGATTGTGATCCATTACCACATTCCAGCAACTAAAAATAAACGCTCTCATTATTTTTTCTCCGAAACAAAGCTATACATTTCTTTTGCTTTATTCATTAAATCGTCCATAGAATACATTTTATAGGCATCTTGTACTTCTTCATAGTTCTTTTTGCCTTGCTCATACATGTCGTTCATGAGCTGTACATTCATACTGTACTGTTGATCCATATAATCTTTTGCAAGCTTAAGCATATCTGCTCTTATTTCGAATGGGTTTTTATTAGTCATTAACATATCCTTTCATATCAGTTGCAAGCTTATGAACGGCTTCATCCATAGCTTTAAGTTGATCTTTATAAAAGTTGAAAGTATAAGCATTTGCTGCTTTGCTAAAAGTATCCCAACCGGCTACTTTTAAGTCGACCATTTCTTCATAGAAAGTTTTATTATGGTCCATAAATTGTTTGTATGTAAAAATCATTTACATCTCCTATTTGTGTGTTGTGTGTGACTAAGAGGGCGATCTCCCGCCCTCTGTGCTTATTTATATGGATTACTAATTATCATGTAATTTTTGTATTTCCATCATGCACTTCCGAGACTCCTCGTGAAGCCCCATTCTTGCGAGCTCCGCTGCCGCTCTGGAGTATCCAATCGTCTGCGTAAACCGATCGAATGAAGACCACAAACCCGACAAGGGTGAGAAGACATAGTTTGCTACTAAAGCTGTCATTAGACCCATCCTCTTAGATTATTATTAGCTTTGACATTATTGATGGTCTCATTAGCCCGTGCAACCGTATAAATGTCGCCGCGTGTAAGACCAATATCTGCTAAATCATAATCTGATAATTTGCCTAATTGATGTTCTGTTTCTTTAATAGCCCGAACTTCTAGACGATGCTGCCTATAGCTACGGATTGCGTCAATAAGTTGCTCAACTACTCTCGTTGAGAAGCTGTGCGCTGTTAGTATATGTTGTGTCATTTTGACCCTCGTTTTTTCCAATTGAAATTTTACGAGGACGCATTTCTTCAGGGATGACGTACTTCAGTTCGATTGCAAGTATACCATCTTGAATATCTGCTCCGTGCACATTTACGTGCTCAGACAGCCGGAAGGTTCTTTTAAACTTCTTCGTAGAAATACCACGATGAATAAAGTTTCTACCTTTTGAAACATGCTCACCTGTCACAGTCAAGGGTACGATCCTTAACTTCAACAGTTAGTTCATCTTGACTAAAACCGGCCACAGCTAATTCAATCAGATAATCCGACTCAGATGTTTTAATAATATTATGGGGCGGATAGTGATCGTTTGAATGTTTAGCCGTGTATTCTAACTCGTTAAACAGATGGTCGAAACCTACAAAAGATGAACGGGGAAATAGTGTTGTTAAGCCTGTCATTGTTATCTCCTTTTGATCAAGCAAGATTTTAAATGGACCCAGTTAACTGGCATCCGTAGTTATTTATATAGTGTTAGCTATTACAAATGTACATAGCCGTTATTCATTTTTTTACACTTCTATGTCAATAAATTGCCCCTGAGTCTCTCCTGGACTAATACTATCACCATCTCTATTATATCGTATAGCAGCCTGCTCTCTTAGCGCTTGCACTTCTTTTGCGCGCTCTTCGACCTCTTTAACTTGATTAAGTTTAATCTCAGTACGAGTAGCTGCTTCCACCACACGAATACGTTCTTTTTCTTGTGGAGGCTTAATATGTTCACTATTTGGATATACGCTGGGATGACCATATTTAGCTGCTTGAATTTGCTGATACATTTCAAATGGCATGCCGTGAGTAGGAAGTGCTTTCATTACTTATTTCCTATGTTGTATTTAGGGCAAAGTTCCCATTCATTTTTTTCTTTAAATGGTATAATTTTAATGAGTCTTATCGGAGCGCAATCAAGTTCTTGATTTATCTCAAATTGTATTAAGCCCCAGTCACTTAAAAGTTGCGCGATCGTATTTCTACGTTGAATGTCAGACAATTCTAAGTTAGCCTTTTTACCATCCAGTAAAAATAACTCTTTAAAATGTACTATAAAATATCTACCTTGTTTATGTAGAATATGGCATGACTGAAATAGTTTCTTATCTTTACGAGAAGCTACACCAATGCGAGTTAATGTTTCTCTTACTTTAAGAAAATCATCTGGCTCATTTAAGTGAATCTCAAACATCTGCGTTGGAGACCACTCTACTAAATTATTTTCTTCCACCTTTGTTCACCTTCTTTTTTATTATAGTTATTTGTTCAGGTGATAGAAGGGGCAGGATTTGTTTAGCTTTTTCGTTGCTATAGCCATAGTATTCTTTTACCACTTCAATATCACGTTCAGTTTCAGGTTTTATCCATTTCGAAAAACGTTTCCGCTTACGAATTGTATTTATAAGAAAGTGATATTGAAGTTTTTTATCTATTTGGTGGTATTGATTTACCACATTAGCAAGACCAACAGTGTCATTAAAATAAGAAAGACTACGATTAATAAGATAAGAATTGTATCCTCGCTCATCTATGTCGTCCTCCATTATGTCTTTTTTTGTAGAATTAATACTATTTAAATATTCAAACGGATTCATTGAAAATTCACTTGTGCCATAATCTCGGTTAGGCATGCCACCACGTTCAGTTCATGATCAGCCACAAATGCATCTTTATACTGATAGTCAGCAAGTATAAGAACAAGCTGGGGTATACTTTGAGGCTGCACGGTTTCATGCATATTATCATAAAGACCTCTAAAAATAGAGGAGGTATCTATATCCATGTGGTTAACGACCCAAGACCTCATCTTCTTAAAGTCCTTAGCCTTTAGATATTTACTTAAATCACTGAAACTATCTATACTTGAACTACTTTCATCAATAGATGAACCCGCAATAGAGCTTCTTTGGCATTCATTAATCACTCGGCGCCAATCTGGAGCGTGTTTCATAATTAAGCCGGCTAGGCCCTTACTAGTAAATGACACGCCTTCTTTATAGAGAATATCAGCAAGCCGATCCATAAAGTCACCGCAAAGCTGAGCCATATCTTTTTTACTTGTATTAAATTCATACACGCCACAACGAGAGTGTAGAGGCTCAATGATTCTATTCTTAAAGTTACAGGTAAGAATAAATCGGCAATTATTTGAGAACTCTTCGATAAATCCACGAAGCGCTGGTTGAGTAGATTGAGGATTGAGATAATCAGCCTCATCAAGTATGCATACTTTATATCCACCGGATAATGAAACTGTTGATGCAAACTGTTTAATTTTTCCCCTGAGCGTATCGATATTACCTTCTTCTGAACCGTTAATTATAATGTAGTCAAGCCCTAGCTCATTGCATAGGGCTTTTGCTATAGTAGTTTTACCTAAACCGGCAGAGCCGGTGAACAGCATATTAGGCAGCTCACCGGTCTCTACGATACTCTGAAACGTCTTTTTTAATGAAGATGGTAGTATAGTTTCAGAGATTTTTGTTGGACGATATTTTTCAACCCAAAGAAAATTATCTTTGTTCATAATATAATAATACCTTTTTATTCAGATTCAGCGGCCTGATCTTGTTGATGCGTTTCGCACATACTGACCATTTGTGTACACTGATCACGCAATTGGCCAAGAGTAGATAGCTCCTCACCTTTAATAGCTCCACGTTGTACCATAGTATCTACTACGGCAATGGTAGATCTAGAAATACGATTTGCTAGATCGTATACAGGATTATGTGACTCATGAGCTAATTTTACTTCATCTTCTTTTGACATTTTATTCTCCGTAGGTTGATGTCTTTTCAAGTGCAACCCAGTAGGTTACGTTGCTGTTTTGACTTTTAAATTCTGAAATGAGTTTAGATGATATCTTGACATCATATGAGTCAGTTACCATCTTTAGGCTTGAAATATTTAAAATAAATTTAAATTGTTCGCTAGTATATCCTCCATCTACTTCAATTGAATATTCGTTAGCAGTAGTATTCTCTGGATCAAAGATCGACAGTTTAATAGCCCCGCTAGAAGCTTCTACTGCAACTTGGCTATTACCTAATACGCTTGAGCCACGCTTTAATGAATTTAATGTACCTTCATCTAAGGTAAACCAAACATCAGCTTCTGGCATAGTTATAGGTTTACTTGGTGTCGTAAGCATCTCTGTATCAGAATAAAAATACTTAATGTTCTCACGGCCGCTCTGGCTCTTGATAACCATATGCGTATCTTCAAAATTAACATTAGGCTTATCAACCAATCCTAACACATTTAGGAACTCTTGTAAATCATAAATTCCTACAACAGCATCAAAAGTTTCAGTCAGATCCGCTTGGGCCAGAACATTCTTAGCTTCTGATACTGTAAGTAAAGTATTCCCAGGCTTAATAACAATATTACTATTGATACCAGCAAAGTTCTTGAGAACACTGACAGTATTTGCACTTATTTCCATAATTAATTACCTTTAATTTTACTGAAATTCTTTTCTTTATAGACTTCGATCTTATTATCAAATCTTCCGTCTAGCATTTCACCCTTATGTGATATCACAAAGACATTGGTATCATCACCAAGTGTCTGTATAATTTTCATTAGATTGTCTACTCCTTCATAATCTAGTGATGAATCAAAAGTCTCATCAAGCATCAACAGATTAGTTGACACGCTGTTTTTCATCTTAGCAATCTGTCGCCACGTGAAAAGAAGCGCTAGGTCAATACGCTGTTTTTCACCTTCAGAAAAGGAATCATAAGAGAAGTTATCTCTATGGCGTGATTTAATTGTCTCGGAAAAGGCTTCGTCTAAATAGAAAGAAACGAAGAAGTCAAGCACCTGTAAGTACTTATTTACGAGGTTATTTATAACAGGTAGATATTGCTTTATGATTTTTGTTTTGATGCCTGTATCTTTTAGCATCTCCAGTATAACAGTATTATAACTTAAACTTTCATTAATGTACAATCTTTTTTCAAATAAATCATCCTTTAATTTTCTAAGAGTTTCAAGCTCATCGCGTGATTTACTTAGATCTCCTCCAGATCCCCGTATCTGTTTGATCGAACTATTGATAGATGCAATCTGTTCTTGTAACCGACCAATTGTTTTATTGTTAGAAGTAATAATAGAGGTTTTGTCTCTAATTTCGCCTGCGGTATTCGTGAGCCTTTCAATAGTTGACTCCACAACAGCCGCTCTGTCACTGACATCACGTACGGCACTGCTAAGTTTGCTAGCTTTTTCTTTAGCGGCTTCCAGCTTTGTGTCTCTGACGTCCGGACTAATATCTTGGGTACATGTGGGGCATGTATCATTCTCTTCGTAAAACTTTGTTTCTTTGACCAGTGTTTTGATTTTTTGATTGAACTCGGCTTGGTAGTGTAATAGGCTTTGCCTTTTATCGTGGTTTTCTTTGAGGCCTTCTTGGAGTCCATCGGACCTTTCTTCGATCTCAGCTGATAATGAAACATTTTCACGTTGAAAGGAATCAATTTCTTCTTGTGCATTGCTGATGTCTGCTTCTTTACTATTGATTTGCTCAACCGACAAAGCCTCCACTTCTTTAATATATTTATTCTGAAGATCAATCTTTTCTTTATTTAGATCTGCATCATAGTCTACACTTTTAAGATCATCTTTAAGAATACTATTTTTCTCTTTTAGTATCTGATTCATTTTAGAAAAGACATTAATGTCCAGAAGATCCTCGATAACATCACGCCTATGCTGTGCAGGGAGCTGCATGAAAGGAATGAAGGAGGAAGATCCAAGCACAACAATTTGGTGGAACGACTTGTGGTTCAACTTAATGATGTTCTGTTCGAGGATCTTCTGGTACTCTTTGGCATGCGATGACTGATTAATCATCGTGCCGTCTTTCCATATTTCAAACTTATTAGGTTTGATGCCACGCACAACCTTATATGCCGAACCTGAAACATTAAACTCAATAGTTACTATGCAATCTTTATTGTTAATTGTATTAACTAATTGTGGTTTACTAATATTTCTGTGCGCTTTGCCAAACAGGGCAAATGACAATGCATCGAGCATCGTAGATTTACCTGACCCATTATCTCCGACAATTAAATTAGATTTGTGGTTAGTAAAGTTAATACTGCTATAGGAATTTCCGGTTGATAGGAAATTCTTCCATTTTAGGTTTTCAAATATAATCATACTATTTCTAAGGTTTGTGCCTCAATCATAAGATCATGCATTTCTTTTTTAATGCGATCTTTATCCAATTCAGTTTCTACATTATCGACATAAGAGTCCAGTAGGGTACTAGTATCGTCCATAGAGATGTTCTCATCCTCTACATTTTGCCCTAAGAACTCAGAAAAATTCTCCTGTATTTTTAATTCATGAATGTTTCTGTTATTAATTCTATCAACAAAACGATCAAATGTAAACAGGTCATTTTTGTTTATTACAACTATTTTTACAAATTTATTCTCTAATATTTTTGTATCATATTCTCCGTAATCTGTTTTACGGTCGTCATATATTATCTTATGAAATAACGTGTGAGGATTGTGTATAGAATCTATTTCTCTTGTTTCAGTATCTAGAACGTGAAAATACTTTTTATCATGAGCGTCGTTCCAAAAAAATTCCATCTGCGAGCCTAAATACTTAATATTTTCTCGAGAAGATTTTGTGTGGAAATGGCCAGATAATACTGTTTCAAATCTATTAAATAGTTCTGGATTAAGTCCGTGTTCGTTCTTAATACCTTTCATCATTTCATAGCCACTAATTTCAAAGTGGCCAGCTAGCCAATCACACTTTGCGCTAGAAATAAAATCTAATGACTGCTTTTCGTTAGCAGCCGATATCCAAGGAACAAGACCTATCTTAAAACCATCATAGCATTGCACCATAGGTTCATGAATAATATTCACTTCGTTCATGTAATGACCTAAGAGCTCTTTTAGACTATTTAAGTCATTTGTATTTTTATAGAAGGTATCATGGTTACCACAGATAATATCCATAGTAATACCATGGTCTCTTAACGGTTTAAGAAAGTGATGCCTGTTACGGTTAAGAGCACGGAAGTTGACAAATTTCCGGTTATCGTAGTAATCACCAAGATGCACAATATGCTTAATATTATGTTCCAAAAGATAAGGAAACAATACATCAGAATAAAATTTCTCTGCATTATCGAGAAATACGTCAGAGCTATTGCGGATACCACAATGAGTGTCATTTAGAATACATATCTTCATTTAATTCATTCTCTAGTTGAACAATCTGTTCTTTCAATTTTAGTTTAGTTTTTTTAAGAAAAGAAACCCTAAGATGCGCATACGGACCTAAGTCCTTTATCTTTACATCTAACTCAGCATGAGATGCCTTAAGGCTATCTAGTCTTGATTTTTTATTCATCTTCAAAAAAACCTGCTAAACTTGAATCACTTTTAAAGCTGCGCCTTTTCCGGATCTTTTGTTCTTTTGCATAGCTTTTAAATTTAGTATCTTTTTCTTTAATCTTATCCATTCGATCCTTTAATTGATCTAAGAATGTATTCATTACATTTGTAGCTGCTATATCATTGACATCACCATAGACATATTGCTCAATACCAGACTGCGAAAGATATTTAAATTTTAAATCTTGCTGTTTCTTTTCTTTTTCAATTCTACGCAAAAATGCGTACCATGAAATTTGAGTAAAATACGCAAATGCATTTGGCTTACCCGTACGTGTAGCCACGTCTACATTATAATTATCAATAGCTTTGAGACAGTTTTCGACTGCATCCATTACCATTTCTTCGCGGTAAGTATATCGAATAAAATTAGACTTATGTGATAGGCCTTCTGCAATCTTAAGAAAGCACTGGGCAATATAATCAGGAACTAAAGGAAGAGAAGCATCATTTTCTTTTGCCTCTTTTAATCCTTTACAATAGTCAACAACTGCTTGTGAAAACTCAGCATTATTAACGTAATGAATGCTTTTCTTTTTTGCCATAACGAATCCTTCATATATTAGTTATATTCTATCACATGTCATATAGTATGTACACAGTAAAAAAAAATTAAATTTATGTATTTTTAGTATGTACAAACCGGCCAGACAGTGTATAATAAATTAAGAGCTTTTTGGTGGGGATAGTATACCTTTAATGCATTTTATCCTTGTTAGGAAATACGATAACATTTTCGTCTCCTAACGAATCTAAATCAGCTTCACTCATTTCAAGCTCTACTTCTTCGGTAGATAGTTCCTCAGACTGTTGTTCTGCATCAATTGACTGTTTATAGTGATCAATCAGATTAGATACTGGATTAGCTTCAGATGTTATATGTTGAGAATTAATCGATTGGTATATACCATCCTGCATCTGCAACGTATACCACGGCCTAAGAGAATGAATCCTATAACCGTTTGAGGGATTATAAAAGACTTTTATTTCATATACATTACGTACAATAATATCAACATAATCATCTTCTTCAGCTGGCCATTCTACAACCTCACAGATAATTTCATCACCTGACAACAACTTAAACTGTTTTAACTGCTTATCCATCTAAATCTACCTTAATAATTTTATAGTTAAACTGTTCTTTTTCGTATATCTTTACGCGCTGAGCTCCATGCCCTAGTGTATAATTTTTTCTCGACTTCCAGTGCAGATCATCGGTAAGATCGTAGAGGGTTGTTTTTCTTCCGTCATCTGAGACTCTAAGACCACGTCCAATACTCTGCAGAACTTTGATTTGGGATTTGCTTGGTGAAGCGAATATAATATTATGCAAATTCCGTATATTAATACCAGTGCTAAAAGTTCCCAAGGAGGCCACGATAATCGCATCTTTTTGTTTCTCAACTATTTTACGTATTGCTTCTCTATCTGCGGTATCAACCTCTCCTGATACAAAATAAACTTTTCTATTGCTACCTACCTTCTTATTTATCATTTCATAAAGGGGTTTTCCATGAGCATCCACACGTAGGAATAAAACCAGAGTGTTTCCGTTAGAATCAATAGCCAAATTACGAACGAGGCGATTACGAGACTCGTTTCCGATAATGAAATCAATTTCATCTTGATATGACTTTTTACCAAATTCTTCCCTTACCTTCTTTGAGTAATTTAATAAAAGAACCTTTATATCTAATGGTGCAAGTGTGCCATCATCTTGCAAGTCTTTAGTTTTAGTAACTTGATACACTGGACCAAACAGACCTTCAAGTACTAGTTTATGTGTCTGCGTGCCATCTAAAGTTCCGGTTGTACCGAATCTATATTTTGCTTCAGTGGCCTTATTCATAATTGATGACAGTGACTTAGATTTAAACCCATGACACTCGTCACCTATAACCATACCGAATTGCTCAAACCATTTCTTAGGGTATTTATATATGCTTTGCCATGTAGATATTATAATGGCCTTATCTGTATTCTTATCTTTTCCTGAATATATTCTATGCATGCCTTCAGGGTTTTGACCGTAGTCGACAAAGTCTTGGTGCATTTGCTCGACTAACGACGTAGTCGGTACAATAACTAATATTCTACTACCTTTAGGGTAACCAATACCTTCTGTAATGTATTGTAACCAGTATTTGGCTAGCAGATAAATAATGAATGACTTCCCTGATCCTGTAGGAGATAAAAGAATTGCTCGAGTTCGTGTTAGGGCTGTTTCAATCGCATCGTATTGATATTCTCGAGGCTGAAATGGAAGTGCTTCGTCAGCTAGTAGATGAGGTATATCTTGAAGAGAAGGTTTCGCCGGAACAGGAAAGCCATAGCTTGACCCTTCAGTGTCAACAGAATATGACCGCTCAGCTGCAAACTTTATTAAATATACATATAGCCCAGCAGAGAGCTCTCCAGTTATGCGATTAAATAATCTAATCTTGCCGTCCCATATTTTATGCTTATAGGCCGGCATGAACTTGTACCCTGGTACGTAAAAAGAAAAATATTCAGATAATTCTGCGGCATAGCCAGGCTCGCAGTCTACATACAGCATACTATAATCTTTTAAACGTACCGTAAATTCAGCCATTATATTTTTTTCTCGCATCAAGAAACAGCGGTAGATAATCATGCGTATTTACAGTAAACACTTGAGGTTCACTATGATCTACGGTTATAAGAATTACACCTTGTTTTATTGGAATTCCAGTTCTTTCATAGAAGGCTGCAGCATAGAATGATGCCTGTATAAAGTAGTTAGTAATCCATTCTACTTTTTTAGGTTTACGTGCTGTTTTAAAATCTATGATAGAAAGCTGATTATCGAACTCTGCAATACAGTCAACTTGTCCTGCGCATTTGAGCTTGTCGCTGTATAAAAATTCTTCTTGGAACCATATGTTATTTACCCTCTTATCTATAATTTCTTTTAGATGACTAAAAGTATATAGATTATTGGGCATCGCATCTTTATCCCACCCTTCTATGTTGTCTAAATAATCCTCTGCCAGCTTATGGACTGACGTGCCCCGGCTAGCAGCCTGAAAGGATATTTTATTTGCTTCTTCTTCACCTACCCTTTTTCGCCATTTCATAATGCCATCTTTACTTAGCGCACCTAAAACTGTAGTAATAGAAGGATATGCATTACCTTCAGGCGTAAAATATTTACGGCCTGTTTTTAAAGTTTTCCTTGTCATTTTAGGAAGAGTTATGCCGTGCTCGACGTGATTAAACATTATGAACCTGCCTCAAATTGGCGCCACCTGATCATATTACCTATTGTCTGATGTCTCCAATTCAGACTTGTAACAATCTCTTTCAATGTATCTATAACTGTATTCCAGTACTCTATTTTTTCAACGCTAGTTTGAATCTCTGGATCGCTATCATAATAATAGTCCATTTCACCCTTCATAATTTTAAGGCCATCAAACGGATCCGGCTCCCAGCCTAATGCTTCTATTGCATCGCGATCCATTTTGCCGTTATAGTAAAGCCATTTTTTCTTGAGTAATTTTTTCTGTGAAAGCTCTGCACGCTTCTTTGCCAGCTTTGCTTCGGCCAGCCATTGCAGATATTTAGCGTGATATGCTGGAGTAATCCTAGAAGTTTCATCTAAGTTATTTCTATCAATAGCACTATCAGCAGCCCATTCTTCAAGAATGTTCTTTAAGTCCATAATATATCCTCATAATATAAGTGTATTTATTTTAGTTCAAAGGTAGTAAATCTGAATGTGGCCGGAAATGTAATGTATTGAACATCTCCGCTTGTAGATTCTAATGACATGTCACCTAGACTTGTAGGAATACAGTCAGTATATCTTATTGTTCTTGTAGTATTATTGTGGCTTGATAATATAGAAAGTGTAATATCAGAATATGTAGGAGGCACTGTACTAGTTCTATCAAGAGCTCTGGATTCATTTGTCTGAACCATTCTGTTCATCCAATTAAACATTTCTGTATAAGAATTTAAATTTTCATCTACGATAATTATACAGGTAAGCTCAGTAAATGTTAGCTTATCACCTGCAAAAGGCACAGAAGAAATATTCCTATAAGGAACTTCCATTGAATTTACTGATAACGACGGATGTAAAACAGTCTGGCAAAAAAATTCTAAATTTGCATAATGCTTGCGATCAATTGTGAGTTTAAATGCAGAAGGCTGCAAATAATTTAGATTATTCAAGCCAGATGAGCTTGATGTAGTACTAACATCAACTGTTATATTTGTGTTTAAATCAGGCATATCACCCTCCGAAACTTTATTCTATTTATACTATCATATTACGATTGAAATGTACACAGTTAATTAACATAAAAAAAGGGGCGACTAAAAGCCGCCCCCAGTAATTCCGAAACTCTTAATCTTATGTTAAGATGTTATCAACACGGAAGATTCTGTAGTACTGGTTGGTTTTAACTGCAGCCAGACCATTTGCAGGTGTGCCACCTACATATGGGTTAGACGCCATACCATAACGAGTTTTAAACCCGATACGTGGCTGGAAGTCATTCTCACCAACAGCACGGACCATAGTCAATGGTACGTATGGGCAATAGAATACACCAGCGTCATATGGGTTAGTACCCTTATAACCAACAGTGATGTAATCAGCAGTTGCATACGGATCGATGTATACTCTCATACGACCGTTCAGAACACCTGCGAATGTGTTGCCTGTATCATCTACATTCAAGTTTGTTGACAATGCTGGAGCATAATCCAAAGTACCTGAAGCAACCAGTGCTGAAGCGACATCTGATGAACAAATCATGATGTTACCTTTACCGCGACGTGTGTCTTTTGCGATTTGGTTAGCTTCACGCTCTAGCTGAACGTGCAGACCTTTGAACTTCTCAACTGACCAACGACCATCAGCATCTGTTGCTAGGTTGAAGATACCGTTGATAGCAGTGTTAGCTGTACCAGCACCAGTTTTAGCTTGGCTGTTGATTGTACGTACAACTTCACGGTTGATTTCTGCCATGATCTCGGTTGACAAGATGTTTGACAATTCTGATTCTGCATCAAGACCGTGGATAGCTTTCAAGTCTTGTGCAAGCTCGAGTGTGTACTCTGCTTTCAATGCACGTGACTTGGCTGTTACAGTTGATTTTTCAATGGTGAAACCCATTTCAGCAAACTGTTGACCGCCAGTAGCACCTAAGCCTTCAGCTTCTGCAGTTGAATACAGATCTAAGCCGGCCAATGGATCAACACGCTCGTCATCGATTGTGCCTGGGCCAGTAGAAGATGAATCTACACCAGCAAGACCTGATGGTGATGCACCCATTGCAACTGTACCTGAGTCACCTGAGTAGTTGAACGCTGCTTCGTTGAACAGTGCTTCATCATTTGCAGAAACACCTGATTTTGTGTTTTTGTAGTTTGACTTCATTGCGAAGATCAAACCTGTTGGACCAGCCATAGGCTGAACACCACATACGTCATATGCCATCAAGTTTGGCATAGCACGACGTACTAGTGAAATAAGTACAGGGTTCCAGTTAGCAACACTAGCAGTTGTTGTACCTGCTTCTGACAAGAAACCTTGCTCTTGGTTAGTTTGCTCGGCTAGAGCTTTTTCTGTATTTTCAAGAATGACAGCAGTTACTGCTTTCTTGTGGGCGTCAGAGATTTTGCCTGCTGATTCTTCATTAAGAACCGGAGACCATTTCTCTACGAGACGATCATATGTATCCATTATAGGATCTCCTTATCGATTAGATTTTCTAAGTGCTTCTAGGTACTGAGCCATTGGTCCAGAAACTTCTACAGACTCATCTGTGTCCATTTCAGTATCTTCAACAATTGAAGACTCAGCGGTTTTCTTTGCGAAATGAGTTTCTTTGATGATTTTTACTTTCTCGGCGAAAGTATCAGCATCTTCGAAATCAATATTTTCGACAAATGATGTTAGCTTTTCTACTTGAGTTTCAGCAAGATCTTTAGACGCTTCACGGATAACCGCATCACGCTTAAATGATTCTACTTCTTCTGCAAGTGCAAGAGCTTTTGACATTGCATCATTGAAGGACTCTTCGAGCTCTTCATTAGCTTGTGCCAATTCGTCAACCAGGTCGACTTTGGATTCTGGTACTTCTACATAAGATTCTACGAACAGATCTTTCATCTTGCTCATAAAGCCTTCTGCGATTTCGGTACGCAAACCAGCTTGTACAGCTAATTTGTTTTCTTCCATCCAATTCTCAACCACATAGTTGAGGTAGCTATCTACTTTCTCTACGAGGTCTTCTTTAGTTGAAGCAACTTCTTCCGCTAATTCGGTTTTATATGCTTCTTCCAAACGATCGACTTCTTCTGAAAGTTTCGCTTTTACTGCTGCTTCAAAGATCAAAGCTGTTTTGGCTTTAAACTCTTCTGAAAGAGTTGCCTCAGATTCGACCAATGCATCGAGCTCATTTGAGTAGGAAAATTCTACTTCTGGAGCTTCAACCATCACCGTAGAAGATTCATCAGCTTCTACTTCTTCCATTTTGTACATCGCTGTCAAGGCCATTTTGTCCATGCCAGCCATACGGCTATTCATTGCAGTGATCAGACCAGCTTTAGTTTTTGGCATTGGATCTTGCTTAGTGTTGTCACCCTTGCGCGTCGGCGCTTTACCAGTGGCATCACCTGCTTTATCCGTTGCCGCAACAGATTGCTGTTCTGCGTTCTTTGGATCGTGAGCTTCTTCGATTCCCTCGTCGAGCTCAATATCCTGATTTTCTACTTGATCAGTCATATTTGACTCCTTATAAGTTAGATTTCAATAACGAGAGGAAATTCTTAAACTCGCGAGTTTGAACCTCGTAAAGGTCCGAACGCGGAGCACGCTTAATTTCAGTCTCTATTTTTTCAATTTCTTGAGCTTCAATGATTCCATTATTCCAGACCCACTCGACACCTTCCATAACTCCATTAACAAAAGCGTTCGGTGCAGATGGATCTTGTACGATATCAACCGTATTAAGAATAAAGTCATCCTTGACATACGCAGTACCACTACGCTGCTCAAGGCTACCCATACCACGAGTTGAGACACCTAGTTGAACACCACCTTCGAGAAGACCTTTAACAATCTGACCCATCGGAGTATCCAATATTCGTGCCTTACCCATCACATTACTTCCCTCCATTTTGAGATCTGTAATAAGATGAGATACTTTATCTAAGTTAACAGTAGGACCATCTGGATGGTTTAGTTCACCTACAGCTCTCTTAGCATTAACCTGTTCTTTGACATATTTATCTACAGCCTTTTCCATAATCGGCTTTGGATATATTCTGCCATTTCTATTCTTTGCTTCCGCTTGGGCAAATACGCCTTCGATGACATAGTTCTTAGAACCGTCTTCTTTAGCTTCAACAATGCACTGTACATCAGTTTCAGTATATTCTGTAATCAGTTTCATTTAGTTGCCCTTAGCTTGTTTAATAAACTCTCTACCCATCTTTTCAGCCTCACGCTGAGTACGATAAGCATCTAATCTTTCATTATCGATATAGGTAATAAACTTACCCTTTTCTTTATGAATCATTAGAGTCACCCCGTTTATTTTTTTATCATAGACATGCTCACCAGGAGGCATGCCTTTTGACATTTTTTCGCGAAGATGACGAAATTTTATCATTTTTTAAATCCTTTGGGTTTATTTATAATAAAAAATTATTCTACTTCTTCTAGCTCTAATTCATCGATAGCATCTTCAATCTCTTCATCAGTAACATCATCTACATCGATATCATCAGTTTCAGCTTCCATTTCAACTTCTTCTTCTGGTTCTTCACCATTAAAGATCTGACCTGCCACAGCAATCTTTTCTTGCTCTAATGCATCATTCATTCTATCTTGCATTAGTTCGTGAAACGTGGGACCTGCTTTCGCAAAGTCCTGGTCAACTACATTATTAATTAAATCTTCAATACTCATAATTTATTCTCCAATTTTTAATAAATCTATTTATATAAACGTTCTATGAACTAAAATGTGGTTTAATTAGAAACCAAAACTCGATTTTAAAGATAAGTACATATCATCATGCTGAGTAGTAGTAAGTGCTGTAGAGGGATAAAATGCAAAAAAAAGTATGTATCCATCCATAATTAATCCTGAATTTGTTGGTCCGTGATATACAGATCCTAATGAAATAGAATTTTTACAAATTATACTTCCAACTATACTTAAAGGACTTGAGCACGCCTCACCATTTAAATAAGATGTTAATGTGTTTGTAGTCATAGTCATACCTACCACTCTAGGAGTTCCATCATTACTTACAGTAGTTGTAAAACCATTAGCATTCTTATAGGTGTATAATCCACCCGTAACATCACCATCATCCATTCTTCCATCTACTTTCCCATTAGCATTCATAAAGAAACCGGTTTGCTGATAATTACTCATTACTGTTTGATAAGTGGTAGTAGCTAAAGGAGCACAACAGCAAACTATAGAAAAATTAGTTTTTCCATTTAAATTATAAGACCCTGCATTTACATACTGTCCACTTGTTTTGGTAAATCGTAAAGATCCTCCTAAATCAGTAGAATAATATGGAGGAGTGGCACCTACTAAAGTACCACTAGAAGAATACCCATTAGCGTCATTAATTTGCCCGTCATTTGTTACTGTGGTTCCACTTGTGATATTACTTGAAAAATCATAATAGATAGCAGAAGAATTTTTTATTGTGTAGTCAACAAACTGTAATGTAAAGCTATTAGCTCCAGATGTTGCCGTGTTAATACCATCAGTAGCAGTAAAAGTTAAATCAAATGTAGTGGCATTACTGTCATGTGGAGTAACAGTAAACACGCTACTATCTTGAGTTACTGTAGATCCATTTAAAGAACCAGAACTAACACTGTAGTTATATGTAAGAGGAGTTCCATCAGAGTCAGTAGCCGCTACAGTAATAACAGTTGCAGAGCCATCAGTAGCTAATGTAAACGGAGTGACTCCTCCATCGGAATCTAACACAGATGTAATAGATGGACTAGCGTTAGTAAGAGCAATACTATACCAACCAGTACCATTTGAAATATACAGTCTATCAGAGTCTTCTACAAAAGCTTTAGTACCAGCAGCAATACCAGTAAGAGGTAAAGCAGCTAAAGAATCGTATTGATTGGCACTTACTCCTGCCGATGCAATCTGCCCATCAACTGTAAATACATCGTTCTTTATCGCTTTAGATAATCTACGCGCTACTAAAGTACTTCTACTAGTCATAATTAACCTTCTAATGAAGCTGTTGGGGCAGTAAAGTTTGCAGTATATCTTGCTAGACCTACAGTTAATCTTATTTGATGTATGTAACCTTCATATCTGCCATATATACCCATCCAATCTGAACGACCAACATATCCTACTGGACTAGTCCAACTCACTGTGTCATAACCAGAATGTGTTATAGTATTTGTTCTTAATTGTCCATCATAGTAATGCTGCATTACCCCTGAAGAATTTCTAGTGATTGCTTGATGCTTAAAAGAACTTCCAACATTGTTGTAGCTACCAATACCGGCAGTCATCTTAAATCTTTCTACACCGCCAATCTTAAATATAGCATACAAATTATTGTCCGTAGTTATACCACTACGAGTTCCCCCAGGCCCTCCTCCAAAATAAAAGAAATTATTTGTATCTTGAAAAATTTCAAAAATAGGAGAAGCTGTAGAACCTTGCCAACCCCAAATTCCTTCGATAGTAAATGGTATAGAAGGTTTTCCTAAAATTTCCATAAACTTTAAAACAGTAGGATCAAAGTTTAAATATCTGTTGCTATTAGATCCAGACATAAAACTTATTGTTGGTTCAGAGCCAAACGCCGATTTAGTGGTAGAGCCAGTTGTAGGCCCGTTCATTTTAATATTATTTACTTGAGATTTATCTATGATCGAAGCATCTGCGCCTTTAATGTGTAGTGCTGCACCAGTTGAAGATAGTGTGGATGTAGGGCCCCCAGCAGGGGGTGTAATTGCAGTACCTTTAACTATTCTTAAATCTCCAATATAACCTTTAAAATAATCTGAAGTGCCGTTTGAGCCTACATCAACAGCTTTACTTGAAGATCCCATTGAGACGTTATTTACCCCGGAATGTGATTGAGAATATCCTCCACCAGCAGGGGGTGTTATACCATTTAAATACAATGTTATTGTATCACCAGATTTTACAGCTGATAAGTGATTCCACGTTTGAGGTACAATAGCATATCCACCAAGATCATACCCATAAAAAGTACAATATACATTTGTCGCTGCAGCACTAACCGTAAATTGAAAAACACCTGCACCCCAACCTGATGCTCGATTTGTTATTAAATATTTTCCTCCACCAGAAGTTGCATACGCATAAAATGACATCTCAAATGTAAAATCGCCTGTGCCAAAATCAAAATCAGAACTTGCACTAATATCAAGATTATCCCCTGTACCATCAAAATACACAGACCCACCGTGATCGTCTGCAGAGTATTCGGAGTAGTCATACGGGCTAAACGGACGGATAAAAATATTATTATTATTGATAGTAATAGTTTTTGGACTAGAACTTCTTTCTAAAAAATCTGGACCTGAACATCCTAAGAAAACCGTTCCAGTATCAGAGGTTACAGCTGTAGCAATTGAAGAAGTAGTGGGCTCATTTGCGTATCCTGCTACGATATGAACATCTTTCATATATCCTTTATAATCATGTACACCTTGATATGTTTCACCAAGTTTACAACCTTGGGCAGTAAAATTTGTAGTATCACTTACTGTGGTGCCTACCTGAGTACCGTTTAAGAATAATTTATTATTTCCAGATCCATCCCTTGTCCAACACAAATGGATCCATTCATTTACCGCTGTTGGTGCATCACTATTACTAATATTGAAAATGTATGAAGATTGATTGTGAACTCTTATTAATTGACCGGGCCATATTTTTAAATACCAACCTGTACCCGAACCAGTTTGATTGTCAATTATGGTCTGTTGCTGCGTATTATTATCAATATATATCCATGCACTTACTGTTAACGCTCCACTTCCTAATGCATAGTCTGATGAATTTGCACTAACATACGCATTTCCAGCAGTATCAGGAAAATATGTACTATATCCACCATGTCTATACGGGCTAAAAGTACCAGCGTAAGCATCACCATTTACAGTAATAGTATGGTTATTAGTAGATGCATCAGTGATGTTATTATTATCGGAAGTACCAGTTGCTGTCGCTAATAAAGTCGTGTACTTACTGTTAGTTACAATTGTAATAAAATTTAATGTAAAGCTATTAACAGAAGAAGCTTGGTTAATACCGTCACTAGTAGTAAAAGTTAAATCAAAAGTACCAGCATGCGCTTCTGTAGTTGTTGGAGTTATTATAAATTGATTAGCATTATAAACAGGCAAGTTAAATTGGGAAATCGTAGTATGATTATCCGTACCCATTATAAACATTTTTGAGCCATCAGGTTTAAATGCTATAGCAGAACGACCTGTAGTTATACCAGTAGGTGTATAAGTAACGCTGGTATGAGATGCGGTGCTTATATCATATGCTGTTGTTAAACTATATTCATAAATTTTTCCTACATAACCAGCTGTATGAAACGTATTAATCATAAATAATTTTTTGCCATCATTAGTAAACTGAAAATAAGGTCTACCAACTGCTTCAGATGCAAAGTCTAAACTTTTATTAGAATAAGTCGCTGTACTAATGTCAAAAGCCGTACTAAGAGTAAATTGATAAATTTTACGGTTTGGGTAATGCTCTGCTAGATACACGGCAGAACCATCACTATTAAATACAAAACAACCAAGCTCTCCTCCTGTTAAAACAGAACTAGAATCATATGATTTATTATCGTAACTTGCCGTACCAATATTCCAAGCAGTGCTTAAACTATATTGATATATAGTGTTGGTAGATTTATCAGCCATATACATTTTAGTGCCGTCATTATTAAACTTAGCATCAGTTAATTGACTAACCTGACTAAGAGTGTTTGGGCTAGATCCTACAAAACTTGCTGTACTTACATCCCAAGCAGTACTTAAAGTATGCCTATTAACACGATCATTATGAGTACCCACATAATACATTTCAGTACCATCTGGTTTAAATGTAAGCGCTCCTACATTCGCATTAACAGTATGAGTTCCGCTTAATATAGAAGCACTTGAAATTGCATAACCCTCACCAGTACCTTGGCCAACAGTTGCTGTAGTACCGCCTCCATTAGTCAATGAACCTGTAGTAACAGCATAGTTATATGTTAATGGGAACCCTTCTGGATCTGCAGCAGTTATAGTAAGTACAAGAGCAGAACCATCTGTAGCAAGAGTAAATGGTGTGGTGTTACTAGAAGGATCTTCTACAGAGGTGATAGCTGGATTTGTGTTTACTAATCCAATAGAATACCATCCAGCGCCGTTACTAATATAAAGTCTATTAGATCCAGATACAAAAGCTTCATCTCCTGCTGTTAATCCTGTTGTAGGTAAATCATCCAGTGTTGCATATACAGTTACTCCAGCTCCAGCTGATATAGCTCCAGATATGTCTAAAACATCATTAGCAACAGCTTGACCTATTCTACGTGCTATCTTTCTATTTCTAGATACCATTCTATTAACCTTCTAATGAAGCTGTTGGTGGTGTGAAGTTTGCGGTGTAGTGAGCTTTGCCTTTGGAAATCCGAAGGTCTTGGATATAACCTTCTTCATCAGCTGCGCTTGCTACAGTACCAATATATAAATCTTCCGTATTGGTAGCAACATCACTTGTAACAGTTCCGTTTGCTGTACCGTTAATATAGCGAGTAATTACTCCTGTTGAGTTTACTCGAACAAAAGCAACGTGGTGCCAAGCATTAAAAGTTTGCCAAGCATTATTAGAAATTTGCCCTTGCGAAGAATTGTTGGGGCTTGGAAATATTCTAGGTTCAACACCATTACTATTATCGATCCTAAGCGATAATGCGTAGGGTCTAACAGTAGAATTGTCGCCTTTTTGTATAAGCGTCCAATTTCTAATTGCGCCGGGATTAGGCAAATTGAACCAATACTCAATCGTCCAATCACAGCTGTTTAAGTTTAAATCATCGCGGTGTGGAACAACAATGCCATCACCTGTTCCATCAAAGTACATTGACTTTGCGCCAGTAAATTTAGTTGTGGTTGAGCCAGTAGTATTGCCAACCAGCTTTAGGTTAGCTCTCTGAGATTTATCTATGATCGAAGCATCGGTGCTTTTAATGAGCAGTGAAGTATTACTTGCTGTGATGCTGGTGTTTACATTAGTAGTGCTTGAATATGTTCCACCAGTAGTCGTTAGTGGGCCTGTTGGTGGAGTGAAGTTACCAGAGTAAACAGCGGTGCCTTTTACAATTCTGACATCACTTATTGAGCATTCTGAATAATGTATAGAGCTTAAACGGCGTACAGAGCCAATTCTCACATCGTCAGAGCTATTTTCACCAAAGTTGGTTGATTGCGCACGGCCTGAAGCAACACCGTTTAGATATAAATCCGTGTTTGTCCCATTATAAACCGCTGCAACGTGGTTCCATCTATTAATCAAACTAGCAGCAGTAGCATCGTGGTAAAGGCCCGTCTGCAGAGTTGAGCCGTCCATAGAAAATGCGTACAGCTTATTGTTTTCCCATGCAAACTTTAAACCTGTTGGAGTACTACCAGATCCATAGCCCACAGTCATTGGGCCTTCATTTGTGTTTACACTTTTAGGGTTCCACCAAAACTCAACAGTCCAATTTCCAGTGCTTAAATCAAAAGCACTATGATCTGTAATTGTAAGATCATCGTTTGACCCATCATAATGTACAGACCCGCCGTGATCTGTTGCTGAGTATTCAACATAGTCGTAGGGTGAAAATGGTTCTGAGGTTACAACACCATACATTTCAACTCCATATGGAGTTACATTATCTATCAATGCCCCAGCTCCAACTAATAGAGTTGTTCCGGCATCTGATGTAAAACCTTCCGTAGGTACAGTGTACGTATTACCAGTATATAAAGCTGAATTTTTTACTCTAAAGTTGCTTATATAGCCATTAAGAACATCCCCAGTTGTATTCCATCTTCCAATATTGCTGAACGCATCACCAGTACCATAATCCCAATCGCCGCCGGTTTCAGTATGAATTAAACTGCCATTTGAATATAACTTTAGACTTGTGCCCGATCTGCACACCGCTACGTGATTCCATGCATTGTAATTTATATTTCCACCAGTTGTTCTAATATCAAACGCTCCCACCCCCTGTTTATTAATATCTAATGCTAGGTTTCCTCCCGTCCAAGTAGCTAATCTAAATAAACCTGCGGATCCAGGCAATAAATCGCATATAACACTAAAATTATTAGTAGGATAAACGAAGCATTCAACCGTAAAGTCATTTGTTCCTAAATTAGCTCTTTGCCAATATGGTGCTCTAATATAGTTATTGGTTGTTCCATTAAATTTTAAACTATACCCGCCACTACGATACGGGCTAAACGTACCAGCGTGGGCATCTCCAGTTACTGTAATGCTATGGTTATTTGAAGACGTATCAGTAATATTATTATTAACACCATTAAATGAAGTATCATAGGTATATACTGTATCTCCAGTATCTAAAACACTTATAAGAGTGTTTCCATTATTGGCATATGATAATCCTTGTATACTGTTTTGCTGATATTTTATCGAAGGCGCTGCGCCTAAAACTGTTGCATTTGATACGTTCCAAGCAGAGTCAATAGGATGTTCTATAATATACTTATCAGACGCGTTGTTGCCATATATCATTGTAAGAGAAGTACCAGTAGAATTAAAGTCCATTCCTGTTATAGTATGACCATATACCCAACTTAAATTTAGATAAGCATTTGTAAATCCAGTACCTGAATTATCAGAGGTAGTGGATCCCAAATCCCAAGGTGTACTTAACGTCATAGACATTACATATCTAAGCCCTGCCATATACATTCTTGTACCATCTGGTTTAAATGTTAAAGCTGTATAGCTATGGGTGGAATTCGCATGTCTAGCAGATTTAGATGCATAGCTAATTGTCGAGACATCCCAAGCAGTGCTCAAAGAATATTGGTAAACATACCCGCCAGAACTGCTAACAAACATAACCGTACCGTCTGGCTTAAATCTAAAACTTTGACTTGTATCTGTAGAAAGTTCTGTAAGTTCACTGCTGGTAGCTACATAACTGGCAGTAGAGGCATCATAAGCAGTAGAAACGCTATATGAATACACATATCTATTAGACGATAAAACAAACATTTTTGTCCCGCTATCACCAAATACCACTTCAGTAGGGGAAGCAGTTTGTGCACCAATAGAAATTGATGATACTTGGTTACTCGCTGATGGCGCACTGTATGGTTTATTTGATGTAGCAGTAGCCAGTAAAGTAGTATATCTACTGTTAGTTACATATGTAATAAAATTTAATGTAAAGCTATTAGCGCTTGTAGCTGTATTAATACCGTCGCTAGCTGTGAATGTTAGACTAAATGTGCCAGCATAAGCTTCAGTTGTAGAAGGAGTAACAGTGAATACATTATCGCTCTGAGCAACAGTAGCGGTTGTGCCACCTCCATTAGTTAAGCTTCCAGCCGTTACGCTATATCCATATGTTAATGGCACGTCTTCAGGGTCATTTGCTGTAATTGTAATTACAGTAGCAGTTCCATCAGTTGCTAAAGTAAACGGAGTTGTTCCTGCTGAAGCATCTTGTACAGAAGTAATATTAGGGTTAGTGTTTACTAGCGATATAGAATACCACCCAGAACCATTATTAATGTAAAACCTATTAGTACTATTAACATAAGCCATAGCACCGGCATCATTACCTGACAGCGGTAAAAGCTCAGCGGAATCATAAACAGAAGCTCCAGCAGCTACATCTGCAAATACTATTCCTCCAGATCCAGTACTTTGAAGGAACTGCCCATTGCTGCCACTATCTAGCACATTAGCTAATGTGCTTAAATTCTTTGCATTCGCTGTCATTGTTTAGCCTCTATACTACTTTAACTTTAAAATTGGCAGATATAATAGAAGTAAATTCAACTGTACTTGTTCCAGCAAAATTTGCTCTATAATCAGTTTCAGGCACCGCTTGTCTATACTTTGATGCCGCATCATAATTAATTGTAACACCATCTGATATTGGGCTAGTACCAGAATCAGCATATAGCGCAATCATTAGATCTAATGTATCTGCACTATCTTGGCTAAAATGATATCCATCAGCTACTGAGTCAAGTTGAGCTTTATTCATTCTATTAAACGCCTGAGATGTTAAAGCTTGCTGTAGTGTTGCGTGTTCGTTATTGTTTGTACCATTGACCCAAGTTTCAGACGTGCCATACTCTGATTCAGTTCCAGCGGTATATTGATATATTACATCATTAGCGCCTATTGCATAAAATGTGGCACCATTATGCGAATAGAAAAATGCTTCAGGTACCGTTGTTTGACTTGATATTGACACTGAAATACCATCTTTATTTATGGTTGATAAATCCCAAGGTGTAGACAAACTATATTGATGTATTGCATCAGTATTATATCCAGCAAAATATAATTTTGTACCAGTATTGTTAAATGTTACTCCAGTAGTACTACCTTCAGATGACGGCGCTTGATCAAAGCGAATCTCTGCTAAATATGCATTACTAGTAACATCAAGCGTGGATAAATCTCCAGGAGTAGAAAGGGCATATTCTCTTAACTTATCGTCTTGACGGCTACCAACATAAAATCTAGTATCGTTTTTGCCTATAGAAATTATCTCTGTACCGTACGCGTCTGCTGGGCTTTTTAATACATTATTATATGAACCGGTAGAAATGTCCCATGGCGTAGACATTGTAAATTCCATAATACCACCATTAGTACTATATGAACCACAATAGAATTTAGATCCATTTGAATTGATAGTAAGACTTGATAAAGGATTATTACTATTTGTTGACATTGCACTTACTAAACTAAACGTTTTATTGTCATAAGAAGCTGTTGAGATATCATATGCAGTAGAAAGAGTATATTGAAATATTCCCCTAACACCACTAGACGCAGATTGACAAACATAAAGTTTAGTGCCATCTGGCTTTATAAAAAGATCTAAAGCAGATGTGCCTTCCGCAGAAACGTCCTTTGATTTATTTGCATACGTGGTGCCAGTTAACGATGGAACAGAAGTTCCGCCATTATTATTATATTGCCAAGTTCCGGAATTATTCTTTGCAATTTTTCTTACACCATCTGATGCCTTTGCTACACCCCAACTTGTTCTATTGTCTGTCGAGACTGCATAGAATATATCACCAGCATTCTTGGTTTCGTCTGCTGCCATGGAGTTGATATCTAACCAGCTTGATGAATTGATTTGACCAGAAGAAGAATTAGTAAGAGCTGGAGAGTATGTAGAGTATGGATGTACTGAAGTAGTTCCACCTGTAATTTCGTAGAATTTATTATCACCAGCATATATAGCCCACATTCTTTTTCCATCATGAGACATTTGAAGGCCACCATAATTGATGGAATTGGTATTCCCAGTTAATGATGATAAATCTATAGTGCCTGATGTTTTTGTTAAACTATTACCAGAATTACCTACACTAAATGCACTTCCTAGTGCATATACTTCAGTACCGGCATTCCCTAAATTACTGCCATGCATCATAATTTTTAACCCATCTGCCGATATTACTATTGCTTCTGGATCTATATTTCCATCAAAGTTTGCAAAAGATGTATATGACATAGTAGACATATCCCATCCAGTCGAAAGTGCAAATTCAACAACTGAGTGGTATGGATTATTATCCCACATTATTGTTATCATTTTTGTTCCATCAGAATTAAATTGAAAACTGAAGGGATTAAAATTCGTTGTAGACGGAACTCCATCAGCACCACTAAAACTATTCCAGTTTCCGCCACTATTAAGATAATAATAGCCATTGTAAGACTCTGTACTTGGTGACCAAGGTGTACTCAGTGTAAACTGTTTTATTGCATCAGTTCCATGATCACCTACAAAAAGTTTTGTACCATCAGAGCTTACAGCTAACCCATATTGAGTAGTATTAAGTTGCCCACCAAAATTATCGCCCGCAGCTTCAGTCATAGTAGACAGATCAAATGCTGTAGATAAGTTCCATCTTTGTATGTTTCCAGATGTCATAACAAGTGCTATAGTTCCTGTAGGATTAAAAACAACATTACGAAGACCATTAAATGCGCTTGAGGTAGGTGAAACATTATTATTGTAAACCATTGAAGCACCAGCACCACTAGAACCTGTGGGAAATACAATATCTGATGCTACTGAATAACCACTCAATTGAATACCACTACCATCAGCCTTACCTTGAGCACCGAACAGTTGCCATGAAGAAATTGTAGATGTATCCGCAAAAGCAGTAACTGACTGATATGTTCCAGAAGTTGCTGTAATAATAGCAGAACCAGAGTTACCGACTACTTTCTTACCTACATCTGCTTCGTTAAATGCAGTACTAGTAGACACTGAAAACTGTCTTACATAACCATTGAAACTATCACTTATATACATCTTACTGCCGTTGTTATTGAAAGTTATATCGGCTGCGCCCGTAGTACCTCCAAATAAAGTAGTTACATCTGCGCTTGTGTTTGTGTAACTTACTGTACTAATATCATATGCGGTACTTAGAGTAAATATATGTGGTCCTTTAGTCGGCACATCATCGTTATTATTGACAAATAGTTTTGTTCCGTCATTATTAAATTCAATTCCATAGTTTGCCCAGCCGGTGCCGGATAGAACATACAGTGTTTGGCTTCCTGCAGTGCTAAGATCATAATTGGTTGATAGAGAATATTCTGCAATTCTACCACCAGTTGCGCCGCCATCAACTATTGAAACAAAAACTTTTGATCCATCATTATTAAAAGTAAATCCCCAAGCAAAATTATGAGCTGTCAAATTTAAATTTACGGAATCGTAGCTTGCTGTACTGATGTCATACGCAGTACTTAAAGAGTACTGCCAGATTCGACTTGAACTTGCTGAACCATTCCAAGCCACAGTATAGAGTTTAGTTCCGTCACCGTTAAATCTTGAGGCAGTAGGGTATGTGAATTGACTAAAAGAGTATGTTTTACTGTCATATGTATTAGTACTTACATCATATGCTGTGGAAAGACTATATTGATATATATCTCCACTACTATTATGTGCAGTTACATATGCTTTAGTACCATTGTTATTAAATATTGTACTATAAGCTGTAAGGAATCCTGAGTATTGTGCATTTGAAACGCTATCATACGTAGCATTAGCTACATCATAGTAAGTTGTATTTGCGGCACTGTTTGTAAAAGTACCATCTCCAGTTGCGCTTGGAGTTAAATTAGCAGAAGAATAGGAAATAGGCTTTTCATCATAGAAGTCATAGTTAGTTCCGTTTGAATTAACGTCCCAGTTACCTTTACTACTTATCCCAATTTGAGGCACCTCTTTATATGCTTGAAGAATAGGAACAGGAGTAGAAGCTTTTGATAGTGTTATATTAGTTGTTTGATTTGAATCCATAGAAGCTGTAAGAGATCCAATTGTTTCTCCACCAGCGCTTACTTCACTTGTAAATGCAATTGACCCATCATCTTCAATATTAATATTTCTAGCTAGTTTTGCAAGATTAAAATTCTTAGTTGCCATCTGCATCCTCTTCATTATCATCTGGAATTTCACCTGATGACTTTTCTTGTGCTATCTGATCTTTCATCTCTTTCATCGCATCATCATCTAGTAAGAGAACGTTTTTCATTACATATTCTTTAGAGAAGAATTCACCAACATACTGCTGCATTGTATCTAGAGTCTGTAATTTTTCTCTAAGTAACTCTGCATCTCTTAATTCAGAGAAATGATTATCTCTAATATAATCAACTACAATGTCGTTCTTCCAATTATCCCAATCTTCTTCGGTAATGACACCTTTAAGCATTAACTGCTTCTTAAGAACACCTAAGAATAAGCTTGAAAACTTATTACGCAATCTATCAATAAACTTCTGAAACTTAAGCTCATCTCTATTTATCTCAGAAGCTCTACCTAGTAATCCAGCTGCTTGATCTTGTTCTAGGCGAGAAACAGGAACATTAAGAGCTTTATACATCTTCTTCTGGAAGTATAAGATATCATCAATCTGGCCTAGATTCTCACCACCCGGTAAAGTAGTAATCTCTGTACCTCTACCACCTTCCCTGCGCGGCAGCCAGAAGTCTTCGAGCATGGACATATGCTTTCGATCATCTCTGATCTTACCTGTATCAGCGTCGTACACAAGTTTATTACGATAGCGAGACATAATATCTTTCATATATGTTTCAGCTTTGCCTCTTGGCAAGTTGCCTACATCAATATAAAAGATTCTACGTTCAGGTGCTCTAGCTAGTCTGTAAATAACTAACGAGTCTTCCATCATCCGCAATTGGTTAATCGGCTTTAAAGCTTTATGAAGATGCGATACAATTCTCTTACGATCGATATCGAGCAAGCCAGAAGTAACATAAGACACAGCATCATTTGATAGCTTTACGCCTTGATTCGTTCCACCAGCCTTTTCTTGGTAGATATAAAATTCATTTACGCTCTCTACTAATGAAGCGCCAGTAACTTCGTCTTTTTTCTTTTTTACTTCTTTTACCTTACGAATCTTAGCAGCATCAATTGGTCTTATTTCTTGAATGCCTGCTTTAGGTTGAGATTCATTAATAACAAGGTGGTGATATACTCTACCATCAATATACCATCTTCTAAATATATCATGACCTAACTCTTTGAAGTTAAGCATAGAACAAACATCTTCAAACTCTGTAGTAATTACTTTCTTAAGTTGATCACTAAGACCCTCAACATGATCTAAGATGAGAGTAACTGGTAGTTCATTCTCACCTGATACGATAGATTCGTTTACAATATCATCAATAGCAGCATCTACTTCAGGATGATAAGATACAGCCCGGTATTGTCTAATATTCTGAATATTATCTTTTGCGTGTTCGCCGCCATCTACGTTGACATAAGTGCCATAATGCGAACCGGCTGCTGTAACATATCCAGCTCCGTCCTCATCTACAGGGGGAACAATAGAACGAAGTTTATCATCGGACTTATCTTTTGCCCGCTTAATTTCAAATCCAAAAAGTCTTATACTATCATCAGCCATGTTCGTTCCTAAAATTAGTTATAGAGGGGCCTTTAAAGCCCCTCTATCTATTTATAGTGCTTTAAGAAGTAGTCGCTGCTTCCCAATATTGCACTTGGAATTCAACTGTAAATCTTTCAATTTCATTCTCTGAAGCATAGCTCAGATCAATTGGAGATAACCCTGTAGGGAAACATCCTCTGAAATTATAAGTTTTAGCGGTTGTGCCGTCTTTGTTAAGCTGTTCAACAATAAGGTCTGCCTCATAGTCAACAGGATTAGTAAGACCTGTATTTGCACTATGGGCATTCATTCCGTTCATCCAACGTTCCATCGCATCGCGGACATTAAAATCTGTGTCGTTAATAATAGTTGGAGTCCACACATCAAATGTACGATCCCCAGCCATTTTTAATTGACGACCACGGAAAGGAACAATAATTGTACCTACTGTTGATGCAGGCAACTGAGCTGCCTCACATAAGAACGATGTAAGTTCTACATCGCCGCCAGCATAACCTGGAAAGTTAATAGTGGCTTTAAAGAGATTAGGTCTCGCTCCACCACCACGTAACTTGGCTTTAAAATCATCTACGCCTAGTACTGCCATTTTTTATCTCCTTATACCTGCAATCCGGCTACTTCTTCGAAGTCGACACCGGTTCTAACAGCTACAAAGTTTAGTGTAATGTAGTTAATAGAGCGGGCAGGCTTAATGAAGATATTCGCAATGAATTCATTTCTATCTACCACAGTGGCAGTGTTGTTTGTTTCATCACACACAACTCTGAAATCTGTGATACCTCTTCTTCCTTTGACTTCTCTTAGGAATGGCTCTACAATGTTTACAAACTCGGCTCTTGTGAACTCATCATTGAATTCAAAGATCGTGTTTCTTGCCGCAAGTGCAATTGCGCGCTCAACAGTATTAAACAATCTACGCACATTAATTCTGTCAAATGCAGAAGGCCGTGACATATTTGTTTTATCACCATATAGCAACACACCTTGACCCGGAAGGTTTGCAATCGGATTAACATTTGCTTTGTATAGAGCATCTCTTTCAGCTTTCGAAGGGCTGTATGAAAGAGCAGTAATACCTAAATAAGCACCTCTACGTGACCCTGCTGGTGAGTACCATGGACCGGCATCTCTATCAGAAGCTGCCATAATACCTGCAGTAGAAGATGCTGCTGGAATTTGGATATATTTATCATTGTACTTGTCATACACTTTAAGATAATTATTATCGATAAACAGGTATGAAGTATCAGAGAAAGTAGCAGCAGTAGTTAGTGCATTAGCATTAGGTGTAGATGAGTTAACAATATCTGCTCTTGCTGGAGATGTTACGACAACGCAATCTTTACGTAGTGTACCAGCTGTAGATACTAAATCATTTACTACAGTAGTTTGATCTGATCTAGTGGCCATACCTGGCGCGATAAGAAAGTCTACTTCGATATTATCTTTATCTTCAAATAGATCAAATCCTAAAGCAACTTCTGCTGTACCTAATGCAGCGCTGTTAACACCGTTAGCTAAAGACAAATTGTCTGCTGAATCTGTTACGGTATTCATCCAGATATATTCTGAAGACCGGTTGATAACATTTTTTATATAGTTAGTTGAACCATCATCATTCACGGCATTTGCATTTTCAGATACAAATGGGAATGTCTCTAGTACAGTATTTACCGATCCGGAGATATCTCCATCCTCATCAACAACTACTACATGCTGTTCATTAGCAGTCGGCGCAGCATCAAATTTAGCAGCATATGCCCAACCATCCCAGGTTAGCGGTCCAGCCACTGATACTTTTAATGAATTACCAAGGGCCCCAGCATATTTTGCAAAGACTTTACCAGTCCATGTGCCAGCTTCCCATGTATCATGATTTTTAATCAGCGCGGCGGTGCCGCTTGCGTCGGTTGCATTCCTTGCAGCAGAGGTTACTGCCCTTACTACCTGCAAAGAGCTAGAATATTTTAGAAAATGTGCAGCAGAATGAAAATCTACTGAATGTGTATCGTCTGGGTTTCCAAACTGTTCAGCCAGCCCCGCTTCGTTAGATATAAGCGTGACGCTTTCAGCTGGTCCCCAGCGAAAGTTACCTACAACCGCGCCAGTAGTAGATTGAACATTAGGCACACCGCCTGTAAGATCAACCTCTTTGACTACGATTGCCGGCGACTCCGAGGGAGTAAATAATGCCATTGTTCGTTCCTTTTCCAGTAATCGAATTATAAGTTTTACATAATACGGAATTCAATTACTGTTATTTATAATTTATTTTATTTAGTAAAAGTTATCGTTAAAATTGTGTTCAATTGCCCATGGCTCTCTAGGATCTACGGTTCTTTCTACTTCTTCTAGTCCGTCATCAACGAATCCAAACGGAACCATGTCATTATCAATTTCTTGCATTCTATTTTTATACATCATTTCTTTTAGATTAATATCAGTAATTTCGCCAAACTGGCTTGAAAGAGAAAAATATCCAAACATTACAAGATTCATCATTAGATCGTCATGATTACCATCAGATGCTTCATATGATTGCCCTTTAGCAATAAATGTCGATATTTCTAAAATAGTATTTTCGTCTACTATATCCAGTTTTTGTGTTTCTAATATGTCCTTTATAGTAGAGCATCCTAGTCTTTTAACTTTTCTATTCATTTCAATACCCAGAGCATTTGCCTTAATAGCAGACTCTACGTGCATATTTTCATATTCAAAATCATAATATAATCCATTACAGACTACTGCCCCTTGATCATTAGCCTCAATAACGACATAAGCATCATTGTAGACTTTAGCATATTTATAAATAATGTTTGGGAAGAGAATAGGTGAAATAGTATTATTGCGATAAACAGCAACCTGTTTAAAAGGTCTTGTGCTAATATCGATCACATTAAATGTAGAATAATCCTGTCCTCTTCCCTTCGATACATCAACAGTCATAATATAATCATGATCTTTTTGTGTTTCTTCATATATGTAAACACTATTACCTTCTAGCATCGACTTGGGCGGATTAGCTCTTAGAGCCATTAATGTTTCTGCATTAATTAGAGTATCACCTGTACCAAAAAATGTATTACCGAACTCCTGATCAAATTGCAGCTGCGAAGTGTTAGAAATGGTTTGCAGTTTCCACTCGTCATCTCGACCTGGTACATCCCACCAATCTACTCTGAATGGCGTATATTCATTTACACCTTGAATAGCTCCTGTCCATATCTTTTCAAATATATTGCCGATACCATTAGCAGTAGAAGTAATAATAACCTTTGTATCTTTACCAGAAGAAATAACAGGATATGTTGATGTATAAAACTCTGCTGCTCTTTCAACAAACGCAAACTCGTCAAGGTACAATAAGTTAACTGACATACCACGAATAGACGATCCGGACGTAGCTGCTGCAATAATTCTACTATTATTTGAAAACTCTATAGATCTTTTATTAAGAGCTCTACAACCAGGTTGTAAAAAGAAAGGAAGATTCTCTAGCATAAGAGTAATACGTGCTAACATCTCACCGGCAGTCGCGCCTTTATTTGCAAGAATCGCAACAGTTTTTTCTGGATTAAATAGTACATACCATAAGAGATATGCGACTGAAGATATAGATTTACCTGATTGTCTACAAGCCAATACTATATTAAATCTATTGTCATTAAATTTCTTAAACATCTTTTCTTGATATGGATAAAGTTCAAACGGAACTAATCCTTTATCAAGTGATATAATTTTACAGTAGGTTGAAGCAAAGTAACCAGGGTCTTTCATACACTTAGCATATTCAGCTACTTCAGCGGTGGTCCAATTATGGGTAATACCATCTCTTTTTACATTGATATTACCATTGTAAGAATCAGTCATCCTTCTTGTAATCACTAATGTCAACTATATTTTCCTCATCATCTTGTTGCCGCAACATTCGTTGCAGTTCACTTGTAGAACCAATAAACACATTATTGGTAGTTTGACCTGGTAATTCCTTTACCTCATCAGTTTTATCGAAGTCTTTTTTCTTCTTATGAAGATCCATAAGTGATCCATTAATATCACCAACATTTTTCATCATATTAGAAAGAACCTCAAAGGCTCTAGGATGTTCAGTAGCTCTAGCTACTTCCATCATATCATCTAAAGCTTCAGAGCCTTTGTTTAAAAGATCGTGGTATATTCTTCTTGAGTATTCAAAGTCATTTTCTGCATTATCTTGAGTCATATCATTACACTATATTAATAATCCCGGCCATTGAATCATGGGATGTACATTGGTATCTTAATCTTAACGGAGCAGACATTGAAGGCACTATCGTAACGTTTCCTGTTGCATTACTATCTCTATTATTTGTTACTCCTGTATCATAGGAATTACCATCGCTATCCTGTATCTCTAGCGGATGAGCTCCTGTATTATTAATAAATATGTATGCATCACCTCTTCTTAAATATAAAGTGGGGTTATTTTCAGATGTTGGAAAAAATCTGTTTCTTGTATCAGTAAATATATACGCTGAAGTACCTGAAGCTCCTAGATTAAACGCATGCACATTAGCGAATCCATTCATATTCAAATCTCCCCCTAGAGCTGGAGAGGAATCTTCTACAATGTTAGCTAAACTTAAAGATAATACCACCGCTGAATCAACTTGATCTGCGCCGATCTGCCTTGCTTGTATATAAGCTGAATCGATTAATCCCGTGACCGAAGCCGAATCTAAAGACTGTCTAAGTTGAACATAGTTTGAATCAATTAAAGCAATCGTATCAGCCTGAAAATCACCTGCAAACGTATATTTCCTTTGTTTTAAAATTACATAATCTGAATCTACAGTGCCTTTTACTTCATCTTCATAATACGTCGTATAGTCCGGAGCTCTTAACGCAACATAAGCAGAATCAACCCGCGTAGATAAAAATGTATTTCCTACGTGCGAATCTATAATACCTACAGCGTCGGTAGAATCAAACTTGGTATAACCTTCTCCTGCGATTAAAGAGGAAACCGCCGCAGGGTTTGTTGCGTATGTATTGATATAACTGCTGTCAATTAAATTAATAATTTCTGATGAATCTAATAGTAATTGAAATGCTTCTGCGGAATCAAGAGCTACAGTTCTAGCAATAGTGGCTATACCGGCCGAATCAACAATTCTGCTGTCTAGCTCGCTGAAGTTAGTATCCATCTCTGTGTGAGTAAGAGCTGAACCCTTTGTGCTTCTTAATGTAATTGCCATGTTATCCCTCGATGCTAAAATAATCGGTTATTACATAACCGTTAAGTACATAAGATCTATTATCTTTTTCTTCTATGACTTCAGTAAATCCGAAGTCGCTATCTGCTAAACCTATAGCTGTTAATGGGTCCGGAGTAACCGTAACTCTTCCTGAGAAATCTTCTCCTGACACACCAGCATTCATATCATATATGTTATTTATAGACTTCCTAATAACGTTCTTAGGTAGTATGGGTCCATAAAAATTTATCCTCATATCAAATGTAAGAGTATATAAAATAGTTCTTCTTTGCTCTAAAGCCCCTTCATAGTCATCAGAAAAATCAACACCATTTAAAGCAATAGGAACGTCTTCTTTAATATCAGGGTAATCAGTAAATGGCTTTAGTGTTAGTGTATATTGAGGATTAAAATATGGTAAAACTTGCTCAACTACTTGCAATGCATCATCTTGTGTTTTGGCGTATATATTTAATTGAAACCCTAAATTATATGGCACATATGAATAAAACTTATTTCTAAGAGCATTAGAAGTGCCTGCCTGCTGAAAATTATTAGTTTTCTGTAGCTGCCTACCTTGATCGTATGCAATAGAAACAATCTCAAAAGACATCCGAGGTAACTTCATTGCTACTTGAGTATTAGCATCTAAGTCTGGGTTTTCTCTAATTCGTTCTAAGAACTTGTTTTTAGGCGCATAAGATAACGGAACTTTAACCTGAGAAATAACTTGATTAGAAGAATTTTTACGAATGACATAAATATTATTAAACAGCGCACCGAATACTGCAACGCTTTTTCTTAACCGCTCATGATAGAAATGATTACCAAGCATAATTAACCCTTGTATATCTTCTGTAGAACGTCTTCGAACTCTTCTACTTTGGTTAAACGATTAGGCCAGAGAATATAATCTTTCTCTGGATTCTTTTTTAAATTATTCAAAAGCGGAACAATAGCGTTATATAGATTATTTAGTCGCTCTTCATAACCAGAAGCTTCTGAACTTACTTTTTGTACTGCTTCTATTCGATCTTCATCGACCGCAGTAAATCCGAAATCAAACATATCAGCCACTCGGATCACCAAATGGATTTGATTCTGTAAAGTCTAAAAAGCTATCTCCAATAGTATTAAAGTCGTCATTTTGTTCATTCGCAGATATTTGATTATCTTCAGTAACAGCTGTTACAGTTGCAACTGAGGTAAGACTTGATATCTGTAATGCAGTAGTAAACTCGTGATATAAACCATCACTGGCTCCTACATGGATTAGGCCAAGAACGTTATCTGAATCAGACCATTTAGAGATCTCCCCTTGCATGGTCACGCCGGTAGAAAAGGTCTGAGTAGCTGTCTCACCAATAATAAATCCATTGCTGGCAGAATCTAAAGTGAGCAGATACTCATATGCATGCGCTCTTTCAATAACATCAATTGCATCGATACCGGTATCAAGATCTTCATCGTTATACTCGAACAATTCTGTTCTTAACTTATATGTGGGTAGATTGCTTAACTGATAGAATGGTTGTTCATGCTCAACTTGCATAATCTGAAATAGTTTATTAGACAGCGGAAGATAAATTAAATCACCCTCTAGAGGTCTTACGCTACTAAGCTCATTATCGTACCTTGCGACCGAATTAGCCCAGCGCTTTCGCGATACAACAAATGTTGCTTGGTCTCTTATCTCTACTCCAAACTTAGTAAATAAATCTCCCTCACCATCAAAACCTTCTACGTTCTCTATGTACATTTCAATCTTATATGAAGAATTAAATCTAGAAGGTACGTCATCGCCTAAGATTTTATCTTCATTAACAATATCTCTTGGGAGATAATAAACATCTTGACCATAGATTTTTAAAGATTCTATTATAATATCTTCATATAAATCTTGTTCAGATCTTACTTTTTGACTGAAATAGTGATTAGTTGCCATTAACTACCCCATAAAGAAATCAGCCGGCAATTCATGCTCTAGTCTGATTTTCTCTCTTAATTGAGCTATCTCTTGAGTAGCATCTTCAAATATCTGTCTACCATTTAGCTGCACTCCGCCCGGAAGTACCATACCTTCAAATTTAATAAGGTTAGATCCCCATTGCTGTTTAATGAGTGCTGTAGTATATTCCTTTAACCACATGTCATTATAAATCGCAGCATGACTAGAGCCACTTATGATCTGATAACATTCGGCAATCAAATAATCATCTTCTTTAATATCACCATCAGAAAAGTCGCCGTGAATATATAAGCGGTTCTGGTTACGCACATAGCTGACCTGAGGGTTACCGGTTAACTTCATGTCAAGGACTGACAAATACTGTTGCATTTGTTCATAGTAACCTAAATCGCCAATAAAACTGTGAAGATCAGCAATATCATTAAGATGCATCTGATATTTTATATCAAAGAAATTTCTACCGGCACTACCTGATGGAATTCTAAATAATCTTTGTACTTGAATAATATCTGATGATATATTAATATATTCATTAGTCACATCATCAGCTGTGACTTGATGTTTAAAAAAAGTCCTAAACGTGCCTTCAGAGTGAAATTCTCTAAAGTATTGCAGCGCCTCATCAAGGCGATCCTCTAATTGATCTGGGTCAACGTTAATTTCAATTACTGGTTCACCCAGCCGGCGAAGACAATATTCAATAAGAGTTGCTCTTGAAGTAGGGACAGCCATATGATATTCCTAAATTACTTGATACTATTTATAATATTAGCACTATTTATAATAAAAAAAATGGCAGCCAAAGCCGCCATTTAAAATAGTGTAAGACAGTTTTACTCTCCTGATTCTTCTTCTGGCTTTAGTGACTCTGTAAGAGCAGCGCTAAAGACTCGTTGAGCGGCCTTTAATTGTTCAGTTTGAAACGAAAGATCGTTAAGTTTATTTGAAATATCTCTTAATTGAGAGATCGCATATTTCTGTTCATTGTTAAGACTATCAATTTCATATTCCTTATCGTTTACCACGACTGTAGGAACTTTATTCTCTTCTGTCATTATTATCTCCTAGGACATTATATAGTTAATATGGTATATATTATTATTATTTTATAGCACTCTTGCTTTTAAATTTGCTGATATCTTTGATGTTAAATCCACTGAGTTTGTAGTAGTAAACTCTACATCGTACTCAGTACCATGTATCGCCTGTTTGTACTTTGATGCCGCATTATAATTAATCGTAACACCATCTGATATTGGGCTAGTACCTGAAGTAGCATATGGTGCAATCATCAAGTCGAGAGTATTAGCACTGTCTTGGCTAAAGTGGTATCCATCAGCTACTGCATCCAACTGAGCTTTATTCATTCTGTTGAATGACTGAGTGCCAAGAGCTTCTTGAAGAGTTGCGTGCTCATTATTATTGGTACCGTTTACCCAAGTTTCAGATGTTCCGAAACCTGTAGTAGTAGTAGTAAAAGAATTTGCGCCATAATTTGATCCGCCAGAAGATTTACTTTTAGTAACATATAATTTCTTTCCGCTGTTTGCCCAACACATTGCAGTGATGGTTGTACTTGATCCACCTAGATCAAGCCCCGGCTGAAAAGATATATTATTATAAGAAGCTGTGCTTGGATCCCAAGCGGTAGATAAATCATACTCTCTTATATAATAGGTATTTGGAGATCCGTCATATAATAGAAGATACATTTTTAAACCATCATCATTAAATAGAATATCTCTTCCAGAGTTACTATTTAAAAACGCAGATGTTACTCCTATATAACTACCTGTTGTTATATCCCAAGGTGTTGTTAAATTCCAAGAATAGATAGTGGAATTATATCGTAAAATATACACCTTTGAACCATCAGATTTAAAGAAAAGACCATATGATTCATACGTAGGCCCTGCAGAATAATTTTCGGTTGCTGTGTGTGATGCTGTTGATACATCCCATGCAGTACTTAATGCATACTCGCTTATAGTGGCTGTACTTTGAGGATTTAATACATACATTTTTGTACCATCCGGCTTAAAGAAAAGACCCCAAGGATGTGTAAGCCCAGTCAGTGTATATGAAACATTGTTATAAGCACCAGTACTAAGATCGAATGGTGTAGACATATCAAACTGAAACACCTTATCTTCTTGATATCCAGTAATATAAAACTTTGTGCCATCTGAACTAACTGCTATACCCTGTTCAGCTTCTTCGCTTGTATCAGCTGTAGTATCGAAATTTTTATTATCATAGGTTTCATTAGCAAGACCGTATCCTACCACACTTCCGCCATCATTATTATACTGCCAAGTGCCAGAGTTGTTTCGGGCAATCTTTCTTACACCATCTGAACCTTTAGCAACGCTCCAGCTTGTTCGGTTGTCTGTTGAAACTGCATAGAAGATATCTCCATCGTTTTTGGTTTCGTCAGCTGTCATTGAATTAATATCTAGCCAGGTTGATGAATTGATTTGACCAGAAGAAGAATCTGTGAGCGCTGGCATATATTGTGAATATGCATATACTGATGAACCAGCTGAAAATTGATAAGCGTGCATATCATTATTTCCAAATATATAAAATTTTGCACCATTATTAGCAAAGGACATGCCAACAATATTTTTATTTCCAACAGTAGTATTTCTTACGTCATATGTTGCAACATATGACACGTTACTGACATCTCCGTCACTTGGCATATTGTATTCAGCAATTAGATAACCCTTTCCAATAAATATTTTTGACCCACTAGAATTTAATTCAAGACTTTCATGAGCGTTGTTAAAATCATTGACTGTGGCAAAACTATTATTTGAATATGAAGCAGTGCTCAAATCCCAAGCTGTAGAAAGATTGTATTGAAAAAGAGTCTTACTATGGTAACCCCCAATGTAAACCTTTGTTCCATCTGCACTTAATACTAATGAAGCTGGATTAGTATCCTGACTCCCAACATTAATTGTTTTATTAGAGTATGATGCTGTACTTAAATCCCACGCTGTGGAAAGATTATATTGCCAGACACCATCTGGAGTACTACCTACCATATATAATACAGTTCCATCGGGTTTAAAACGTAAATCTCTTTGCCTAGTATTTTGTCCTGATACATTCAAATATGTATTGTCATATGTAGCTGTAGATATATCATACGCAGTAGAAAGGCTGTATTGTCGAATTTGCTGATTTGTGTTTTGATCTGATGCAGTGTTAAAACCATTCAGATACATCTTTGTTCCGTCTGTCTTAAACGCTATTCCTTCTGCGCTTGGAAGGTCACTTGAAGCATTATAAGATTTACTATCATATGAAAGATTACTCAAATCATAAGTATTTCCATATCCACTTAATGTTATACCAGTTCCATCCGTCTTACCTTGAGCACCAAATAGCTGCCAAGAAGAAATCGCAGAAGTGTCTGCAAATGCCGTGACTGACTTATATGTTCCTGAAGTACCAGTAATTACAGCTGATCCAGAATTGCCGACTACTTTCTTACCTACGTCTACCGCATTAAATGCTGCAGTAGTACCAGTTGTATAGTTGTAAATATAAGTTCCAGACCACCCATATAGTAGAGCCCCATCAGAGCTAAATCTGGTATCTGTGGTGTGACTTGAATTTCCTTGCCAAGTAAAGGAAGTTCCAGAACTTAAACTTGATAAATCATAACCTGGAGACATAGTAAAATACTTACTAGTTGTACTACCATAAGCATCAGAGGCTATTACCAAAGTACCATCAGGGGAAATAGTAACAGCTTGTGTTCGAGATATAAGAGTGCTTGAAGTTGTTCCACTTAGAGATGCAGTTGTAATATCCCATGCAGTGGTCATAGTAAATTCTCTTAGCACAGCACTTCCAGCAGCACCATCTTGAACTTGATACCCAGTTAACCCGTTAGGTTGAATAAACAAACTAGCCATAGTATCCACAAAAATAGCAGAAGAAGCACCATGATAGGATGCAGTACTAAGATCATACGCAGTAGACATCTTCCATTGATAGATTATATCGTTTTGATAGTCTCCAAAATATAAATCATATCCAGAATTAGTTATGTGTAAAGGGCAATAGTGAGCAATAGTACCTACAATTTTACTAGACATATCTAATGTATTTGCAGGAGTAGTATTTAGGGTACTTAAATCGTGTGGTGTACTCATAGTATATTGATAAACAGTTTTTGCATATCCGCTTTGAGTTGTGCCAGATACCATATATACATGATTACCAGTGGGATCAAATTCTACTACCTGCCAAGAACCTCCACTACCTTGACCTGCTATACTTGGAGAAGTAGAATTAAGACTAACGGTGCTCGACATTTGATAACCGACTACTATAGCATTACTATTAGTAAAAGTACCATCACCTGTTGCACTAGGGGTTAATGTTGAACTAGCATAGGTTGAATAGGGTTTCTCATCATAAAAGTCATAATTAGCTCCGTTTGAATTAACATCCCAGGAAGCTTTACTGCTAATTCCTATCTGAGGTACTTCTTTGAATACTGATACAAAAGGAACCGTGTTGGCTGCAGAGGATAATGATATCGAAGATGTTTGATTTGAGTCAAACGACTGAGTTAATGTACCTAGAGTACCTTCTGTGGATATCGTGCTAGCCGCTATTTTTCCGCTGGCATTAAATGATAATACCTGACCTTCTGTGCCGTCATCTAAGACGTTTGCTAAGTCACCTAATTTTCTATTGATACTCATTCAATTAAACTCCAAGCCTGATTTACCTCATCCCACTCATACTCATTGCCATCTGAGGGATATGCTACTGGCGGTTGCCACTGACAGGTTTCTTCATCCAACGTCCAAGAAACAAACGGGCGAGGCGCTAGAAAAGCATTTCGAGCAACATCATAAGAAAAACCAACGCCAGCAAAGTTTTTTCTAAAGTTGCTATTGTAGCTTGTTTGCTGCCAAGAGCCGCCAAATAGTTGCTCACAAAAGCTAACGCCTAAAGCTTCTTGCTCAACACCGTTCTCATCAAGCAAAACATTGTTTGCGACTACGACTACCCGTTGAACAATGCTATGATCGTTTATTTCTGCAAAGTGCGCCATTAGAAAGTAATGCTCCCTGATGCAGTAAATTTATAAATATTGTAAGAGCCATCTTGAGTTACTGTAGGTGATCCAGTAGTAGATGTGGCTGTTACGGTTGTTCGTAGTATAACAACGCCAGAGCCGCCAGAACCCCCTGCTTGTGATGATGCACCCCCGCCACCGCCAGAGCCAGTATTGCTTGTAGCGTTTGAACCAGTACTACCACTAGCATTTCCATCACCGCCGCCACCATACCCGCCGCTTCCAGCAGTGCCGCCACTTGAATAAACACCACCGCCACCACCAGCAGCATAATAAATTGCCGAACCTGTAATTGACGATTGAGCACCTACTCCACCGTTTCCACTAACGGTGGATCCACCAACGCCAGAATTTTGGCCTACAGACCCTGCACCTCCACCGCCACCAGCAGGGTATGGACTTCCCGGATTTACTTGATTACCACCATTATTGCCTTCAGATGGTGTATACCCACCAGCATTACCTGACCCACCCGATGTATACCCACCAGCAGATGCGCCGCCGCCACCACCTGATCCACCACCAGTACCAGAGTCAAGAACCTGCCCACCTTCGCCGCCACCAGAAGATGCTAAATTTATTGATCCCCCGACAAGCGAACTATTTGATCCAGTCGAATTTGGAGAACCTCCGCCTCCAATAGTTATTGTGTACGCTTGGCTAAGTAAAAGTTGCATACTTGTGAAAGACCTATATCCTCCAGCACCGCCGCCACCGCCACCGTCATTACCCCCGCCACCACCACCGGCTATTATTAAAAGATCCGCTACCACAGCTAAACCGGGCCAGTTACTACTTCTATTTTCATCAGCAGCATTATTAACAGAAAAAATCCCAGAAGCAGATGAGTTACTCACTGAAGATTTTTTGCCAATAACTGATGAATTATAACGCTGCACTAGCTGATCTCCTCGTAAGAACATACAGCTTCAAGATCAGAGGCGGCGTTGGCAGTTAGTCTAAGCGCATCGCCTTCTTCTAAATAAATAGCTTTAGATAAAACGTCTAAAGTTGCATCGGCGGGAACTACTACAGTTTTAGCAACGTGATAAGCAGTGCTAGACCTATATAAATCTACTGTAATTTCTGCGTTGTTAGTGCCATCAACATTGCTCACATACAGCGCATTTACTTTTAACACCTTGCCAGAAGAAGCTGAGTTTGTAACGATTGCCGTTGCAGAAGTGCCAACTGCTTGCACCGCCGTTTTACCTGTGATCGTAGCGACATTTACTATGTTAGGTGCGGTCATATTATCCTCCGAATACGATAGCCATCGCTATTGCCTTACCTGTTGTTGCACCTTGCTGTGCTTCTGTTACAATTCCGTGATCGACAACTTCAATTCTATCGCTGTCTACGATGTTATTTATAAACGTAATTGAGCTACCACTATCAACGGTTGTATAATCATCACCACTTAATAATTTAATGCCGTTAAGATATACTGCTTCTTTACCTGGAGTATATGTTAAACTAGATACAATATTACCAGATACATTACCACTTACACCTTTTGTATAGTTAGTAGCGCTGTAAGGAGTAGCGAATGCTACACCATGCTCAATAACTTCTACAACATCATTAAGAGTCGCTCCTGTTGTTAAGACTACTGATGTGCCATTAGTTGCAGTATAATCATCAGCTGATAGTTTAGCGCCATTCAAGAATACTGTAATATGACCGGCTGTATAATTAAGAGGAAATGCGGTCTGGCCAGCGGTTGCTGTAAATTTAGTTTCAGTAAGAGGATCTTGAGCTGATCTCAAAGGTCCACCAAAGTTAATAATCTCAACATGATCATTTAAAGCTAGTGCATTTGTCATTACTACTGATGTACCATCAGTCGCTGTAAAATCTGTACGTTTTACGCCGTTAACAAACACACCAATCTTACCTGCTGTATATGCAGGAAGTGCAGGAGAACTAGAAGCATTAAATGTTGTTAACCCAGCTGTTGCAGTGTAGATAGTAGTTGAATAATCTTCTACATAAGAAGCAGCAACATTAACACTACCTCCTCCAGTAATATTAATAGTTTTAGTAGCACCAGTACCGGAAGCTGTTACTGCAGATCCAGTAAAGTTAAGAGTAGTAGCGGCTGTTGAGAGGGATGAGCCTTCATCTTGAATCGTAAGAGCACTACCTCCACCTCCACCTCCGCCAGAATTAGCTTCTCTCAAAGCAACATAAGCAGAATCAACTGTTGAAGTAATAAGAGCAATAGTAGAAGCAGAATCTGTACCAGCAGTGGTTCTGGCTTGAACATAAGCAGAATCAACTAGAGTAGTAACTCTTGCGTTCGTATAGTAAAGGTTAGAAGAGTCTTCGCTTAAATCACTTGTAGTAAAACCAGTTAAGTTTCTAGCATTAGTCTGCACAGAGCTGCCCATATTAGCATGCGCAGAACATTGATAATGTAGTACCAAAGGAGTAGCATCTGTAATAGTAATATCCGTATAAGCGCCGGCGTTACCAGCAGTACCTGATGCTGTTACATTAGTAGTATATGCGGTATTCTTACCTACGTCATAATAGAACCTTAAAGGATGACCACTGTTTGTGGCACTAGCTTGGTCAAATCTGTATGTACGACCAGGAGTAAGAGTTAAGAATGGCGCTTCTACTCCATCTATAACAAAACCATTACTAGACCCCGTTCCGTTATATCTATGAGCTGCAGTCTTAGACGCTACAGTAACAGTAAATACTTTTGTAGTGGTAGAGTGGGGGGAATTAAGATGACTAAATCCTTTTACTGCTCCTAATGCAGCAGAGTCTGCAGTGAGTGTAGTAGCAGTCAAATTACCTTCAAGCATACCGGCAACAAATGTCTCAGATCCAACTGTCCATTTATCAGTAGTTTCGTTCCAGACAAGAGTTTTATTAGCTGATGTTCCTCTTTCAATCTCAATGCCAGCATCTTGAGAAGGGGTGCCAGACTCGTCATGATTAAGAGTGATAATGTTATCGCCAATATGAACTGTATTAGAATTTACTGTAGTTGTAGTTCCTGATACTGTAAGGTTCCCACTGACAATCATATTGTTAAATGTAACGTTATCGCTTGTAGCTACTGACTGACCTATAGATATTTGACCAGAAGATACTGTTATCCCAGTACCAGCAGTAAAATGAGCTCTTACTTCTGCAGCACTAGGTCCTGTATAAGTTAAGATACCATTACTATTGTTGTAGGCTAAAGATCCATCACCACCCGCATCAGTAACAGATATTAATCCTCTCGCCGCAGCAGAGTCAACAAAGTCAGTCCCTAGTGTTGGAAGAGTTGGAGTGTTGGTAAAGTTAGAGTAATTAAGATAATATGAACCAGCGTTGCTGCCTAGTGTATCTGCATCGATAGTTAGTGCATTAATAAAGGCTGCATCAACATCTGCCGTAATAACAGATGATACATTTGTGGAGTCAAGTATATTAGGTTTATTGCCGAGGTTGTTATAGTTAAGATAGTAAGCGCTATTCTGTCCCCCAAGAGTGTCTGCATCGATAGTTAGTGCATTAATAAAGGCTGCATCAACATCTGAAGTGATAATAGCAGAAACTGCGGCAGAATCTGTTCCAGTGGCTGGAGCATTAGCAAGGTTGTTATAGTCTAAATAATAGCTACTATCTTTACCGCCCAGCTTAATTGCATCTACACCTGAGTCGGTTAGATCACCGGATGCTAGTACCTTAGCTAAAAATCCTGATAAATTACGTGCCTGACTCATCTTGAACTTTCTTTAGTTTTAATTTATAGTATTTATAAGAGAAGATTAACCTTCTAATGAAGCTGTTGGTGGTGTGAAGTTTGCGGTGTATCTTGCTAGACCTTTGGTAACTCTTAGGTCTTGGATATAGCCATTAAATCCATAGTTTCCTGATGCTGTAGCTCCAATAGTATTATCAGTAGCTGTACCCCATTCCGTATTGTCAGTTTCCTGGTTACCTTGCGAACCATTGATATAACACTTACATTGGTTACTATATATACCTGTTCTTACAAAAGCAACGTGTACCCAATTTCCTGCTGTAGGCATATTAGCATAACACGTGCTACCCATAGTGTTAGTGTCTCCATCACTATTACCAGAGTCAATTTGTCCTCCGCCCAACTTAACAGCGTATTTATTCCCTGCACTGGTGCTAGACCCAAAAATATGATACCTGCTTGAATATGAAGGGTAGCTTGCTGTATATATCCAAAACTCTACAGTGTACGGATCGTAACCAAACGCAAATAAATCATCTGGTAAATTAGTAATATAATCACCCGTTCCATCAAAATACATTGACTTAGTATTACTAAACTTGGCCTGAGTAGTTGAACCAGTAGTATTACCAACAAGCTTTAGGTTAGCGCTCTGAGATTTATCGATGATCGAAGCATCTGCGCCTTTAATGTGAACTAGCGCGCCTGTTGATGACGTTGGCGCTGACGGAACAGTTGTTCCTTCTAAACTGGATGTAGATATTTTAAAGTCTGAAATATACCCATGGCCACCATAATTGCCTGAAGTATCCCGCCCAACTTCCAAATTTGTTGCAGATAGATTAATCGTATTATTTGATTGCGTCCATTTTTGCACCCCATCTAGATGCAATGTCGCAGTTCCTGAAATTCGTCTTACACAAAAGTGTTGCCATCTATTAGCTATACTTCCACCAGATCCATTAAAAGATGTTACATTGCCTGGAAAGTCTAAACGAATTTCTCCGCCTGCTTTAAGTAATAAACCAAGCCCGTTAACATTATTGTTTCCACCTATAGTCCAAATTCTTTTATTCCCTGATGAGTGTATTTCGGGAGGATAGAACCAACCAGAAATACTAAAATCGCCAGTTCCAATTGCAGAACCTAAAGTGCAACTTACAGAGTCAGTTGAGGAAGATAAATTATCAACAAAAATAGAGCCGCCGTTATCTGTTGCTGAGTATTCATCATAGTCGTAGGGTGAGAATGGTTTTAAAAAAGGTGTACCGTCTACAGATATACTTCCAGTTGCGCTTGGTGTTTCATAAATAATATAGGGTTTATGACAAGTTATAAACAAGGTGTTTGAATCAGCCGTAAGAGGTTCAGTAGGCACGGCTTTAGACCTTGCAGAAGTAGATATTCTAAAATCTCTAATGTACCCATCTACATAATAACTAGATCTACCCCCAATTAAAAAATCATTTGTTACAGATAAGTTTGTTGAGTTGCTTGTGCTAGGATCAATGCTTTGATTATTGTCATCGATGTAAATTTTTATCGTGTTAGATTCTCGTACAACTTGAACAAAATGCCATTCGTTTTTAGAAATAACCGTGCCAGTTGATAATGTGTCATAATTAGTATTTCCAATGCGCATTCTAAGCGTTTGGTTGTTACCGTTTTTATACAACTCAAATCCATTGTTTGAAGACCCTAATCTTTCGCACAGAACCATCCAATCATCTGAGGTTGAATATACCCAAAATTCGATAGAAAAATCACCGCTTCCGATTGCTGATAAACCAGAAAGTTCAAACCTTTGACTGGAAGCTCGTACAAACTCAGTAGAATACCCACCACTGCGATACGGGCTAAACGTACCAGCGTGAGCATCACCATTTACAGTAATAGTATGATTATTTGAAGATGCATCCGTAATGTTATTGTTATCAGAAGTTCCATCTGCGGTAGCTAATAGAGTAGTGTAATTACTATTAGCAATTATAGTAGTAAAATTTAATGTAAAGCTATTAGCACTGTTACCTTGGTTAATACCATCGCTAGCTGTAAAGGTTAGCTCAAAGGTTCCTGCATACGCTTCTGTGGATGATGGAGTAATAGTAAATTTATTTACATCAGAATCAGTACCTTGTGCTACAGTCGCGGTTGTGCCACCACCATTAGTCAAGCTTCCGCTCGTTACGCTATACCCATATGTTAATGGAATACCTTCTGGATCTGCAGCTGTAACAGTAATAACAGTTCCTGTTCCGTCTGTAGCTAAGGTAAATGGAGTCGTACCTCCAGCAGAATCTTGTACGGATGTGATATTAGGATTAGTGTTTACAAGGCTTACCGAATACCAACCTGTACCGTTACTAATATACATTCTGTTTGACCCGGTAACAAATGCTTGATCTCCTGCAGATACTCCTGATAATGGAAGATCTGTGGTAGAGTCATAGGTAGTAATAGAACTACCTCCAGCTGAAGAAGCTCTAGCCCAAGCACCAGATGTACTATTATAAGTCCAAGTATTACCGCCTAGAGTAGCACTCTGACCGTTTGTTGGACTGTCTGGAAAATTTATTGCCATTTGTTATGCCTTAATTTAATTTTAAAAGGTGTGTCGCTCATAAATTAATCCTTAATACCCATATACTTAGTATTAACACAGTCAGCTTTACCAAATATACGTTCGGCAGTTTTATCTGCATTTTTACAATACTTGTCTGCCATTTGATCAACGAACTCTTCGTAATCATTGCTGTGTGGTAAATGGCCTTCGCTAATACGATTTGCCGTATGCTGAACGTACCCGCTTACCTCTGTTAGGGCGACTTGAGGATGAACTCCGTATTGCGTCAAATACTCAATAGTAGCTGTTGAGGCTCTACCACCATCTAACAAATTTCTATACATTAGTTCAAAACCACGCCTAACGTGGTGACGCTTTTCTTCTGCTTCAAAAGCCTCTTCGCTAAACTCTTTAATTTTATGAGTTTCTTTAATGCTTTCGTAGCTGTCTATCAGCGTGGCAATATCTTTAATACTACCGTTAATTTTGTTTTCAATTGATATAAGAGAGTGACGCTTATGTCTAAGCTTGGCCTCTGCAACTATATCATTTAGTCCTTCTAGCTCTAAAATTTCCACTCTTAATTCAGCGTGTGTAACTTGCGCTTCAGAAAGCGCCATCTTACGTTTCTCAACTTCAGCCGTGATCTGGCGCAGCATTCGCATTGGGGAGTGACCGTTCAGCATTGTGAGAGTCATCATATTAATAGTGGTCTGGCTGTTCTGACGATCAAAAGCTCTTGTCGCCTGATCTATCATAGGTAGCTTTTCCGCTACTCGTGCAGCGGCTACCTGATTAATGTTTTCAGAAGCCTCAACAGGGAGACTAAACGTAATTGGCTTTGTTATAACTTGGCTCATTATGCTGCTGCCCCTGATGTGGCACATCCATTATCACTATTTGCAGTTAAATCGCCAAAGTCAGTTGCGTTGCCCGTTGTTTGTATGCTGACCCGATCCATTGTGTTGTTAGCACCTCCACCAGAAATAACGGCATAGGTATGGTCACTACACACCCCACAGTTGCCTCTAGCAACCGTTGCATCTCCAAAGTCTACTGCATTAGCAGAGCTTGAAATGGTGCTGTATTGTATTTCGTTTGAGCTATTGCCCATTTTCCAAATGGCTCTTGTGCTATCGGCGGCACCTGCAACGTAACTTGTATTTGACCCTAATAAATCCCCGTGATCAGAGGCGTTAGAGGTTGTTGCCATTGTAATTTTGTTAATAACTGTTGTACTAAGCCCACCCGCAATAAGACCGTGAGTAGTATTAGCCGCACCGCCACATCTAGCTTTGGCTTCAGTAAGATCTCCAAAATCAGAAGAATTACCTTCTGTGGCTATAGTGACATACTCGATATTATTTACGCCGCTTACAGACCCAAGTCTACCGCCAGCCATAAGGCCGTATGTGCCATTTGATACTGATGCGTGTTGACCTAAAGTGTTGCTAAGGTATCCGAATGCTGTTGCATTCCCAAGAGTAGCAACAGTGATGTAATCTATAGTATTTATCCACCCTCCACCATTTCTAAGCGCACGAGTACCATTGCTACAAGCATTTGATAAACCAACGCTTGCGCTTTGATCGCCAAAGTCTGCTGCGTTTGAAGGAGTTGCTATAGTAAAGTAGTCTATTGCGGTTGAGTACGCAATAAAATGAATGCCCCTCGCACCGTGATTAACGGGAAACACAAGGCTCAGTGTAACAATTCGTGTCGTAGTAGAAATCCCATCAGATGCAGATAACCTTACCTTCACATCACCAGCGTGACTGGTATTTGTCGTCGGATCAAAAGTAAATACGCCAGTAGTTTGGTTTATACTAGTAGCATTTGCTAACTGATTGGGAAGAGCGTTAGAAGCATTAGGATAGGCTATGCCATAAGTTATTCCAAATCCTTCTGGATCGTAAGCTACCATAGTGACAGTAGATGTTGAGCCATCGCCATTTAAACCTAGAGTAGTCACTGGCTCAGTAGTGACAACAGGGCTTTCATCAGCGCCGGCGCTTACCCGCTTCCAAGCAGATCCTGCCCGAATGTATAAAACGTTCTTATCTTCATCAAATGCAAGATCACCTTCTGATGGAGAGGACACAGCGTCTATCGCGGTCTTGTTAGCATAGGATGTTACGCCACCGGTTTCACCACTATTACCAGCTGGACCACTAATACCTACCCATTGAGAAGATGATCCGTCATTATAATAAACATACAAGGAACCATCTGTGCTATTAAACCACTGATCACCAGCTACAGCACCTGAAGGAGCAGTATCTGATACTGTAACATTTGTTGTATTGTCACCACTAACATCCCACTTACTTGTAGTAGAATTGTATGTATATACAGCGCCGTTAATAGTTTGTGTCGCGCCGTTACTTGGACTGTCTGGAAAATTAATTGCCATTCTATTAACCTTCTAATGAAGCTGTTGGTGGTGTGAAGTTTGCGGTATATCTACCTAAACCTTCAGTAAATCTTACATCTTGCATATATCCAGTTACTTCATTGTAGCCATTGCCTAGATTATTAGGTGATGGAGAACCTATAATCCACTCATTAAAACCGTCTATTGCAGGCGATTGTTGATAATTAGTTGCGGTTTGATCTAAATTCCCATTTACAAAAAATCTAGTGGTTGAATATGGTGAACCTGTTACTCTTGATATTGCTAAATGATACCATTGACCTGTACTAAGCACTTGGCTACCACTCTGAATAACTGAACCCCCAACCATCGCCGCTAACTTAGAGTTTCTTAATTCAAATGCTATTCTATTGGTTACATCAGCCGAAGATAACATATGAATAACACCGCTAACACTATTAAAATAACACCAAGCTTCAAAAGTATATTCCCCATTGCCAGGAATATCAACATCTCTTGCAGCATAAGCAATTACTTTATCGTGTAAACTACCAGCAAAATACATTGACTTAGAACCGGCAAACTTAACCTGAGTCGTTGAACCAGTACTATTACCAAACATCTTTAAATTAGAACTTTGAGATTTATCTATGATCGAAGCGTCTGTACCTTTGATGTGTAGTTTAGTATTAGATGGCGTAGATATAGGCGTTGTTGGTGGAGTGAATGCTACATCACCAACTGAAGTGCCACCCGTTCTTAAAACAGATCCATTAACTACAACAATGTCACTAGTATATCCCGTAAAATAAAATTGAGATCCGCCGGGGTCGTACGCACCTACAAATGGTCCATAACCAAAAGTATTATAGTCGGTAGCGGAAGTTCCAGTGTATTTTAAAATGCCATTTACATATATTTTAAGTGAATTAGATGAGCTTGCATCCCTATTTAAACTTATATGATTCCATGTATTTTGAGTAAAAGCGCTAGCGGCCGTTGTTATGTCGCCAGTACCATCTACATAATTTCCCCAATTTATGGCACCATTTGCAAGTAACGCCAGATAATATCCAGAGCCAGTACCGGCTCTGTGTGTATTAAACATAGGTCCAACAGCCGCAACAGTGCTGTATACCCAACTCTCAATAGTAAATGAGTTAGTTCCAAAATTAAAATCGCTAGATGAGCCGCCTATTGTAAGTCTATCTCCGTTCCCATCAAAATACACAGACCCGCCGTGATCTGCTGAAGCATATTCTAAATTGTCATATTGAGTGTATGGCTTTGTGGAAACATTATTATATGCACTAACCGTATAATTATTTGATGAGCCATCGCCAAAATACGGAAGGTGTGCAGTTAATAACCATGTATCACTATCGGCAACTGCTCTTTCTGTTGGAACAGTTGTTGGAGAGGATATAGCAGCGGTTTTTACATGAACATCCGTAATATATCCTTCAAAATCTAATCCAGTTGTACCATTATCATAGAAACGTCTGATACCAATGGAAGGAGCATTTGTATGTGTATAAAGAGCATAAGTCATATCACTGTTTTGCACGACTAGTGATCCATTAATATACATATAAGTGACGTTACTTGTTCTATTAATTAATATATAAGACCATTCATTTAAACTCACTGGGTTTGTACTCATCATAGATCTGTGGGTAGATCCATCACTGTGGCGCCACACTAATTTTGTAGAACCCTCAAGATATAAGTCGTGCCAACCAGCTTGGAGGTTATTTGAGACATTAGTACTATATATCCACTTATCATTGCCCGCTGTTGGATATATCCATGCACCAATACTAAAATCTGCATTTGCTCCAGCTAAAGTAGATTTTGTACCTTCAATTGTAATTCTTTCGCTTCCGCCAGTTCCAAAATAAGCGCTGTACCCACCATGCCGATACGGGCTAAACGTACCAGCATAAGCATCTCCAGTTACTGTAATGCTATGGTTATTTGAAGACGTATCAGCTATGTTATTGTTATCAGAAGTTCCAGTTGCTGTCGCTAACAAAGTTGTATACTTACTATTAGTAACTATAGTAATAAAATTCAATGTAAAGCTATTAGCGCTCGTTGCAGTATTAATTCCATCTGAAGCTGTAAATGTCAAACTAAATGTACCAGCATAAGCTTCGGTAGTAGAGGGCGTAACTGTAAACTTGTTAGTATTAGACCCTGTACCTTGTACAACAGTTGCAGTTGTACCTCCACCATTGCTTAGAGAACCGCTAGTAACAGAATAGGTATAAGTTAATGGTACATCTTCTGGATCAGTTGCAGTAATTGTTATAACACTAGCTGATCCATCAGTTGATAAGGTAAATGGTGTAGTATTAGAACTAGCATCTGCTACACTTGTAATATTAGGGTTAGTATTTACTAACGATATAGAATACCAGCCTGTTCCATTAAAAATATAAAACCGATTTACTGCAGTCACATAAGCTTGATCTCCAGCTGTATTTCCAGTCAATGGTAGATTATCAATTGTAGCATATATTGATACAGAAGACCCATCACTGCCGGCAGCACCGGTAGGGCCTTTTAGGCCAACTGGATTACTCAATACCCATTGAGAAGATGATCCGTCATTATAATAAACATATGTTCTAAGAACCGTTGAATCAAACCACAAATCACCCGCACTGGGCCCAGACGGCGCTGTATCTGATACAGTGATAGAGCCACCTCCCCCAGTAGCTCCTGCCGCTAAACCCTTGGTGACTCTTTTTGCTTTTACTTGAGAATATCTATTGTTTGCCATATTAGTTCTCTATCAATACCCATCCGTTAGTTGCATTATAATAAACAAACCCTATTCCTGCTCTATCAAAGTCAATAATAAAGTCAGAATCACCTGCTTGTATTTTACTGCCATTCCTTGCTACAGTAATATTATTTGTACCAGCGTTACCTTCACCGTCAATAATTCTTATTTCATCTCCCATTGATGGTCCAGCTGGTAACGTTACTTGAACGGTGCCAGTTGAAACGTCGATGAATAATTTATCACCAGCCGATGCATTAACATTTGTACTCGAAGCATTCCACACACTAGATTGTAGCATATGATATGAAGCAACATTAATATAATCTGCAGAATCAGCTGCAGATGCCAATACAATAGAGCTACCATTCGTTGCTGTATAATCCGCATCATCTAATAAGATACCGTTTAAAAATACCTGAGTATTACCAGCGCTATAATCTAAATTTGTTCCATTTTCATCAGACCCAGTAAAAGTGGTTTGACCTGAGTCAGCAATGAAGCTAAACGTATTTATACCACCTGCAGAAACCTTACCTCCACTAAAGGACGTAACCGCAAGTTCGTTTCCTGAATCTGCGCCTGTATTAAGAACTACACTAGTGCCATTTGAAGCTGTATAGTCAACTGTTTCTTTTAGCATAAAGCCGTTAAGATGTATTAATACATTACCAGGAGAATAGCTTAATGTGGTCCCGTTGACGTCAGCGCCAGTAAATGTAGTCTGTCCTGCGGTCGCAGTGTAGTTAAATTTATTAATATTAAGAGCCGCAGTAAACGCAGTTCTTGCAGATACATAATCACTGTCGACAGTATTAGCAATGAGAGAAATAGTTTGAGCAGAATCGACTGTACCAGATCCTCCTCCACCGCCAGAGTTAGCTTCTCTTAATGCGACATATGCAGAATCAACCGTAGTTGTAATAAGAGCAATAGTTGCAGCAGAATCTACACCACCTGCCGTAATATCAGATGTAAGCGCTAATGTGCCAGAAGTAGTTGGAAGAGTAATATCAACATTGCCTGAGTAAGCTGAATGAGCGGCTGACTTAAGTCTAGTTCTATGCGCATTAGAGGTTTCACAGTAGAAATCTGCATAGGCTACACTTCCCGTGCCGGAGCGAATAGTTATGCCGCCGTCAGCTATGGTTACACCGCCTGTTGATCCATTTCCATCAATAGTAAGAGCTGAATCATCTAAAATTCCAGCTAGGAAGCTATGATTAACTTTTACTGTAACATCTGAATCAGATCTAGGCGTTGTATAATAAAGATTAGTAGAACCTTCTGAAAGGGCGTCTGTTGTATGATTTGAAATACTAGAAACCGTACCAGTTACATTTCCAGTAACATTGCCGGTCAATGTTCCAACATTAAGATTTGCAAGAGTAAATCCTGTACCTGATCTATTTACAACGTTAGGAGGTAAAGAAGAATCAAAGGCCGAATCAATTAGCCCATTAAAAATATAAAATTCACTATTCGTGGCATCTCTAAAGAAACCGGTATGTTCCCTGGTGGCGCCATTATCAGGTGAATAATGGCCTATAAATCCAATATCTACTACATCAGATTGCTCATTACTATCTGCAAGATGTAATAGCGGATCAACTACTGTATATACTACAGAGTTAACACTAGTAGTTGTGCCATTAACAGTTAAATTGTTAGCAGTAACATTAGAGAATGTAACGGAATCAGTGGTACCAACGGCTTGACCAATAGCTATCTCGCCAGAAGCAATAGTAACTCCGGTTCCAGCCGTAAAATGTGCCCTTGCTTCCGCCGCGCTGGGGCCTGTATACGTTAAAACTCCTGTAGAGTTATTATAAGCTAGTGATCCATCTCCACCAGCATCAGTTACAGAAATAAGTTTTCGTGCTTCTGCCGAATCTACAAAATCGGTGCCGAGGGTAGGTAGTGTAGGCGTGTTAGTAAAGTTATTATAGTCTAGATGATAGGCGCTGTTATTACCACCTAGCGTATCTGCATCAATAGTTAAAGCATTAATATATGCCGCATTGACTGTAGATGTAATTTGTCCTTGAACTGCTGTAGAGTCATGTGTGTCTGCAGCAGCAATAAGTAGATTAACTTGAGCCGAATCAACAAAATCTGTTCCTAGTGTAGGAATAGTAGGAGTGTTCGTAAAGTTAGCGTAGTTTAAAAGATATCCCGTGGTCAATCCACCAACGGTATCGGCGTCAATGGTTAAAGCATTAATGAATGCAGCATCAACGTCGGTAGAGATAACGTTAGAAATAAATGCAGAATCTCTGAAGATATCAGCTTGTCTTGCCTGAATGTAAGCTGAATCAATTAGACCGACAATTGAGGCTGAATCAGTTCCAGTAACCTCTATACCACCTACAGTAGATCCGTCACCTACATATAGCTTGTTTGTATCGCTGGTAAAGACTGGTTCTCCGACCACTGGTGTGATCGTGAGTCTATCTGAATCAGTACCTCTTCTAAACTGTAATGGCATTTATTACCTCAATAAATTCTGCTTATATTTATAAGTCTATATGGCGCCCATATCTAATGTAAATCCTACAGGACTCAATATTGTCCCAAAATCAAAAACTTGATTAGCTGTAGAAGCAATCGTTACTCTCTTATTATTAACATCTGTTGTGATATCAATTCCTGTACCGCCAGCAAATGTAACTGTATCACCACCTGTGGTAGCATCTACTGATAAGTCACCAACTACTGCTACTGTACCGAAGTTATTAACAAAGTCTCCTGATCTAATTGCAACGTAAGCCGAGTCAACAATAGTAGCAACATAATTTTCTTTAATTAAATTTTGTACAAAGGCGCTATCAACAATTCCCGCTACTTCATTTGAATCAACTGGGCCTACTGTATTAGCAGCAATTCCACCAATAAATGCTGAGTCAGGAATAATAGGAGCGTTAGTAAAGTTATTATAGTTAAGATAATATGTACCATCTTGCCCATCTAATGTTCCGGCATTAACATCTAATAAATTTACAAATGATTGATCGACATGGCTATCAATTATACTATTAATAGCGGCAGAATCTAATCCCACCGAGCCCCTATTTACAAATGTAAGGGTGCCAGAACCATTAGTAGTTAAAACCTGGTTAGCGGCGCCATCTGTAGCGGGAAGTGAATAGTTGCCGACAGTGAGACTATCTGTCGTAAGGGTATTAAAATGAGCTGAATCATTACTCTGAAAATGCTGTACCGTATTACCAGATGTCTTATAGTACAAGCGGCCATCAGCATAGTTGATAGCTACTTCGCCGTACTCGAGGTCCGTATTAAGAGGTATGCGTCCAGCAACACTGGACTTTTTCAGTTTAATGTTAGTCGACATTTTAATCCCTAAAAAGGAGTTTATTTAAAGTCGGACAACTAAAAAGCTATCCGACTATATTAATATTATATATCTAGTAAGTACCACCATCAATTGTAGAAAGTGCTACGTCACCATTAGTAAGTGTAAACTGTCTTGTACCTTCACCTGCACTATCAGCGTATGCGCCAAAGCTTGCTACACCTTTAGATGTTCTTGTAGCATTTCTACCAGTAACAGTAATAGTAGAACCCGAACCCGAGGTACTAATACCTTGAGGCCAGTCACCTACAATATTAAGTGTTTCACCTAGTGTTTGTTGTAAACTGGTACCTGCACCAGGAGCTCCTGTACCCGTGCTACCAGTTCCGAAAGTAATATCATTTGAAGTTACTACACCAGTATTAACTGTAAAGTTAGTAGAATTAAAGCTAGCTGCACCCTTTTGGCTGGCAGATGCTATAGCAGCGCTAATAGTTAATGCAGTACCGGTCGCTGCAGTAGTAATAGTGTTATGAGTGGTTTCCCCTTGGATAGTAAACGTTTCGCCAAGAGTTGCAGCCGCTGTACCGGTTTGCCCGGAAAGCGTAATATCATCTGCACTAATAATACCAGAAGAAGAACTAAAATGTGTGGCATTAAAGGTTGCAATACCTTTTGTAGAACCATCAGCAGCAGCGTCCGTGCCGGCAACTGTAATAATACCACTGCCTGGAGTGATACTAATACCAGTACCAGCTGTTAAGATATCTTCCATGTCTGAATCGACACGAGCAGTTGTATAATAAAGGTTAGAGAGACCTTCGCTTAAGCTATCAGTAGTTCTTTGAGCAAACTGAGTATTAAAGTTATCACTCGGACCAACAATGGTATCAGCTGTGATAGTGCCTACTCTAAGATCTGCAAATTGATATGAAGCAGCTGATACGTTAATTTCTGTATCAGGGTCTGTAGAATCTAAGCCTGGTTGATCTAAATTATCAAAGAGCTGATAAGTTCCGCTAGTGGCGTCTCTTACAAGACCAGTGTGTCTTTTTGTGCTACCGCCATCATCTGAATAATGACCTAAGAAACCAATATCAATTGTGTCTGATGTCTCGTTGCCATTAGCAAGTTGGATCATAGCATCGCTAACAGCTAATGTAGTTGTATTGATTACCGTGTTAGTACCATGTACTGTTAAGTCACCATCAATAATAACATTACTGGTAAAGTTAGCACCTGAGAATGTTACAGAGTCAGTAGTACCTACTGCTTGTCCAATTGCAAAGGTACCAGTACCTGATGTATATGTTACACCAGTTCCAGCGGCAAAATGAGCTCTTACTTCAGCCGGGCTAGGTCCTGTGTAGGTAATAGCGCCAGTTGAGTTGTTATAAGCTAAAGATCCATCACCACCTGCATCAGTAACAGAAATAGCTTGTCTGGCCGGAGATGTAACTCTTGCATTTGTAAAGTAAAGATTAGTCGAGCCTTCAGCTACGCTGTCGGTATCGAAATCAATACTTCCGCCTAGTGATATTGTATTGCCTAAAATCTCAATAGTTGAGTTAGCTAATTCAGCATTACTAATTTCGTTATTAGCAAATGTAACAGAATGGCCAGTAAGATCTAATGTAGTAGCAAGTTCACTATCGGAAATACCACCAGTCTTAACTGCGACATGACCAGATGCGACTTCAAAGTTATCAGTACTAAATGATGCCGTACCAAGATTAGAACTTGTTGCCTCTTCAGTAGCAATTGTAACAGTACCAGAAGTTACAGAAGTTGTAATACCTTCTCCACCGGCAATGTCAATTGTTCCACCAAGCGATATAGGCGTTGTATTAGCATCATCACCAGTAAATGTTGTAGTTGAATTTACAAGCTTGCTGTTTACAATTGCCCCTGCTAACTGAGTATTTGAAACACCGCCGGCGGCAATAGTAACTGCGCCTGAAGATACCGCAAAATCAGCTGCAGCAAAACTAGCAATACCTTTTGCACTGGTGCTAGCATCTGTTCCAGATATTGTAATAGTATTATTTGAAACTGCTGTAGCAATACCTGTACCACCAGTAAAAGTGAGTTCAGAATCTAGTAGGTTAACATTATCATCGGTACCAGTATCAGCTTTAATTGTAAGATCAGTAGAAATAGAAGCTGTTGTAGCATTAGTAACTCTACCTTGAGCATCAATAGTAAGTACGGGAATTAACGCTGCAGTACCATATGTACCAGCTGTCACAGCGGTATTGTCTAGGTCAAATGTTACCTCGTCAGTGCCTACTGTAGAGGTTAGCCCAGTTCCGCCTGTAAATGTTAATGTGTCTGATAACAAGTCCACGGCATTGTTGTTAGTACCATCAGTGATATCTAACGTAGTAGCAATATTAACTGTACTTGCTGCTGTTAAGCGGCCGAAAGTATCTACTGTGAATGTAGGAATTGCCGTAGTTGAACCATATGATCCAGCTGATACCGCAGTTGCATCTAAGGCATAAGATACTGTATTATTACTAATAGTAGCTGTTACATGACCTGCAGCGCCTGTAAAGTTTAGAGCAGAGTCAAGAAGATTTACTGTATCACTGTCAGCAGTATCGCCACGAATAGTGAGATCAGTTGAAATATTAAGTGTACCAGCAGCAGTTAAGCGGCCTTGTTGATCTACAGGTAAACGTTGGAATAGCAGAAGCAGAGCCATAAGAACCTGGAGTTACTGCTGTGTTAGATAGAGTTACAATTAATTCATCAGCAGCATGAGAGGTTTCGATACCTGTGCCACCAGATAAGGTAAGAGTGTCTCCTAAGTCAACTGCCGTACCAGTACCTGCATCAGAAGCAATACCAATAGTACTATTATCAAGTTGACTGTTGCCAATTGAGTTAATAGTAACTTCACCAGTACCTGATACGTCAAAGTCAGCTGATGCAAACGATGCAACACCAACCGCTGAAGTTGTAGCTAAGTCACCGCTAATAGTTACTGTATTGTTAGTAACAGTAGTTGAAATACCGCTTGTACCCAAGAAGCTAAGATCAGAATCAGCGATATTAACTACATCAGTACCAGTATCACCCGCAATGTCAATAGTCTTGGCACCAGCAATAAAGTCAACATATTCTTTTGTGGTAAGAGAGTTTGTGCCAAAGCCTGATCTATCTTTATATCCAGCTGGAACGTTAACTGCGCCTGTACCGTTGGGGGTTAGGGTAAGAGCAGTGTCAGCAGCTGTAATGGAGATAGTTGATCCGTCAATGTCAATATTATCAACTTTTAAGTTATCTATTTTACTGTTAGCGTCAACTAAAAGTGCACTCGAGGCTGTAAGTACACCTAAAGCATGATCTAGTTTATCAGTAAAATATGAACCGCCAATAACTTCAATATTGGCTGCTACACCTGCCGTTTCAGTTCCTGTGCCGATATATAGTCTATCACCACCGGATACAACTGAATGGTCAGCATAGCTGTATGCCATTTCTCCGTTTCGTAAAGCCGATGGGGCGCCACTAGTACCCGATCTTTTTATCTTAATTATAGATGCCATTAATAAAAGCCCCCGTCTTGACTTATTTCTACATTACCCAGTTCATTTCCTGCTGCCCATTTGTCACTCGCCGAATCATAGATAATTAATGAACCATCTGCTAAACTTGTAAAGTCTACATTTAAATTTTCAAACCTAACCTTACTAAAGGATAGGTTCCCTGCGCCATCTGTTGTCATTACAGATCCCGCTGAGTCTGCGTCTACAGTCGGATAACTTAACTCTCCAACTTGCAGCGAACCGCGAAATACTGCAGAGTCCGTGACATCTAAACCGGTTTTTATGACAAACTTTTGTTTAATCGCCATATGCTTAGAGACTCCTATTCATGACAAATATTACCTTTATTTATATGTTTTTTCTTTTATGCTTCAATGTTTATTCTTTTTGCCTTGACTATTGTATTAACGTAATACGGTGTAACAATTAACTCAAATTGCTCATCTTGTATCCGCGCATCAATTATTCCTAAATCAGAGTCAGTTTGCAGCACGCCATATTCAGTCATATAAACATTAGTATTATCATGTGTAAATAAAACTTCAGAAGAATAATACTTATTGTTATCAGTTTCATGAAGCGATATTAAATATTTAAGTGACCTATATTGGTCTGCAGAAAAAGTATCAACTACATAGTCAGCAGTAGTTAATCCTGGTTCTGGCATATCTGCATCTAATTCAAATAAAGACGCTCCTTTAGCCCTCTCCAAAACATATGCCGAATCAAAAAAGTTTTCTAATCCTGGCGCCGTCTGAGTAGAATCATAAATATAATTATCACCTCGAATCCAGTCATTAATTGTGTCAATAGTTCTGGCTGAATCAAATTTAGATAAAGGAACTAATTGGCTTGAATCCACTGGCTGGCCAGGAACAGGTGCGGGCCCTACAGAAAGTGTTCCACCGCCTCCATCTGCTAGGACGGTTCCTCCTAAGAAGATTGTCTCACCAGCTAGAAATAATTCTTTAAATCTTTTTGTAGGAGAACCTAAATTGTAAGCAATGTCAGTATCAGGTACCATATTACCGGTAACAATAGTACCACCAGAATCTACATTATCAGTGATTCCTGACAAAACAATATTTGTAGGCTTATTAGTGAGGTTTTCATAGTTTCGATAAAACCCCGGAGAATCTCCACCTAAGGTAGCCGCGTCATAAAAAACCTGATCAACAGATTTTATAGGAGTACCAACCATCACCTTTTTTACAATGGTAGTGCTTTCAGATACTCTTATCTCGGGGTTTTGATTTACCTTTACTACATATTTGTCAGACATTCACTCACCTAGTTACAGAAGGAGTCACTTGGGCTCTTCCTTCTAATATCCGCTCGATAATTGTATTATTGTCTGAATCCTGATATTGTAGCTCCACATCATAAACATAGCGACCGGCTTTCAATGCATCTGTTTGAGTGTTTGAAAGACTTAAAGTAATTTTGCCATCAGTAGCAGGGGTAGCTACAATACCTGTAAAGTCTACCGTGTCTGCACTATCACTATTATAGGATTTTTTGAGTTTAGCGGATACTGTATGATTAGTCAGGTCCTTTGTCGAACCATCTAATGCAACTAGATGTACTTCTATTGCTACATCGGCCCCTTGGTCGATGGTAAATTCTTCATACTGGGCCATAGAATTCCTCGCTGATTCATTTGTCGGTACACTATCGCACCCTGCCGCTATTTGATGTTATTTATACTTTTTAAATGTTGAAGGGTCTAACTATTTTAAAATGAGTACCTAACGTTTCTAAGGTTAACTCAGTGCCACAATATCTTAACCAATATGCTAAAAATGTTCTGTTATCGAAAAAAGGTACAGCTGCTTCTATATTAGAGCATTTAGTCTGCCAAACATTATTTACAAAAATAGAAACCATTATGTCATCTTTTTTAGTAAACAAAACATCGTAATTTTGAGCTGCATTTATCGAATATTCAATACTAGTATATCCATACTGCTCTTCTACAGTAGCGCCTCTGATAAAAGATTGCATGACATCTCTAAATCCATCGACTGTGGTAGCACCCGATCTTTCAAATTCCTTTTTCATATTTTGTGTATTATTAAACCTCTCCTCAAGCCTTATAAAAAAATCAATCATAGTATGATCAAAATTTGTACTTGGGATATTTAAAAAATTATTAACGTCATTCTCTAAAGACATTATCTACCTACTATGCTTGGTTAAAAGAAAACTCTACTGTAACATCTTGTCCTGTGTCTCCACTAGCAAATCTATCCCCAGTATAAGTAACTGGACCTGATACACTTGAGGAAGAGGATGTTGCAGCATCTCTAAAGATATACGTATGAACTTCCGGAGACCATACGTAACTTTGTAGTGTATAAGAATCACTAGTATGAGAGCTTAAAGGAAAAGTAAAAATCCCTTCTTTATTAGACCACTTAAGTTTAAAAACAATGTTACCTAAAGCGTTGGGTTTAAGTGTCGGTTGTGATTGCCGGCCTCCAATCATTTCTCCAGAAGATGTGTACCCTCCATTAGAATTTTCATTGTAAAGGTTTATAAAAAAATAAAAACTCGCGCCGGTGACCCAGGTGGTAGGGTCTGTTCCGGAAGGTACGCTGGTACTTTGAGATAAATTTACTCTATTAGTAATTGCAGATACGTTTATTTCTGGTCTCCACCCCTCATATATTCCTGCTCCTGATCCTAATCTAGGCAACTTAGATTGATAGTTTTCTCTATACGGTATAATAGTTTTAACTGCAAGTAAATCAGTTGTAGAGGTATCAAATCTAATAGTGCGAGATCCATTATATTTCATGAAATATATGTCTGATGATGTTGTATTAGTAATTTTCATAGGAGTTTGTCCTAACCATCCCCAAGGATCAGGATTATCAGCTGGATAGAATGTATACGGGTAATTACCTACTGGAATGCCTCCAGAAGCTGCTCCATAAAACTCAGAAAAACTAGATTGCGCTTCAGAGGCTTTATTTATTAATGCTCTTACATCTTCATCATTTATAGTTACTGTAGTTTCGCCGACACCTTCATCTAAATACGCTATTATGACTGCTCCTGAGTGCCCCGAACCGCTATAGTTTGTACCACCTTCAGCGGCAACTCCCCCCTCCACCGGCACCATAAGCTAGCCCAGGCGAAGCTGACCCGGCCTGTCCGCTACTGTGTTGAACGCCGCGGCCTCCTTGGAAAGTATTAGATACTGCTACTTGGCCATTTTTTAAAGTAAATTCATTAGGAAAAGCTGGTGCAGATGAGTATTGACCAAAGTGCGGACCTCCAGCCCCTCCGATCTCTATACCATTTAATCCAGACACAGATTGACCAACTAAGTTTGCAGAACCTCCACCTTTTGCGCCTGATCCATCACCACCTCTAGTTAAAAGAGTGGATCCTCCACCAGTATAATTATCCATACCGCCTGATCCAACTCCTCCGTTACTCTCATGAGCATAACCCCAACCATTTACATAAACATCGCTGTTGTCACCGTTAGCTGGATCTGTAGCAGATCCATAACCACGCTCTCCTCCAGATGCGCTAATAGTTGTTCCAACATTAGGATCAAAAGTTGTAGTACCACCAGACCGGCCTGATCTTCTACCTCCACCACCGGCGGCAGATACACTAGCACCTCCAGAACCAATAGTAGCAGAAAAACTTGATATACCAGAAGATCTATAATAAGTTCTTACTGCAGTACCTCCAGCACCGCCTCCTGTAGCAACCTTTTCTCTACCGGCATCTGTACTAGCTGCCCCACCACTACCGCCACCTCCAATAGCAAAGACTTTAATGGACGTCCAATCATTATTAGTTCTTAAGTTATAAGAGCCGCTAGCAGAGAATATTCCAACCGCTACCGCACCAGTAAATCCTGCTGCTTCTTGATGTATGTTATTAAGAGAGATAGGTCCAGATTCTTGTAAAGCCATTACACATACCTCATATATTCTTCATCTGAATCCCAAACTCTACTCAACGCCCAAGAAGTAGACGAACTATCCCAGATATAATCTTCTGTTGCTGTTCCCGGATAAGCAACAGGAGCAATATACTCATAAGTAGATGAATCTAATATATAGCCCCCTACAGGAGAGGTTGCCCAATATACAGCTTGTAAGTTAGTATCATAATACTTACCTATTTCACCTGATCCTTGTACATCAGAGTCTAAGACTGCCCAATCTATAAACGATGCAACAGATCCTAAAGAATCTACATCAATAATATTTTCAATAATATTAGTATGAGTGTTAATAACTAAAGCAGTTTTCACGTTATCTACCTTGCAATTCTTTTTTTAGTTTATCTATCTGAACTTGTTGATCTTTAATAGCTTCAATTAGTAAAGGAACTATTCTTTCATATCTAACCGTCAGGTAATCTTCACCTGACTTAGAGTTACCATCTTCATCTGTATCAAATGGAGCTGAAGTTACAGCATCCGGAATTACTTTTTGGATTTCTTGAGCAATAACACCATGTTCATCTTTTGATTCCGGAGTAAAGCCTACAGCTGTTGCAGCTTCCTCGTTCCAGGTATAACTATAACCACCAATGCTTTTTAATTTTCTAATAGGATCAGAAATAACTGCTATATTTTCTTTTAATCTCTCATCTGAAGAATAAGCTGTAATATTACCTGTAGCAGAGAAAGAACCGGTATATGAGCCGGACATTTTTACTTCATCGGCTGCTACAGTAATACCATTTCCTGCTCCTACATTAATAGTTCTATTAACGTTTAGTGTGCCTCCGCCGGTTAATCCATTACCGGCAGTAACTCCTGTATTAGTCTCAAACGTTAAATCAAACGGATCTGTATTAGAACCTGGATTAGTGTCCGTCCAGATAATCCTAACTCCGCCACCTTCTCTAAATTTCCACTCTTTATTGTGTGAAATAGTAACTTCAGTACCATCATGATCTTCAACTTGAAATGTAGTTAATTGGTTTGTGTCCGTTACAGTTTCTGTGGCAGTACTAATACCAGTAACATGTCCATATGTATCTAACATAATATCTTGAATATATGTTCTACCACTATTATTCGAAGATCCTTGGTCGGATGTATCTGTGTGACTGATAGTCATTCTGTCACTAGCAGCATCAGAAGCAAGAGTAATACCTCCTCCTGCTCTAATATAGAAAATATCATCATTAACACCCGCTGTAATAACGTCTAGATCAGAGCCATCAGCTGCTTCCGGTATAATTCTTTTAAATATACTCTGAAGAGAACCTCTATCTACATTAGTAAAAGTAAGCTGATCATCAGCTGTCTTTTCTATTTGCATCCCCGTCCCTTGCTCAAAATGCAAGGTGTCGCCAGAAGTTATAGTACCTGTTTCGCCTCCATTACCTTCTAAAAACGACCATGAAACATAGTTATCAAAAGTGCCTAGTGCAGGAATCATAACTGTTTTTGTATTAACACCTGTAACATGCCCTCTTGCGTTTGAAGTAAGACTGTCAATAGCCGTAAACGTACCTCCAAATGCAGGAGCACTTGCATTATTTGTATTAGTTCTTGTTATATTATCATGGTCGATAGTTAATGTTTGATTAGTACTCTGATTAGTTGTAAATGTCCTATCTGTTTCATCAAAGTGAAGGTCACTGCCAGCTGCTAATGTAATAGTAGCATCACCTACAGTCACTGAACCCGAAACTATATCAGTAATGTGACCGTATGTGTCTAAAGAGATATCTTGAATAAAGCTGTTGCCTGTATTATTAACTGATCCTTGAGAAGAAGTGTCGGTATGAGCAAATTCACCTGTAGAGCTATTATATGATAATCCCCCGCCCGCATTTAACCAACCAGCGGTTGCTACTCTTGTATAAACAGGGTCGTTACCTTCACCAACCTGCCAGTAATCATTAGCTTCATTCCACCTTAATTGTACGTTGGTACTATTACCTCTTTCAATCTCAATACCACCGTTCTGTGTTGGAGTATTAGCTGCATTAGAGTTAAGCAAAATAATATTGTCAGCAATAGCTACAGTCTCAGTGTTAACTGTAGTAGTGGTGCCAGATATTGTTAGATTTCCATCAATAACCGCATTACCAGTAACATCTAAGTTACGGCCTACAAATACATCTTGACCTGTGGTAAGGTCTGTAGTTACAGTAACACTGCTTGGTAAACCCACGGTGGCAGAAGATCCTTCACCTGGCGTGTGACTTACTTCTATTTCATTGGCAGTACCTGAGATACCAGACATATAATTACCGGTAGTTTCAGTACCTAGAATTACACCATTATCTTTAATGGTAACAACTCCGTTAGATACAGAGAAGTTATCAGTACTAAATGAAGCTACACCTTTATTAGTGCTTGTCGCAAGCTCTGCTGATATAGTTACTTTATTATTAGTTACTGCAGCGTTAATACCTTCACCTTCAGAAAACCTAAGTTTGTCATTTAAAAGATCAACTGCATCAGAATCTAAACTATCATCGCTTATAGTAAGTGTAGTAGCAATACTTACCGGAGTTACGTTAGTAAGTCTACCTTTACCATCTACAGTAAATGATGGAATAGAAGTTGTAGATCCATATGAACCAGCTGTTACTGTTGTATCATCTAATACAAAATCAAGAGTGCCATCTCCGTCTTGATATGTGACTGTAATATCTGTTTCAGTATTACCGGTAACCATGGCGCCAACCATGTCCTGAATAGCTTCATCGCTAATAGTGATAGTAGCTCCAGTGGTAAAATCAGTAGTGTCTAGATTAGCGTATGCAACTAATCGGCTTGGAGTTGCAGCGTTGTTATAAGACGCTTCCCAATAATCGCTAGTTTCATTCCATTGGATTACGGCGCTATCTTGTGTACCTCTATCAATGGAAATACCAGCATTGGCCGAAGGAGCTCCAGTTGTACCATCTAAAAGTTCAACAAAAGCTGAAGCCAATTTTTGAGCGCCAGTTATAATAAAATCACCGCCGATTGTAAAGTTTCCACCTATTCCAAGATCATTAGTTATAGTAACATTATTAGGTAAACCTACGGTCACTGTCCCGTTAGTTCTAGAAACCTCTACTTCATTAGTTGTTCCGTCTATTCCTAAAACCGCGCCGGTTGTAAGGTTAGCCAGGGTTACATTGCCATTAGATACAGCAAAATCTCCGTTATCAAACTTGGCAGCGCCTATATTAGTATCAGACGCAAGTTCTCCGGCAATAGTAATAGTATTATTTGCTACAGTAGTATTAATACCTTCACCTGCAGCCAGGGTAAGTGTTTCTCCTAAATTAACGGCATTAGTAGTACCGGCTTCTGATGCTATGTTAATAAAACTATTATCAATTTGGTTATTGCCAATTGAATTAATAGTAACAACACCAGTATTAACGTCAAAGTCGCTTGAAGAAAATGATGCAATACCTATATTGCTATTGGTAGCATGTTCCCCGGCTATAGTAATTTGGTTATTTGATACGGTTGTATTAATACCTTCTCCAGCAGAGAAAGTAATAGTATTACCTAGTGATATTTCGTCAGTTGTCCCGCTCTCAGCCGCAATTTTTAATGCCCATCCAGTTGATGTTGCATTACCAGTGATATCTAAGTCTCCACCAATATCAAAATTGCCTGTAATATAGGCACTATCTTCTACTGTAAGGGCATCAGTCATTAAGGTGGGAGCATTAACGGTCAGCTGGCCGTCAATAGTAGTTACATCTAATGTAGTAACACCATCTACGTCTAGGTTACCTACGACAGCAGCATTATTTGCAATTGTAGCAGAATCCGCTAATAGATTATCAGTATTTAATGTGCCATCAAAATAACCGTGTCTCCACTGCTGCGTGGAGCTACCTAAATCAAATGCATTAGTTGTGTTCGGAATAACATTCGAGTTAATATCTGCATCAAATACAACGTTATCAGTATTATCATCACCTAATGTAACAGTACCAGATGAGCCAGCTTTCATATTCACTACGCCGTCAACGGTAAGAGTGCCATCTATTTGAAGGTTACCTCCAATGTCAACATTACTTTGCATGTAAACATCACCGGCAAATATATTATCATACGTGCTATCAAATGCTCTAATACGTGGAGTAACTACTTCAATAATATCAGCAGAATCGAGTCTTGCTTCATGCTCCTTCAAAGCTTCAGCTACTGTAGGATAAGTTCCAGTAAATGTGCTTCTTCCGGCTGTCTGATTTACATTAGTAAGACTGACACTTCCTACTGAGTCGATAAGTTGGTTAAACCTAAGACGCTGCGTGTTAATAGTATCTGTGGCTAGATTAACTTTTGCTATTTTAGCATTAGGCATTTGCGAAACTTTCTGTTAATTTTTGTAGCATCATCTTTATATCCTGTACGTCTGATTTTAGAGCTTCAATCTCTTGGCGCTGCTGTAATTCACGATCTCTTTTTTCAATAAACGCATTAGTATTATCTTTATTTATATTCAAAATCATACCAGTACTTTTATCTCTTGCAAGATCTGGATAACCATCTACAGAAATATAACCACTCATTATACAGTTGCAATAGTTCTAAGATTTTTAAATAGCGGAATATGAGTAGATTTACTACTGTTCATTGTAATTTTAATCTGATATTTGCTAAATAAAGGTAAATCATACTTATTAAACTCATAGGTTCTTGGCATATTGTCTCTTGGCTGGTCTGCATAATTAGACACGTCCGGAGTATTAATAGTCTTACTAAACTCTACCCAATTATTAGCTTCAATATTGGTATCATCTCCACTTGTTCTGTACCAAACAGAAAAATCACTGAATTGCGGCCTAATAGCATCTATTAGCACTCGCAATGATGTTGCTGCAAGCTCAAGACTATAAACAATAGAAAGATGTTTTGCCGCCGTAGTTCCGCCGTTTGGTTCCGTTTCAAGAGTAAATGGTACAGTAGAGATAAGGTTTCTATTGGGAGTAGTTGTAGCAGCTTGGTAGTCAATAAAATTACTAGTAATACGCATTGCTGCAGCGTGCTCATTAATATAAGGAGACGTGTATTTATGTTGAGTAGTAAAGCCAACTCTAATTTTAGTAGAGGGATTACCTGAATTATGATCTGTTTCAGATTGCGCGCTAGCAATCACTGCCGGGTTTTTAAATCCTTGAACATAATTCTTTTTAATTCTAACATCTGCAATATTAGAATATGCGGTTTCATTACCACCGAAAGATTTAGATGCTAAAAAATCACCTACTGCAAACATGTTTGTTTTAGGAGGAGTAACTGCAGGTAAAATTGTTTGAAACTGATCGACAACATATTGCTCAGTTGCTAGTACTCCAGCTCCGCCGGCTCTAATGGACGCAGTAGCATTAGCAGATCCACCACAATTAAATGTGTAACCATAAGGATCAGCCGCAGTAATAGTTTTAGTGCCATACAAATTAGATCCGGTTATACCATTAATAGTATCACTGCTGTCAAATCCATTTGACCCTTTAGATAAGACTACTTTATCACCAACTTGAAATCCATGAGCAGGATGAACTACATCTACTAATTTACTTCCCGCCGTAAAAATAAAAGGGTCTGCCGGATATTTAGTGTTATCATCAATTAGTGTCTGTTCAGTTAATCTTTTTGCTGGTGGAGCGTCTGCGTGAAAAACGGCAAAACTATTTTGCTGAGTAAATTCAGCTCTGTAAACTTTATATGCTAAATCTTTCTCATTGTCTGGCCGCCAAGAAGTACCGTTTGATGACTCGTAAAATGCGCCGCGTTCAATGGTAGACGAAAAGAATTCTGTTGTCGAGTTAGTAAGATGTTCGCCGTTTTTACCTACCCAAATTTTATACTGATCTGCAGAAGCGCCGGTACTAATAACAAGCGCAAGTAATGTATTACCTGCTATATAGACAGGCTCTCTAAAACTAAATTTAACTTCAGCAGCAGAGGCAAAGTTTGTATTAGCAGCCGCAGCAACAGTTGAGGCTGCAACCGTTACCTTTGTACCTTGAATAAATTTCTTAGCACTTGGCGCTCCTGATTCGGCACAAGGTCTCAATTCAATAGAAACTGGCTGAGCAGAAGAGCCTGTTGGAGCTTGAGCAAAGAAAAGACCTACTCCAGTAAGAACTGATCCGACAGGCTCATCAACCACAAACGTCTGTGCTGATGGGTTGAGCTGTTCACTTAATTGTAATTTACCTGACATTTAAATTTCTTTCTATATAGTAAGTTAGAACCAACTAAAGGTATCCATCCAACTGCTAGTAGTAGTAGTAGTAGTAGTAGTTGGTCTAGCACTAGGTCTAGCGGATGAGGTCCAAGTGTCTCCAAAAAAACCACCGGCGTCGGCATCCGAAATGCTTGGACCTGTATCAGTAGAACCAAAAAAATACTCATAATCCGTGCTTATACTCGGACCTGTATCATTATCATTACCTGAAGTAATTGTTGGGCCTGGCGCTGGGGGCGGATCATCTTCCCACACTTCATATTCTACTTCTACGTCAACACTATAAGTTTCCATTGAATAATTAATAAACTGGCCAATCGAAGAGTATTCTGCCGTAGCATGAGATAGGGCCGCCGCTTTATCAGTTGTAGAAATATTAATAGCTAAAAGAGGAATACTGTTATCACCCCCATTGTAGCTATAATTTGTTGATCCTGTACCACATCTCCAGCTGTAAGTTGAATTACTTTGTAAAAAAAGCACTCCTTCCAATTCACCTGAAGCAGTAGTAGTAAGAGGAGTGCCAGAAGGTCCTCCGAGATCTGAAGGAAACTGCGTCTCAAACAAATATTTATCGCCTGGATTTCTAAACACAGAACTACGAGCTGAAGCATTAAAATCATTAATACTAAAACTTGTATTAGCAAATGCTGTCACGTCTCTATTTTGTAAAAATAACCAATGATTATCATTAGGTCTTAAACCTGAAAACTTAAAGTAAATAAAACGAGATCTAAATGCAGGATTAAAATCATATCCGTTATCTAATTCTCTTACTCTTGATTCTTGTTCTATTTTTGTTGCTGTTACCCAGGGCATTATGCTTCCTCGTTCTGATTACCTTGAGAAAGAACAACCGTATCACCTTGTGTAGTGAGCGATTCATTATGCTCTCCTACATGGTTAACGTCAACTTCTCTTCTCATTTCATATGTATCAACTGCCGGCTCAACGAATCCTGAACCAATAAACTTAACAAGTTCAAATCTATTTACACTTTGATATCCAGTTGCCTTGTCCTGATTGACCATAACAGTTTCAGTAAAGTTTGGCCAAATAGTACTACCATGCAGAGCCACTCCGCTTGATGCAGCAGAATCATATTTAAGGCCAATATCTCTCCAGTATCTCATTGGCGCTAGGACGCCAGATTTCTTACGAATAGCAGCCTTGTAATCATTATCTGTTACTTTAGATTGAATGTTATTAGTAAACGTGTCTCCTGTCATTCCTTGTTTCACACGATCAGGTATAACTGTCCGTTCTAGTTCAATTTCAGCAAGTGAAAGCGAAGTTAACTCTTCTACATTTTCCACACGTCTTTCAATCTTGCGGATATCTGACATTTTATAACCACGGTTATCATACTTAGACTGCATAAGGTCGCGCTCATTAAGATGATAAGGAGCCAACATAATTCTATGTAATCTCATAGACGAAGAAGGAACTCCTTCAGGATCACTGGGAGATAAGCTTGTTACTCCCGTATGCACTTCAAGATTACCATTATTATTAATAGCTACTATATCTACTCTAGGCTCCCATATAGACACCTCACCAATATCAATCGTATCAGTATTTCTTGGAACATATTGAATTACTGCTCCTGTACCAGCAAAATCGTCACCGGTATTATCTTTTACAGATCTTAGATCCATAACGTCTGATAGCCTTACAGTAGCACCTGTTTCAGTATTATAATATGGAATCTTATCGTATTCTAAATCTGGATAAGATGCGCCGCCAGCAAAATAATCTCCGGTAGTATGATCAAAGCTATCAAAGGTAACGACTACATTACCTGAAGGGGCAGCGGCACCACCTTTAAGTTTACCAGATCCTACAGTATAGAAATTATCGCGCTGGCCGTTATCGAAAATAAATCTATGAGTAATGTCCTCACTTGTCGTGCTATCTACGACGCTTTTAAATTTATAAATGTCATGATGAGAAAGTGTAAATTTACCCCCCGAAAGCGCTAGCGTTTGAGTCCGGTCAACAACAAGAGTTTTAGTTTTTCTTACTGCAGTTTTTCTTTCATATCCAAACAATCTAACTGATCCATTAGTAAGGCCAGTAATAGTTGCTGAAGACGTAGGAGTACCTGATACTGTAGGAGGAGAAATAAGATTATTATTATTTGCCACTTCTTCTACAATCCATTGCTCTTGATCAGCAAATGTATTTCCGCCTGTAGAGAACGTAGCTGAATTATTGGACGCAGTGGCTGTATATACTTTACCTATATTTAAAGTTACAGATCCATCTTTAACTGTATTAATTCTTCCGGGTAAAGGAAATAATAGATTATTTTCTAACTTATCAATAATATCATAGTTGCTATTAATAGCCACAATGTTACCATAGCTATTAGCACTAGTACCTACGCTACGAGCATTTCTTAGTGAGTTAGAGCCGTACATTTCAACATCAAAAACGTGTAATCTAAAATCATTATCGAACTCATCAATATTTCTAATTCTAGCTCTACCTATAGAACTACCGCTTGTTGCAGTGCCGCTATAGATTCCTACAGAATCATATCCGTTAATTACATCAAGAAGACCTTTAGTATTAGCACCATCAGTTAAAAAGTAATTACCATATCTCGCTGAAATAAATTCATTATTTTTAGTTGTTATGTCGTCTACAAGATTTCTTGGTTTAGCTACTTTAATAGGAGCTAAGTTTTGCTTGTCATATCTCTTTCCGTTAACAAAGGCTGTACCATCTGAAACTTGGTACCAAAGATAATCTGAACTATCTGGCTTAGTTGAGATAGTAAGGTCAAGGGAACCAAGCCTTTCATCCACAATAAAGTTGCCATTAGTATCATTAGCTCTGTTGTATATAATACCACCTAGAGTTGATAACACATTATCCGCGGTTTGTACATTGGTGACATAACCTTGATTAAGTTTCATAAGCGGATAAAATGTTTTACCGGCAGTTTTATCTGCTTCTTTTTTTAGCGTAAGGGTAATTCTTAGTCTATCAGCTCCCGGAGAAGTTAAGTTAGGAGTAGCGCCGGAGTTGTCATATAATGCAACATTATCAGATGTGTTGTAAATTTCTTGTGTAACTTCAAAACCCACAGTACCATTAAACTGAGGGTTAAACTTGTCTAGTACCAGTGACTGTTTTTCTACGAACAAAATATGTCCGGCGGCAAAGGTATTAAATTCAGGAACTTCTAAGAATGAGGCATTACCAATAGCATCTTGCACCTGTTCATCCGTAGATACACTCAGCTCGTAAGAAGTGGATCTAATGGTAGCTGTTAATGTATCAGCTGGATTAAATTTAACAGAAACTGTAGTATCTTCAGAGGTAGTAGAATTAGCGTCGATATATTTTACTAGTAAAGTATTATAAACATCTGTACCAACAGAGCTATTTACAGAAGTAGAAGGAATAACAGCTTTTATTATAGCCTTTACGCCATTTTGATTAGAGAATGTTTCCCCGACAAATACATCATAGCCCACTGGAAGTGTAGATACCCGTACGAAACCAATAGGATCGTTTGCACTGTTTGATGTGCCGTAAGAAGTATTAAATAACCCACCAGGAGTAAAAATAAATTTAGCAATACGCTCAATTTCTTTTTGAATAATCGTCTGAGATTGAGTTAATTCTCTTGCCTGCAGAGCTCTTCCGTTATTAAAAAGAATTCTATGATAGTGATCGCTATCACGATAATCATCGTTGTAGGAGCCAAGAAATGTATTTTCGTTTACCGTAGTTGCCATGATTTATCCTTATAGTCTTACTACAACTTTAATATCTTCTGTTTGCTGAGGATCCCGGGCAGTAGCTGATTGATTGCTAACAAACAAAACTTCACCAGAAAATCTATCAACATCTGGAGCAATGTTAGCGGAATCAATAGTTAAACTACCTGATATTTTGCCAGGAACAGTAACAGCTTCACCATCTACAAACGCGGTAAATCCAGTTTCTTCTGTCTGATGATACCAAATAGTAGCGCTGTCGTCGTTCCATGCCATGTAACCTTGGGCGTTACTATCTGTACCAAATATAATAGGATCATCATCAAATTCTAACTGATATTCGCCTGACGCCTGTAGATAATCTCCATCACCAAACGCCAAGTTAGCTCTCATTTTCTTAAGAGCTGTTCCTGCTTCTGCAGTAAATAATGTGCCATTAGCACTGTCTTTAATATTCTTGATTAATCCGATTTGCCTATAGTCCTGATCAACCGGCCATGTGGGGCTGTTATTAACATTAACGCCACCAACAGGCTTAATATTGAACATCAGAGATGTTGACCTGAGATCTTTTCTTGCATCAGCTCCAGTTCCTGCTATGGGGCCAAAAACAGGAGCAATAACAGCATCGGTACCACCAGCTTGTAGATTAGTAGCACTTACGTTTATATTAGCATAATCATAACCAGATCCCTGATCTGCTACAAAGGAAATAGCTCCAGCATCTGGGCTATCACCAACTTCTACGGCTGCAATTGAATTATTAATTGGATTTAAAATAGCATAAGCTTTTGCGTTAACACCATTTCCCACGACAGTAAGAGCCGGGCCTACCTTTTGCCCGGAAGAATGAACAGTGCCCGTGTAAGGTCCGCCAGGAGTGATTACTCGATATCCTATAATTTGTCCAGGTACTGCAGCATTTTGAACTGAAAGCTGAGAGAATCTAGGGTCTGTTAATTCAGCTGAATCTACGAACTCTACAGGCATAAAATTAGTTGTTAAAAAATTATTAGCAGCTGCAGTCGTAATAGTATACATGTATTTCCACACATAACCATCTGTTTCAGGTGCAAGAGTTATATTAGTATGATCCGGTTTTACTGTAGAAGTTTTAGGAGTACCGTCACTGTTTTTACCTTTGCGCAAACAAATGTAAACTTTGTTTTCATCTGTTCTTATATAGTAAGTATTTTGAGGCTGGCCTGATATAGCATCGCTGTACTGATAATATTCTTTATTAGGCGACCAGTCATAGTCTGGCCCACCTGGAATTACGAATGAAAGATTTTCTGCAGCTTTGACTGATTGTAAATTATATCTAAATAATCTTTCTTCTCTGTCGTGGTTGTCAGCAGCTGTAGTATTAGGTACTACATCGGTTTGAGCCTCTGCTTGCCATTGTTGCGATCTACCTACTCCAATATAATAGTAATTATTGGAGTCACCAATATTAGCTGTGTTAAACTCGTCAAAAATAGTTTGAGCTAATTGTAATTTAATTTTATCTGTAATTATCGCTGCCATTGTTATACCCTATTAAGAAATTGTATAGCCTTCACCACCAATAACGCTCCACTGAGAGCCATTCCAAATAATCATAACCGTATCATTTGGTGATAGTGCAATACTAGTTCCTTGAGAAAAATTAGTTGGAGTAACCGTTGTGGTATTAGCTCCGTCATGGGTAAATACCTTTACTTCACCCGTTGTTAATCCATTATCTACTGTAGCAACAATATTAGCTGTTGCTGTACTTTGAATATAACTTATATTTTGAGCTACAGTGCCTGTTGAGCTAATAGTACCTGAAGAATAAGCAAGTTTACTAACTCTTACTGAACCAGCTCCTTTGGGATTAAGCTCTAAATTAATATTAGTGTCTGCAGATCCCTCTGTAGAAATAATAGGAGAATCAGGAGAAGCTTTGCTCTCAATCCTTAATCTATTTCTAGCATTTACTGTATCAGTAAACGATATGACTGGATGCCCATTCGAATCTGCTAACCATTCATGAACGTTAGCTCTTTTTAGCGTAGGTAGATTTAAAGTTTTATTTGTAAGAGACTGTGTATCAGTAGTACCGACAACTACCCCGGCTGGAATAGTTTTACGACTGGCTGCCCCATCAATAATTCCTGAAGCATTAGATAGAATAAAACTAGAAGTAGCAAGTCCAGATAATGTATTATCATCAGCGCTAATGGTTTTGTTCGTAAGTGTTTGAGTGGCCGTATCAACTACTACGTTACCAGCTGAATCAGGAAAATCAATATTAATTGTCGAAGCCGGATCAGCAGCTCCTACCTGCGTAATAAAGCTGCTTCCTACGATAGAAATACCGCTGTCCGTAAGTCGTGTAACATTACCTAAAGTTGCACCACCAAACTGGTTGTACAACTCTGTAAAATTATTATTAATTTTATTGCCAGCAGCTCTAAGGGTATCGCCTGTACCATCATTAGCCGCCGAGCCAACATTAATTGCTTCTTGAACCATATCTGTGCCTTAATTGATTAACATTATTTATATAGGTAATTAGTCTAATTCGCTGAATCATATTGAGTATCGTATATACCTTTATCAAATGTTTGTGTATATGTTTTAAGTTTAGTAGCACTTGAATCCTCGTCAAAGCTAACAAGAGTAACGACATCAGAGTCATCCATAGTAAGTGAGTTAGGTGACAACAATTCAGCAAACGTATAATTATCAATATCGCCTAGTACCACATCTTTTGCAATGGATACAAATGTATCAACATCTTGGCGATGTACGGTGAATGTTGCATCACCATGATTAAGTAGAGTAATATCTTTATCAGCTCTAATATCAAACGATGCTACAACCTGAATAGAAATAAATTCTGCTGGTTTTTCACCGACATCATCTTGTAATACTGGCAGAGGATTTATATTAGCCGCTTCTATTACTAATTCTGAGCCAATAAAAAATCCAGCAGGGTGTACAAATAATTTATATGTATCTATCCACTTACCTACAGGAATTGTGCTGCGAAGAAGTATTGAAAGAGTTTGATATAATTTATCATTTGTTATATAGCGTAAAGATTCCGGGCCAAGATTTGAAGCCCTCTCTTTAACTTGTTCCCCCGCAGTGTTAACGCTGTCTTTCTCAAGGTCAATGGCCGGGCCAACTCTAAAAACATTTTCTTTAGGATAAATTACTTCTGGATCTACGCCAAAAAAACCTCTAAAAAATTGCTCGATACTATACTTAGTGCCTTTAGACCTATATAGTGTATTAGAAAACTTTACTGCTTCTCTTTTATTAATAAATCCACCAAAATATGCTTCCCCTAAGAGCAGTTCATCTTCAAGAAAAGGAAGTTGCATCTTAGGAATAGAAGTAGCATCTCGAGTAGAATAAATTCTATTTAAAATACCATTAGGATTTGAATCTTTTTCCATCCATTCATAGTAAGATTCAAACAATTCTATAAGATTAGGATTGTCCTGAACTATATGGTCAGGTAATACTTTTTTAACCTCAGCCCTATGAAAAGGAAGAGCCTTGCGATTATTGTCAAGTAATGTAAGATCTCTTTTATGTGACATTAGTTAAGAGCATTCGTTGATACGGCTTTAGATGTTGATGCATCAGCATCATATACTAAAAGGTCGTTTCTGGTTGGAGTAATAGCACTTTGATTTGCAGGAACGGCTGCTAGTTTTACATACTCAAATCCTCCGATAATAGCTTGAGGATTAAAATAATTTACTGTTACTGTACCTAATACTGAATCAAACGACCCAATGTTATCGACAATAACTTCTGTACCAGATGCTTGTACAATTTCTAAATTATTGGTAGATAATTTGTTGCGAATAATACAAGTTTTATTATTGTATATAAAAGCGCTACTTGTAATAATATATTCATCGTCATCCTTAGTGGCAATAGAAACTGGAAATTTCATTGTCTGTGATGTTGATATAGAAGCACTTAGGAGCTCTGATCTTACAGTATTAAAATTAGAAGAAGTAGCATATTCATTATTAATAAGAAATGTAGTGGCCTTATCATATTGGCCAGAAGTTACTAATTTTACTATATAATTTAATGTATTAGAATCATTAGAAATTCTGTTTGTTGTTATATTATTAATAACAGCTATAAGATTAGGAGAAGAAGGAATAAACCTTTGCTGCATTCGAACGTTAGCTCTACTTGATAGCACCGCTGTACTAACATCGTCTACTAATGTTAATAGGTTAGATCTTCTAAATGATTGCCCAAATCCTCCTACCGTATCAGCAAAATAAGCGGCAATTGTAGAAGTAACATTAGAAGTTATAGAATTTAAAGTTTGTTCTGTAAGAGATGAGTTAAACTGGAAAAATGTATCAAGTTCAATAAATGTAGTGACAGGATCAGCAAACCTAATATTAAACCCTGCGATCGCAAGTTGTTCTGCTAATGTTTCAATACTTATTTTAGTGTTAGCTTTTGTAGAAGCATCAACATCATCTTCAAATAGTATAGAGGTAAACACTGCACCGAATTCAGGCTCAATAGCATCTTGGCCACCAAACGTGGTAATATCTTTAATAAGTGTAGAATATTGTTTTAAAATTAACGAAGTATAATCAGATGCGGTAACCATTCTATTCTGGGTCGCATACTGAAAAGGCGCATTTTTTTTAATAGAAGAAATACTTTCTTTTGCGTCACCACCAGTTGAAGCTGTAAAGGTCGTGGTATTTAAAGTGGTGGTAATACCTCCAGCCGTAAGCTGAGACACGGGTGAAAACGTTGCCGCACCATTTGCTATTTTTCCATTTGTTGACACATACTGAATTTCAATTCTATTACCAGCCACTGGCGCAATACCAAATGTTTCTCCATCACCAAAAGAAAGCTCAAAGTTTCCATTAGGGGATTCTCTAAGAATGTAAATAGTAGTTCTAGCTGATATCGTTCTAGTATTAATAATATTTGTATATGTAGAAAAATCATTACCGGTGGTATCGGTATATACTTTTACGATAGCAGTATCAGCATCTAAATTAGCATCTGGAATAACGTAAACAGGATTATCAATTACTTCACCTACAAGGAAAGTTTTAGTTTTTATATCACCCTCATATATTGTAATTTGGTTGGACCCTGATGAAGTTTTAAACTCATAAAATCCAGTACCATCATCTTCAGCTTCTATTGTTTCAATAGTTGAAAATGTATAGGTTACATTATCAACTTCGCTTGTAAACTTGGTATATGCCGGTAAATTAATCTTTTTGCTTCTTGTCGTTTCAGTATTTGTAAAATAGATTCTTATTTTAGCTTGAGAAGATGTCTTAGTATCCGGAACATAACCAATACCTTCTGATAAAGACACGGCAGAGCTTCTAAGTTGTGCAGTACTTAAGTAAGATTCATTTAATGCAAAGTTAGCAATAAGTCCATTAATATGTGTATTATACGCTAACACGTCAAGAATATTAGATAGCGCAGCACCTTCAAAATTATAGTCACTGAATTCATCTTGATTCGCAAGATAAGATTTTAAATTATTTTTAATATTATTAAAATCTAATGCTGTTGATTTAATAGTTGTTGCCATTTATCTTAACCTTGAAAGTGTTGTAGATAGAGTAACTTGCTCTCTTGAATTTACTACTTGGAATACTATAGTAGTACTAACGCTATTTCGATCTGAATTAGATACAACTTTAATATCTAATATCAAAGCTCTAGGTTCATATGCTTCTATAGCTTCTTTTATTGTTCTTTTTATTGCTGATGTTGTTGTACCATCTGCCATTTCAAATAACATAGCCGAAACATTACCGCCAAAATATGGCTGAAATGGTTTTTCATAGTGATTAGTTAAAACAATATTCTTTACTGATTGTTTCACCGCTGCCGCATCAATCTTTTTATATATCTCACCATTAGGTTTTGCGGTAAAGGAAATATCAATATCAGAAAACTTCTTTGATCTAGATACAATAATACTTGCATCTAGATTTCTGTCTTCAACTGATAAAACTCTATTAGTCATTTTAGCCCGTTTTTTCTTTATTTATACGTCTAAGGGGCGGCATTTGCTCGAACATAATTAAACCAATAACCATCTTGCTGACGAATACTTCCAACCTCACGCCCCGCAAAATGGGTGTTATCGTAACTCCATACTCTTCTAGCACCAATATCAACGTGTAGAATGGTATTACCGAATCCAAAGCCTTTAAATCCTGCTTTAGTTGCAGCTGCTACTAGCTTATCTTTTTGTGCATTACTCATTCCTGTAATACTAATATCTAATGCCTTTCCGAACCAGTGCTGATTATATCCATTATCTACTTTGGCAACTTTTCTTGAGGTGCTAGCTTTAGGCAACGCATCATTGATAATAAGCTTGCCGCCATAATATTGCTGCATAAGTGTGTATTGATTGGCAAGTAGTGCTGCCATATTATCTACCGCACCCGGCGATATACTTGGATGGGTTTTATCGCCTTGCCTAGTTATATAAGGATTATTAGCCGGACTTAAATTAATACCATAATCGCCACCTTTCGAAAGAACTCCATCAAATTCTGATTTAAATCTGCTCTGAGATAAAACTTCTACCAGGTCTCCGGATGTAAGATCGTTATTATTAAATTCTGTTTTAACTTTGCGATTAAATGTGCCGATCCAGTTCTTATCAATTTCAGGGAGAGTTATAATAATTCTGCTAGACAATAACTCTTTACCTGAATCTGGATTAATATCAATGGTATCATATGACAATATAAGTTCATCATAAACCGCATTGTCTTTTAAGAATACAGCAATATCAAACGTTCTTTGTATGCTTGATTTGCCACTATTATCGACCACATTATATACAACTGTACGGCCTTTGAGCTTAAGATCATTTAAAGAATCTGGAGTGATTGTTTCAGAAGGACCTGGCTTGTATATACTTTCTGCAACTTCTAAAGTTACATCTTTAAATTCACTATCATTATCCCGTACTAATTTTATGATCCGCGCATGAATGTACAAATACTTTGCTATTTCTACTCTTACGGCTTGATCTCTAATAAAGTCAATGTTAGTAGGATCATCTGTACCTAAAAATTTAGAAAGAGTAATACCTTCTGCTAATTTAGTAGAGGCACTAATAGATTTTTGTCTATAAGGATTATAAACTTCTTCAGGTAATACATGAGGATTAGCTCTCTTCGGAAGAAACGCTGACAATTTATTATTTGTCTGAGAACCAATTCTATCTAATTCAGAGTGAGATGAAACAGGGGTAGCATCGCTTGAAAGAATTCTTCCTGTACCCTTTGGAATAGGTGAGTTCCACTCACCGCATATTATTCCTTCTGCCAAAAGATATGATACAAATGAGCTATTAGACCTGTTGGCCGGATCTCTTAATCGCGATCTAGCCTTGTCAGCATTGATATTAGAATTAGATATGCCTCCAGTATCAACACTTCTATCTAGATAATTTTTAATAAAGTCTCCTACATCAATCTTTACTCTGTTTATACCGCCCGCTGACTTAGTGAGATAATCGTCAATGATAGAGTCGCTAGGTTTAGTAATGGCAGGGGTTGCTGTATTCGTAATAGTTCCTGCTGACCCAACACCTCCTCCAGTACTTGGATCCGCATAGTTCTGAGACTGTGCTACTGTAGCTGTAGTAGCGGTGCCATCTAAGTCTCCATGAAATGTTGGTGCTGTTACTCCTGCTTCAAACACAGCTCCTTTACCTGAGAATACCATGTTAGGATTACCAATAGTACCTGACTTAGCAGTAACTGCCATAGAGTTAGCAAACTGGTTCATATTGTTAGAAGATACAGTAAGCTTATCTTCTGCAGTAATTTTGGTATCATCGCTTGTAGAATATCTTGCAGAGCCTTCTACTCTGTTGATATATTCGCCTTTAATACTTTGCTTCTTACCAGCAAGAAAAGTATTAGTGACAGCTTGAGTAACTGCTTTTACATAAGAACCGCCAACAAGCTTTTCAATATTGCCTGCAATAGATTCTTTTATATGACCTAGAATCTTTTCTGTTTTATTACCTCTTACAGTAACATTATAGTTTAAACAGTCAATATTATAGTCACCCGTAACTTTAAGATTAAGATTGCCCTTGTATATAATTTGTCCTTCACCTTCTACAATAGTAACTTGATCTCCGCCTGTTACATTAATTTGGTTATCTAATGCCGATATCTTAATGCTACCATCTTTGGTGAGCTCTATACCTGCTCCAGTGTTATGTTTTATTAGCACCCGCTCAGCACCTGGTGTATCATCAGTTTCAATGATATGCCCTGAAATAGTTTCTTGAATTTGGCATAAAGGATATTCGGAGGCAATTATTTCATCTGACTCGGATTCTAATACAGCAGCAGCGGCTTTGCCTTTAAAAAACAATTCGTGTTTTCTAGAACCAGTCGCCCCATAGTTAACACTAGAGGAATTAAAATATTCGGCTTTAGGATATTCACCACGAGGATCCTCATGCTGAACTTGAGAACGATCTTCTATTTCTTTTTCAATATCGCTTTCCGTATAAATCTCAGGCATTATATTATATCTTTTCTTTCTAGGGGAGGATTAACACTAGGATCATAGTCTAGATTATTTTGTCTTTTAAACGAATTTTTAATAAAAGAATCTACATCAAAATGTGGACCAGGCTGATTAACGTTTATTTGACTTATACCAAATACTTGCACTCCAGGCTTTACGAGATATAAGCTTTTTAAGAATTTTTTAAGAGTTTTCATTTGTTGATCGGTGTAAGAATTTGAGCTATAATAATCTCTATAGTTTATTCCTCTACCAGCTTCTCTATCTATACCTCCGACTAAACCAATAACAATAGATCTCTTATGGTGATCGTTGACTAGTAGCCTATTAGGTGGAGTTTCATTATCAGCAGGAAGACCTCTCTGTAAATCACCGGATCTTGTAAATACATAATGATATCCTATACCATTTCTACCAGCATCGATTGCTTTTTGATGTAAGCTATACGCATTTGCTAATACGTCGGTCGTAGTATTGGTGCTAATAATGATTACTTCAGTAATATCTCTATCAATATTACTTACTTCATTAAGTATCTCTCTTTCACTGAACATATTATTTTTAAAATAAGAATTCGGAGTATCTCTTCCTTTCCACTCATTTTTAAGTTTAGACAAGTCAATGCCAGGAACTGAACTAACAGGAATATTTTCTACTAGATTTTTACTTGCAGAAACGTCTATGATAATTAAAGCTTTATATATTTCATCCGCGGTTTTATTACTCATCGATGATATTAGATCAACAGCTTTAATATAATTTTTATTGGCTATTAGGGATATAATTTTTACTTTGTTATTTTCGAAAGATCTACTAAATTCCGGAGAGGTGAGCTGTAAAACAGCATTTTCAGTTATCTTAAGATTATCCTCTACTATGTTATCCATAATAGAATTATAGCCGGCAGTATTCTTTGCAATAACTTTTCCTGCGGACGATAAAAACTCGGAAACTGCATTAGATTTTAATGCACTTAAAGAATTAGTAACAGAAAAAATATTATTAAAAGAAGAAGTAAGAAAGTTCTGTGCATAAATCTCATAATCATCCATAGGATTAAGAGATCCTGTAGAGCTAAGGGGGCTTGAGAGATCTATATTTCTTCCTACTATTGCCTTTATTTGATCGCTAGTTGCTCCTACAGCAGTAGTAAGTGCCTGAGCCATCGCTTCAGGGGATCCTGATGAAACAACGTCATCTAATAGACTACCTGTTGTTAAATCATTGCTTCCTGTTATTGTAGTAAGATCACTTTGGCTTCCTACTTCTTTGACTAAAGTCGAAGACAATTCAGAATTGTTAACCGAAGTAAGCTCTGTTAAAACTAGATTAGTAGTAACCTGAGTAGGAGTAGAGCCGGCAACATTACTAACAACATCATTAATACCAGTAAGAGAAGAGAATCCATTAAAATTATCTCCAGGATTAACACCAGCCTTTGAGACTTTACTAATGGCTGCCTGTGTTTGTAGCTGATTAAGAATTGTGTTAGTATTCTCAATATTTTGAGCTCTTCTAAGATTTGAAAATATGCTATGAATAAATTCAGATGACATTATTATAATCCACTAATTGAATTGTTGAGCGCGTTATTATAGTCTTCATACGCAAGCCTGGCGAGCTCTTCTCGTTTTTTTAACTTCTTAGTTTTTTGTGCTGGATTCTCATACTTATCTAAAAACACCCACGTAGAATTTCTATTGCTAATACCGCCTTCAAAAGTAGTTGTATTAATAAGTTTTGAATAAGTACTAGCAAATGCTGCACCATTAGTTGCTGTGTCTTTTTGGCCTCTAAGCTCGTGTAAAATAAACTCTAGTTGTAGAAAGAAGTCATCTGGCTGCTTGTGGCTTAACTCTGCAAAGGCTCTTAATTTATCCTGACGATAGCCTGCATTTGCTGAATTATTCCATTGTGCAAGTCCCCATGAATTTTCACCTACTACGTCAGTAGGCCTTGAAGGATCAAGCGCGCTTTCAGCCTGCAGATTACCAACGATACCAGCTGCGGCTATAGGTGATAGCCGATTAGCCACAAAAAACTGAGTAATAATAACTCTTTTTTGTGCTATACTAGTATCGTCTCTATAGCTTTGTTTTAATTCAATAGGAATAAATACGCCATCTCTACCGACATTATTGTCAGCAAGACTCGCAGCATTACCTGATAGTCCTGCAAGCTTTTGTTGTATCTTTGATGGTCTTTCAAATTTATTTAATGATCCGAGTATAATAGGTGACTGTGATAAAGCACCGTCAGCAAATATCCCAAAAACTGTACTTGATGGAAGTATCTGAGGTATTTTACCCATACCTGATATTGCGGCTTCAGTAGTAGGTAGCATGCAATCAGCCCATGGAAGATCTTCAAAAGCAACATTAGGACCATGGATACCATGTATTCTAATTTTAGCTTTGCCTACAGCGGCACGTTGAGAACTAACGCCAACGACTGTTCCTAGAAACCATCTTATATTATCGCCGTAATACATTTTTATCCTTTAATAAAATTCGGTCTAGATATTCTGGCGCATTGAATAGAAATATTATGCGTCCTTTCTGGAATATCAAGAATATGTCTTTTTGCAAGCATTACGTGCCTACCCGAATTAGTGGTGCTTTTCTTTACTATTGTATTTAGTGAAGATGGAGATTCGCCTAAAATAGTAACAGAAAGTTGATTACCTACAC